GAGGTGATATTATGACTAAACTGACCGCTATCCAGAAAGAAACCATCCGTAAACAATACGCTCGCGGCTTGACTAAAGGTGAACTGGCACGAATCTATAATGTATCAGACCGCACAATCCGCAAGGTTGTCGAAGCAAAATAATTCTGGTATAATGTTGTGAATCGGGCGGCGATAGTCGCCCAACTAATAGAGGAATGAATACTATGACTAAAGCAAAAATCACCGTCTCTGACCGTAACGTTCAATGCCTGGATTCTGAAAAACAAATCAAACTGGCTAAACAGTGGGGCGAAGGTAAGTTTACTACCCGCGAAGCACTTGCGGCAGCATTTGGGGTATCTCGTCGTACTGCCTCCCGTGTATTACTGATTCAGAAAGACGCAGTAGCGGAAGGTCGCAAGGCACTAGAAAAACGTAAAGCACGCCGTAAAACCAGTAAAGGAAAAGGCGGTGAACGCGCAAAAAAGCCCGTGACTACTACCTCAAAAATCGTAGCCATAGCCTCAACTAAGTTTATTACTATTACATGCGGTGACATTGTTTATACTGCTGATCCATCACATGTTAACTTTAAGGAAGCACTGGAAGCAGTTAAGCAGAATGATTTTATTAAAGCAATTACGCTGATTGACATTAAGAAAGCGGTTGAAGTATATTATCACGGCGCTTTCCGTATCGAAAATGGTATTGTGTATTATCATAATATTGTTCTTGATAATAATCTGACTCGTCGAGTTGTTGAGTCTATTAAAGAGAATAAGCCATATACGCACTATCTGAACTTCTTTGAGAAGTGCAAGAAGAATCCTAGCCGTAAGGCGGTAGATCGTCTGTTTGACTTCTTAGAGCACAACGACATTGAGATCGGGGAAGATGGATGTTTCTATGCATGGAAACGTGTTGATGTTGATTATAAAGATTTCTTTACGCATACGTTTGATAATAGCCCAGGGCGCACGGTTAAAATGAAGCGTAAAGACGTGGACCCAGATGATGATCGCACTTGCTCTAATGGCCTCCACGTTGCAGCGAAACACTATATTCCGCACTATGGAGGTGGACGAGGCCGAATCATTAAATGCAAAGTTGATCCTCGTCACGTTGTAAGTATCCCGAAAGATTATGCGAATGCCAAAATGCGCTGCCATCGTTACTATGTGGTTGAAGATGTAACCGAAGGGTTTAGCCATTACTAACAGAGGAATTAATTATGGTTGATATGAAAGTTACTTGCGAAAGTGCACATGTTGAAGTTGAAAGTAGCCAATATTCATTGCGTCCGTCCGGTCGCGTTACTGTGACTATGGATGATGTTGATTTGGTTAATAATGTTAGTGTTGAAGATATCGTTAATGAGTATGATCATAGCGAACTGCTAGACGCAATTCCTGAACATGTTGTGATCCAGCACGTAGTAAGCAATAACGATCCATCGATTTTCATCAAAGAATATGGCTCTGATGAAATGCTCGATGAAATTGGTGAAAAGATTGTTATTGTATGGCTTGAAAACAACGGTTATACTGTAGAACAATAATCAACATAGGCCGCTTTGCGCGGCCTTTCTTAGAGGGAATACATTATGACGGTCACGGTTATTACCAAATACGACGACGAAAATGTGATTTGCGGTGATGTGGTTGTTGTTCACGGTCGTAGCATGAAAGTTACTGGTAATTGTAAAGATGGTGCTATTATTTGCGGTGAATTGGTGAGAACAGTCAATCCTATCACCGACGAACAAAAGCGAGTTATTATCAGAAAACTTAAAGACAGTGGATATTGTAACGTCGTGGTGATTCAAGAAAAAATTGAAGTAGGCCAATTATACACAAATCAGAAAACAATTCCAGTATCAATGATGAAAGGCGGTTAATAATGCTAGGTCATTCTAAAATAGAAGATTGCTCATTCAGAGCAATGAAAGATGATTTTTCGGTCCTGTACGCGTCTATCCGAGAGTTGTTTGTAGATTTTAAGCAATTCAGAGAATACAAAGGCGTTAAGATGCGGGAGTGGGTATTCTGGCCTTTCTATATCATTACTCTGTTTTCTATGGTATTTTGTTTTGTCGGGATCGCTATCGCTAGCTTTGTTACTTGCGCTTTCCTGATTATCCGGTGTATCATGTTTGCTTTGATTGCTGCCCCGTTTATTGTTTCAATCCTTCCGTTAAAATGGCTATTGGATTGGGCTGATAAATCTGATAAAGTAAAGAATGTGATTTGTAAGCGTGTATGAGGTGAAGATGAATAAATCAGTTACTTACCGCAGCCTTGAAAGCATTGTACATAATGAAGCTAAGGAATATGCGATCTATTCTGCCGAGGAACGCGGGATTCCTCAATTAGTGGATGGGCTTAAACCAGTGCAACGCTTTGTTATGGAATGTGCTTTGCAAAAGAGTAAAGGCGACCGTAAGAAATTCCGTAAGATGGCAGATATTGGATCTGGTGTCGCTGAGTTGGGGTATCACCACGGCGAAACTAATGCCGTAGAAGCCGGATCACTCATGGCGAATACATGGAGCAATAATACTCCACTGCTTGACGGTCAAGGTAACTTCGGATCGCGTTTAGTCCAGAAAGCAGGTGCGGCACGTTATATCTTTGCTCGTGTACATGAAAACTTCTTTAAAATCTATAAAGATATGAATTGCGCACCTAAGCACGAAGATCTGGAACACATCCCGCCAGCGTTCTACTTGCCAGTTGTGCCAATGGTATTGGCTAATGGTATTAGTGGTATTGCTTCAGGGTATAAAACTGACATTTTACCGCATTCACTGGAAAGCCTCATTGAATGCACAGAGCTAGCACTTGCCGGAAAACTGGATAAAGAACCTAGTGTTCAATTCCCAAAATTCACGGGTAAAGTTATCCCGCGAGATGATCGCGATGGTGTTATTCTTGAGGGTATATATGAACTAAACGGCAAGACTAAACTGACAATATCAGAAGTTCCTTATAAGTTCGACCGTGAAGAATATGTAGCGGTACTGGATGCACTGGAAGAAAAAGATCTGATTGTCTCATATAATGACCGTTGCTCTAAGGACGGATTCAGATTTGAAGTAACACTGAAACGTGATTATTTCAAAAGCGAAGATGAATCCGCTCGACATGAGCAAATCATGAAGGATTTTAAACTAACGCAGTTAGTAGCCCAGAATATCGTAGTAGTTAACGAACGTGGTCTAGTTGAAGTATTCGATAAAGCTAGTGATCTGATCCGTCGATTCGTCGAAATCCGATTAGGGTATGTCGATAAACGCATTGAATTGATGCAAGCGGAAACGCTGGAAGCATACAATTATGCAATGGCTAAAGCCGAATTTATCGACCTTGTAATTAAGGGCGAAATCGAGCTACAGGGAAAGAAAAAGGCCGAGGTAATGCAATCCATCAATGGACATGAAAAACTGCGTCCATACGCCGATAAGCTAGTTTCTATGCCATTGTATAGCGTTACTCAAGAAGAGTATGATCGACTGGTCAAAGATGCCGATAAACATCATAGTGAATATGAGTATTGGACAAAGACGACCGCAATGAAGGAATATAAGAAAGATCTTAAAGAACTTAAGAAGGGTTGATTATGAAAGAATATCCAGAAGGCGGTTATATTGCATTTGTGTACAACAATAAAAAGATTGTGCCAATGGTCGTTGAGACTATGGAAGAAGCCAACCGGATCACTATTGAATCTCTGAGCAAATTAGCAGAGATGACAAACACACCAGAACACAGAGCAAAGATCGACAGCTTGATGAAAGAATTTTCAGAGAGGAAATAAATTATGACTGAACGACGCATCACTTCAAATGGTTTGGGTACTCATCATGCATGGATGGTTGACCCAGACAAAAATCCTTATAAACTTTACGACACAACGATTAAACCGTGGAATAATGGTGTATGGAAAACACCACCCACAACAGCACCTATTATGACTGATCCGAAACCGATTAGCCCTATGGCGGAACCAGTACAGATTAAGCCGTTACCTTACCAGATAACAACGAATAGCATCGCCAACAAACAAGAAAATGATATTGATATGATCTATGAGATGATTAAACTTTGGCGTGATGTTTATCTGGGTGTTCTCTGCAACACAGATAAAAGTGCACATGCGGCAGCGGTACTAGCATCTCATGCAGTAGACGAAGCCAAAAAGAAATTTAGTAAGTAACTGATTATTAAGCCGATCCTTGTGGTCGGCTTTTTTATTTTAAAAGTTGTTGACTTCCATAATCCATCATTGCATAATACACAAATACCAAACAAAAGGAGAATCACATGAAATCTATTGAGCAAGTAGTGACTGAATTTATGAGCTACGAAGGAAACCGCATCTTTGGACGTTCTCAAGTTCGCGAGATCGTAGAAGAAGTTGCGGGAGAGTTTGCTGAATCTGGTCACGTTATCACGCAAGAACGTAAAGAAGAAGCAGTAAGCCAGATCATGGCTATGCAGAAAATGCGTATTAATGCACGAGCGGGTAAAAATTAAAAAATAGTTGTTGACAGGGGATCGGCGATCCCCTATACTAAACCCATCAAGACAACGAAGGAGAATCAAAATGAAACATACTCACAAATTAATGGTTAAATTTGAAGGCGCTAAAGGATATGAACGTTACGGTGTATTCTTCTCTGAGGATGATGCATGGAATGCTGGTCTGGCAACGTTCTCCGAGCACAACAACATTGAAGACTTTACTGTAGAAGAAATTTAAAAAGTAGTTGACACCGGATTAAGGGAGTAGTAAGATACTCCCATCAAGACAAAACATTGAGGAATATATTATGAAAAACATTATCGCTGCTATCGTTCTTTCCGCTACTGCTTTCGGTGCTAATGCTGCGTCCTTTGATTGCGCTAAAGCCACTACCAAATCAGAGAAGTTTATTTGTGCTAATGAGTCAATCTCCGCACTGGATTCGAAACTTCATGAGGTATATGTTAAGGCTGTTAAGATTGATCCGTCTCTTAAACAAGAGCAACGCAACTGGAATAAAACTGTTCGTGATACAATGATCAATATCGGGCAGATTCAGCCACTGGAGGTTGTATATAACGCTCAAATCCAAAACTTGATGAATGTATTACCTAAAGAAGAAACCGAGTCAGAGAGAGATTCAGAGACTTCTGCGAAGGTTGAAGAAGAACAACCGAAACAGGAAGCAAAAGTGGTAGAAGAACCGAAGGTCGAAACTTTTACCTATCAATGCACCGTTCGTTATGAGTGGAGTATGAAAGATGGAATTTCCACAAAAATTAAAGAGGCTCCACTGTATGCAAAATATGGAAACCAGCCAGGAGATCTTAAAGTAACCATTAAAAATGGGAAGATGGTTGATTTTGTATACATTGACGAATACAACGTACACAAAGCAAACGTACAAGAAACCGTTATGACTAAAGGTGGGTTTTATAAGAATGTTGGCAAGAAAGATCTATATGAATACTCCGTTTTCGAACCAAACGACGGAACTATTCGATTTGAAAAACGTCATCCCACATTCGGTGGCGCAATTGATGTAGATCAATACGTTTGCAAGTAAGAGGTTAAATTATGCAATTCAATAACATTAAGGTCACAAAAGATTGGTGGGATGCAATGCGAGATACTCCAGAAACAAAATTGAATGAGACCACAACCACAATACAAGTTGATTACGAAGATCCGAAAGACATATACAGAGAGATTTTAATCAGAGAGCTTATAAAAGCTGGAAACTATCAAACACCAGATGGCCTTATTGACATGATGGTTAAAAGTCTGTATAGTGGTAAAAATCCAGATATTTTACCGTGGTACGAGGGATATTTTAAAACATATCGTGACCACAACCGAAAATAAGTTGTTGACGTGAGGATTATATTATGGTAATTTTTAATCGCGATGGTATCATAGTTCGGCAGCATCCATTCCTTGAATACTACCAGGTTGAACAATGGGGATATGGAGATTGCAACCGCTCATACGGTCAAAGCTGGGGATACCGTACAGTTTTTGAATCAACTAATATTGACAAAGTACGACAGAAAGTTTTAGAACTTCTTAACGATAAGTGAGGATTACATCATGGAAATTCAAAACAATTACGAAAAATGTGTTATTATCAATGATTTGCAACGTCAATTGCATCATTACGAAACCGATTATAAAACAGCAACCAAAACCGGAAAGCTGAAAGTGTGGGAAGTCTGGTATAACCGAAACTATCTGGGAAGCATCCACAAACTTGATCGCAGTGATGTTTATACAATGCATGTAGGCGCTTGTGGTGAATCGGATGTAGCATTTAATTTCATGGAAGCACTTGCATTCTATGTAGAATATCTGGTAGACTATATCGAGTTGGAAGAGGAAGTGGTAGAATTGCTTCCTCCACCGGAAGAAGCGCCGGAAGCAACGATCCTGAAAGCATTAAAGAAAATGTTTGTTAAGTGAGGCGAACTATGAAAAATGTACTGATTGTGTGGGAACTGATTCCAGAAACTACTGAATTATACATGGTACAGGTTGACAATAAAGAATTTGAAATTCTGAAACGCGTCAACTGCAAATATATTAACATTGATGACATGACCCCAGAAATGGACTATGTAAACTATGCTCTCATGCAGCCTAGTTGGATTATGGATGAAACTAAAGCAGACGCCGAATCGCTGGGTGTACCGGAAGAAGTATTAGCGAAATGGCATCAATTCAAAGTTGAAATAAAAGAGGGCGAACCGTTTATTCCTAGCGGTAAGATCGATGCGGTGATCGTAACAGGTTTTCATCTGTAAGGATTGTATTTTGAGAGGTTGATTATGTTTGAACATGAATATGAAGAATTGCAAGATATTGCAAGAGAATTGACAAATATCCTGATCCGTCGTGGCGCATACAATGCTAAAACCATTATCAATGAAGTCAATATAGCAATCAAGGCAATCGAGAAAGCACACTCGACCGTCAAATATGAAAACTATAGCAGAGAAGAAATCTTAAACCGTCGCCGTTATAATTTCTTTGTTGATTGTGTCAACTCAATGGCTGAACACTACGGTCATAGCATGAAAGATATCATTAGCGATGCGCGTATGTTGGCAGAGAACATTTACGGGAAGTTTCCAGAATGAAATTAGAACAAGCGATTGTATACTTTGAGATGGGTTATGATATTGCTCGTGTAGAATGGGAAGATGGCGATTTTGTCCGATTGATTGATCTTCCAGAAACAGCTATTGCACTGGTCAAAGTAGAAAACGGCATACAACGCAATTACGCGTTTTCTGACGAAGACAAACAAGCCGATGACTGGTACGCTACCTGTTTTCATCATACAGCGTCAAAATGTGATTCAGGGGCTTCTATGCGCCAATAAAAAGAAGGGGAGGCCGAAAGGCTTCCCCTTTAAGTTATCTAATCCTTCCGAGGATTCTGGCAGATTGATTGCAAAGAGTATCTAAATTCTCAATGTCAATATCCGGTTTATTCTTCCATGAAATGGCGATACTACCAGAATAGACATTATCGAGATTGAATATAGGACAAGAATACATGAAACCTATATCGATATTCTCTAATTTCTTTTCTCTTGATGGAATATACTGGAAATCTTTATCGGTAAAATATGATTTACCTAAAAGATGCCTACGATATTCTTCACTCGTTTTATTGATAGGGAATCCGCCTAAATTTTTTTCATCGATTGTGTGCGGTAGCTTTCCTTCATATGCCACCAAATCAACAAAATAGTTTAGGTTTTTCGGACGAAAACTAAAAACAGCAGAAAAATCGGCATCAGCCGACACATGAACTATCTGTAACTGCTCCTGTGCTGCATTATCAAAATTGCGGTCTTTCTCTACCTGGAGAATGTGAGCATAAGTCTCATAACGAGTCTCTTTATAAAGCGCAAATAACTCGTTTTTACTATAAACGACAAATGCCAATATGGACAACACGACGGCAGCAAAAACACGAAGTACGAGCAACTCCGTGCTTTTAGTTGTGAAAATAGCGCGCAGGACATTTGAGATAGCAAAGTCTTTCTCTTTTTCAGAAACTTGCATATAATGCCCTAAGATAACTATGACAGTGTACTCTTATTTAGGTACTTGACTATCACTAGGTTTATCTTGCTCGTTACTATCTTCTGACTGATCTTTATTAAACTCCTTATAAAGTTCTTCCACAAAACGATCATCAATTGGCGTATTGGTATAAGCCGCAAGACGACGAGCGCAGTAGAAGAAAATTTTAGTGAGCATCTTTTCACTAATTAACTTTGACAATAATTTCATTCCGAAATTAGACAAAGCACCAATGATGATATTATAGACCACAGCCGTTTCTCCTTAGTAGTTTCCCTTCCCTGGGAATTTTCCTTAATTCTTTTTAAGTTCTGCTAGTTCAGCTTTAACGGCTTTCAATTCTTTGCTCATTTCCTGAAACGCCTTAATTAAAAGAGCGTTGACAGCAGAGTTAGAAATTGTTAAGATCTCTTCTGGATTATCTGGGTCGCCGATCTTAGAAGTTGTTACGGCTTCCGGCAATTCTTTTTCAAGATCCTGAGCAATAATACCAACTTCATGAGCAATGACAGTACGGTCGGTTAAAGATTTAACCTTGTCATAGGTGTATACCGTCAAGCGATTAACTTTATCGGTGGCATTCTCCTTATACTCTTCCTTATTGATTTTAAGGCGAGCATCAGAACGAATATACACATCGTTAAACGAACCGTTACGACCTGCCGACAAGTCACCGGATGCGCTAAAGTCAAAGTTGGCGTCATGAACGTTTAGGCGAGCTAAAGCATTGGTAATAGTACCATCAGGAACATGTACAGCCATTGCTGCAATGTGATATTTACCCCAATGCGTCGCTTTCCATACGTTATGTGCCGAGTTGGTGGATTGAGGACACCCAACCATAAGGCCAGCAGCACGGTCACGCCAGCTAGCCCAACTACCGCCAGCAACTTCACCACGAATCAGGCCATTACCGCCACCGGTTACAGTACCAGATTCCAACTGGATCATTTTATCTGCAAATTTCCACGCTTGGGCTTGTTTCTGACCACGGAATCGAATAGCACCAGCATCATCGCAGTACATCAAGCCTAACTCTAAACCGTCTGGATCTCTAAACCAGATGTGCTTATTGCCAGCGCGTTTAAACTCAATATCAGGACCGTTCAGGGTAATATTACCGCCAGTGTGAATTGCTTTAGGCTTAACAGTACCATTAATGGCAAAATCGATTAATTCAGTACCTGGACCGCCAGCACGTTGGGTATACCAATGCCAACCACTTTCATCCGCGCATTCTAATACTTGCTTACGAGAATCACTACCCCATGCACGAATATTAAAGCTAGATGTAGCTGTATTTTTACCCCATGTCAACTTACCACCAACTTCAAGATCGCCTAAGAAGTCGGCTTTTAATGCACCCGTTGCCATATTACGCTCGGTGCTAAAATGTCGACCTTTACTGTCTTCTAGATATAGAATGTTATCACGGGCATTATTGCTATCACCCCAATGGTTAAACCGGAAGTAATCGCGAGATCCAGAGCGCCCAGCGTCGAAAGTCAAATGCCCTTTCTTAATGTAAACGTCATTACTAAAGCGAGCGGCACGAGAAGCAAGTTCTAACGTTAATGCATCTTCGTTACCATCACCGCCTAATTGAACGTTACCGGAAGTTAAATCATAAATGAATGGACGATAGCTATTCCATCCACCCAATTTATCATTTTCGGCAGTAGAAAGAAGATAAACTTTAACGCCGTCATTACGCCAGAATGCACCATAATTACCGTATAGCATACGGTAGGCGTTGCTATTCATTGAGATGAATTGAGCGTTAGTATAAACTCGTTTTGTGTTACCGGTTGCAAGTTCGATCTGTCCGTCGATGTGGTGACGAATAGAAGTACCACCTACATCACTATACCATTCAAAAACGTTAGTATCAGCATTACCATAACCGATCCACCCTTGACGGGTAATAGATCCAGTCCGATTATCTTGAAACGTAATATGGTTGGATTGACCAGCAGGACGCCGCAAGGTAATAACATTACTACCGCCACCCAACATCATTCGACCAGAAAGAATATTACCTTTATGAGTCCCAGCAATAGAGCTACTAGATTCAACGGATAGAATCTCCTGGGCATCTGTACTACCCGTGGCGAGTCGATAAGTAGAACCTTGAACCGTCTCATGCCAGATCATTTCGTTATAGTTGCTACGGAATTTACGAATATATTTCCGTCCAGTACCCCTATCATTACTCAAGTGAACAATATCATAACTATTTTGTGTGTTGTCGTCAAAACTCAACACACCTCGTTTGTTTTCGGTGTTGAAAAGAGTTACCGCGCGACCGCCAATAACATTATCGCCAACAGGACGATCAACAACAAAATCTGGAACGTCATGGACTACCAGATCAACATCAACACTTTTACCAAATTCAACAATAACGTTATCAGTGTAACGCTGATATTTCACGTAGATATCATAGTTATCACCAGAAGTATTAACAGCCAAAACATCAAATGCTTTGTTTGTATTTCGGCGGTATGCAATAACGTTAACACCTTTAGGACGATTATTTCCACTGCGAATAACAATTTCTACAATATCAACTTGATCGTATGCAGTAACGTTATATCCGTTACCACCATGAATACGGAAAAATACGCTACGACCGTTTTGCGGAATCATCGCAGTCGCTAATTTAAAATAACCGTCAACTATATCAACAGGAACTGTAGCAAGTTTAACGGTTTTAACAAACATACGGTCAACTTCTTGTTTGCTATAAACGTTCAATTCTCCTGGAGTTGGTTTATCACCTTCGTGATACATTTTATAGCTAAATGCTTTTTGTCCTTGTGCATTATATCCATAAGTTTCTACGCGCGATCCAGTGTGCCCATACTGGAAAGTAAATCCTCGACCATGTTGGACACCGGAAGAGTGAGGAACGTTTAGCGTGAGTTCGAGAAGACCATCAAGACCATTGGTACAGAAAGCGCCAAAGTAGTTAAGATCTCTCGCTGTCTGGTCTTCCAAATAGTTGGCGGTTTTACTTAAGATATAATTATTACCTTTAACCTTACCCGCCATTGTAACATCGCGGTCATACACCGGAGGACAACTTAAATTGATAATAGCACCGGAATCATTTTTAGTAAGAAGATATTGATCCGCAAGGTTGATTGCCAATTCCCCCGGATTCATCGTACTAGCATCAGGTTTACGACCTTTAGTGCTAGTGCGTTTAAATTGGATTCTGCTTAAATCTGCCATTTTATAAAATCCTTAAACGGTTATTAGAATAATATTATTTAGAAAAGCGGGGAGATAATCCCCGCTAAAATTAGAAAGTACCAAAATCAATCACCGCATTAAGTGGAACCGCTCCAACATCAGCCGGAGTAGGCTTATTGCCTTCATGATAAAGCTGATAGCGGTCCACGGTTTGAGTATTGTTTCTAGAACGGAAAAACACGACCTTTGAGTCGTGGGTGATCCCCAGCTTTTCGGTCCCTTTAATATCACTAATGCGGTGAATCATAGCAGTACCATCAGCACCGCTTAACGCCGCATAACAGTTATCCCCGTTATAGTTAGTTTTAGCCGTTCTAACACCGTTTGCAGCCGGAACAGTTAACGGTCCTGTCATGGTATCGCCAGTTACGTTAACATAGCGAATATCGGCTAATTTACGGTGATCTACATAGTTCCATGCAGTCCATGATTCATTAGAACAAGAACGCCAGCACATCGGATGGTCAATAGATTCAGGATAATACACCTGAACAATTCGACGAGTGCCGACCGCATCTTCTGGGCGATATACCATCAAAACGCCGTTATAATAGCTATCAGACGGTTTATTAGTACCCGACCCAGCATTTTCCACACGATAGATACCGCGATTAATAAGAGTGTTCCAATCAACGTTTCCTATGATGGTTGGATTTGCTACCATTGATTTTCTCTCAAAGTAGCTCAAACGAACCAATTCATTAGGACCAGCAGGATCGTTTGTCGCCAACATTCTAGGCGCTTGCAAGTTACCTTCCATAATATCACCAGCACGTTTAACCTGTGCATCATTGGTGACATTTCCTAGTCCAACATCGGCTTTAGTTGGTTTATTGTTGGTGTGATAAAAACGACCTTCTTTGCCATTAACAAAAATGGTAGGCTCATCTTTACTTCGGAAGACCAACGTATCAAGAACGTTACCATAATAGATCTTAGTCGCATCAAAATTAATTAAATCACGTTCCCTTGCAATTAATTTCGAATCAACCGATAGTTTAACAGTGACAGTGTTTAAATTATATGTTCCTGTGAGAGTATCACCGCGACGAGACACCAAATCTAAATCATTATTCGTTGGTTTATTAACAGGGCTATAGACGCGTTGACCTGTGTCTTTAATGGTTGTCCCTTCGATAGTCCCTTTAGACTTAAATTCGCCCGTTGTGGTGTCAATATACGCCATAATAACGCCATCACGGGCATTAACAAAGCCGATTGACTTCCATGAATGCAAACCCCAGCTTACGCCGTCAAAATTAGCAGCGTCACTCTGACCTTTAAAGATACCATTCTTTTTGGTTTCTCCAGCCGATGCGCTACCTACGCTTAAACCTTCCTCGAAATGAACTTGCTTTTGAAATGTTCCACCTTCGGATGCACTAACAGCATCAAAATCGGTAGCCGAAGGTCTATCAAAAGCGGTATAGATTTTATGACCTTTGTAGAAAAGCTGATCCCCCGCTGGCTGGATCGTCAAGTTTCCTTGCGTCCAAATGGGAGATCCACCTACAGTAGATCCATATTTCAAATCTGCCATAAAGTAACCTCAAAAATTAGTTATAGTTCCGAGTATTTATAGAATGTTAACAAAATATCGCTTCGCGACGTGCCGTAGGCACTGACTAATTTTTAACCGAAACAAACTTTTCTATATTCTAAAGATCTTTCTTCGTTTTGGTTATAATTTAACCAACTGTATAAAAATAAAGCCGACCACGAGGATCGGCTTGTTAAAAATGTTAATCAACATCGAACTCTTTAAAGTTGTTGGATGTGATGTGTTTATTATCTCTAGGCAGTTTAAGAAGACTCATTACAGGGTTAGTAAAATCACCGTTATCCTGAATATGAGTTGTTCTAACACCATTAACACCAAATGAAGTAGGACCAGTAGTTTTGACGACTCCACTGATCGGCGTTATTAGTATGTTTCTAATTTTAACAATACCTTCACTTGAGTTGGTTGGATATCTGATACAACCAGTTACTACACTATCAACTCCTTCCGGTACGGTATAGACGGCTTCAAACTTTTCCCATTGGTCTTTTTTGCTGGCATTGTATCGAACACCAGTTTGATATTGTCCATCGGTGAAGTAGTTGTGATAGAAACGCGCTGTTACGTTGGCTGCGGCTGCGGCACTATCACGGAACAATTCAAAGGATATTGATAGTTTGTCACCTGCCTTTATGTTAAAATCCTCAAGTGGGGCGCTGATCTCATCGTGAGGCCATTGTATTAGCTCGAAATGTTCGGCATCTTCGCTAACATACTCAACCGGATAATCTAAAAATCGTTGTGGTGTTCCTGTTATAGCAAGATCATCTATAGTATCATAGACTTTCTCAATTTGTATAGATGAATCTTGTCCTTCCCCGTGGGTCGCTTGCATACCTTCGCACACAATTTTACCCATTTTAGTAGAATAAATTGCTGCATATGATACACGAGGCATTTGCTGTAACAAAATGTGATTCGGGAATGATACAGATCCCAGCTTAGAAAATACATCATCACTTATCGGATCTGCAAACAATTCTCCATGCGTTGCCATCGCAATGATATAGTCACCTTTCAGCAAAGAAAGATAATCACGCATTGCCAAAACAGCACCGCGACCATAGAATACCTTTTCTTCGTGTAGTTGTCCAGTTGGAGTAAGAACTTTAAAATTTAGGCCATTTTCATAGCCAGTGCCAACGATCTCCACTCCATTAAATCTAATCCTTGCTGGTTTGGTAGAATCCGCATTAGATCCGCGCACTTCCAGCTTATACATCACAGAGTTATTTTCTGAAATGCTGGTAAATGTCGCAGAGTCTTCGTCGAAATGCGCAAACCTAATTCCAGTATTGCGTAATTCTATATCTTGTGTCATAATAACCCCATAGGGGCTTTCGCCCCCTTTAATTAGTCTTCCCAGATAAAGTCTACGGTACGAGTCAGATTATTGGCGATGATTTTAACATTACCAACTTTGATCCAATCACGAACCGTCATAGAGTTCATTAAACCACCTTCTGCAACAACTGCCCCGATTTCCTGAGCGGTAGGCTTATTCTGTTTGGTGTAAATTTCACCCCATGCGGTCCATTGACCACCAGTACCGGAACGGATATAATGTTTATGAGTACCATCAGGGGACCAAAGCTGGGTAAGCCCGTCCGCGTCAGTACCCCATTGCATCAGAGTACCGTTTTTCTTCTCTGGATAAGTTTCTTTGATGTTCTGGGTAGTAACTCGCATATTCCAGAAACCGATGTTACCGATTGCCGGAGCGGTTGCCGCGCTAGCTTCATGCTTAACAGAAACAATAGGCGCATTATCCATAGTCAGCTTACCGACCATTGTATCGCCAGCATTCTTAACAAACCGACGGTTAAGAACTTCGTCGGCGTTTCCTGCGTGTACGATCTGATATTTCTGTCCGGCGATCTCTGTAGTTAACGTTTGATGACCTGCCTTGATGTTAACACTTCCACCGTGACCGATATTCAGCATACCATCTGAGGAACGAGTCATTGCCGGATTAGACAGGTCAACAATGTATAAACCGCCTTGTTTTGCATACAGGTTACGACCTGCCATTAAGTTTCTATATGCTGTCGCGTCGCCAGTGTGTTCCATAGCAAAGGCGTAATGCTCGACGACTCCACCATCATTGATTTGACCGAAAGCGATAGCGCCACTATTAACTGCTTGCGCCGTTCCAGTACCACCAACGATAATAGACCAGGAGTTTTTCATGCCTTCCGATGCGGTTGTGCCATGCAGAGTAATTCCGGTGTGACCGTCAACTCCACGCTCACCCAACACCAGATGACCATTACTCGGATCATCAGTAGAGTTCTTAGTCACATACAGAGTTTCAAAGGAACCTGATTTTAAGCACTCTAAATCGCCCTTCACGTTAACGTTTTTATTAAACGTGTAATTGCTCTCTATGGTCTGGTCAATGTCTCTACGCGCCCATTTAGCGGCCTCTACGTTACCTAATTTCAAACTATTCTGAGCGGTTGCCATCTTAGGTAAGAAATTAGCAAGTGCGTAGTTTAATCCTTTCGGGGTAACAGCAATTCCGTCATGCTGGTAGTTTCCTAGTTCTTGAGTAGAACCTTGCAGATTATCACCAACAAAACAGTTTTCCTGAGTGGCAACTTTCAAGAAACCACGACGCGCTTCGGTTGCTTTCCATGTATCCTCTGTCTGAACAACATATTTGAAGTTCTTCGGAGAAATTGCTACATTAGCCAGTGTACCAGCCACGGTTTCGGCTTGAGTACCAACTCGGATAATACCTTCTTTACCTTCTGTGGCCTTTTTGCCTTGCAGCTTTTTAGGCGTGATGATTGTAGTATCATCTTGACCAGCATCCGTAAGCTGAGTAGTAGCAACTTTAGCGACACCTTTTGTGTCTTCGGTTGCGTCCAGACCGCGGATCATGATACCTTGCCACAAATCACCAGTAAGGTTAAGCCCCTGAGTCGGATCTACTTTCAAACGCTGTGCATTCTCAAAGAAGGTTTTAATCTTCAATGGGGTAGAAATGCGAGCATCGTCAAGACCTGCGTCAAATTCCGGCTGAGTTGCAATTTCTGCTAAACCGTGTAAAGTTTCCGTTGCGCGGCGAGTATGCAGCTTTTTAGGCGTGATGATATGGTTATCACTTTGACCTAAGTTTGTTTCTTCCTGTGTTGCAATTTCAGCGATACCAGTGCGCGATTCGGTAGCAGTACGTTTCGTTAGCGTGCGAGTCGTGATTAGTAAAGCATCTTGCGGGGTTGATTCTGTAGCCCCTTGCACTTCCGCGTCAGTTGCCAGATAGCCAACACCACGGGAAGTTTCGGTCGCCTTGACCTCGTTGATGTTTTTTGGCGTAACAATTTTAGCATGGTCGTTGATGTTATAGATCCCTGTACCAGCTTCGCCACGTCGAGCGGCAGCACTACCGCCAACCTGAACAATTTCAGCAATACCAGCGAGATCTTCGGAAGCGCGACGTTCTTCTAATTTCTTAGGAGTAATAGCGCGGGTATCGTCTAAACCTTCATTGGTTTCGTGCTGGGTTGCAATTTCCATCACACCACGACGGGCTTCGGTAGCAACACAGTCATTTAACTTTTTAGGCGTAACGATAACATCATCCAGGAAGTTGGAACCAGTATCTTGATGCGTTTCCGCTTGAGTTGCAATTCGAGCAATACCGCGTCGAGTTTCGTTGGCGGTTTTATTAGCCAGCATTTTTGGTGTTACTGCAACTTCGTCGCTAGGATTCTCTTCATGGTTTTTATTCGTTTCAGTCTGGGTAGCCAGTGCAATTACACCAACACGGTCTTTACGAGTCGGATCTACTCGTTCTACAATCGGGTGAGCATGTGCCACCAACCAGTATTTCTTACCATCATCACCTTCTGAATAAGAGAACTCCAGATAAGGTACATAATCATTTGCAGCGTTGAAAGACAATTCAGAAACTCCCGTCCATGTATCGGTCCCATTGAATGGGTACTCGCTACGCTTAGGAAACTGAACCATGTTTTTCTGCATAAGGATTTTTGTATCCTCTTCTGAGGTAATGATTCGGCAAGTCTGGTTTCCGTGCATATACTGCATAGAAACTTGAATACGATCACCCGGCTCGACATTGGTCGGCAGCGTCAGAGTAACATCACGATCACCAAATACGGCAACATAGCTATTAGGTTGCAAGCGAGTGTCATCGATGATCGGTTTAAGACGAACAGACTGATCACCATCCCACAAACGCCATAAGTTTTCCGTCTTGTCAAAGATGAATACACCATGACCGCTACGCTTACCGATAATCTCTTTTAGACCGGACGTGCCAATTGATTGTTCTTCTGCGTGCTCATGAACTTTAACCGTAACGTGGTTGGTTGCGGTTAATCCGTCAAGGTCTGTAGTCTGGATCATGTCGCCATTGTTGGCAAACTTAGGAAGCACTAAGGTAATATTACCCAACGAACTACGACGAAAGACCTGATCACCATTCTGCATTTGAATAGCATCAATCGCTGGCTGTGCGTACACCCCGCGTGGCTCTGTTCCTGTCTGATAAACATGCCAACGATTACGAACAAAGATGAAATAGTTCATTGCATACGGGGTAGTGCAATACCATTTTCGGTTATACACATTACCGTTATGGTAAAACTCATGTCCTGAACTCAAGAACGATAATTCGTTAACACCACACTTGCCACCGATATCTTTTACTGTTATAGTGTCTCCCTCTGCTGGTTTAGTTGGCATAGAGAAAGTCAAGTTTGCAAATTGACCATCTGCTGCGATATAATCACCAGACTGTAAAGGAGTATCACCGGAAGTTGCTGCAATATAATCCCAACGTGGGTCCGTGCGCAGTGCTTGCCATTTAGTCGGGTCAAAATCACCTGCTGGCTTTGTGATATCTTCTTTTGCATAATACGGACGGTTTTGATAGATTGTAGTTCCGTATTGATCATAACCGCGAGTTGTGTCATACTGAGTAATACCATTATGGTAATTGAAAAATTCAACGTTGACCGCATCGGTGTTGACATTCTTATCAGCCAATGCTACATTGACGACCTTTTCATTACCAGCGTCAAAGCCAAATGTGGCCTTGAAATGTTGAGAAAAATCTGCCATTATTGGGTCTCCTTTTATAGTATGTTCATATTTATAAAATGAGGCTTGATAGAAACAAAAGAGGATGATATATTATGGTTAAAGTTGATTTGTCAGAAGGTGCAAAATGGGTAGTTGACAGAATCCCTGATAAGGATTACAATTATTTCCGCGCCGAATTAAACAATGCAATTCTGCGAGTTATGGAGAAATATGGGTATGATCGTGAAGTATCTAACTCGTTTGGCGAATATGTTGTTGTGAGAGTGGAGAGAACTTAATTATGACGTATAACCCGTTTACAAAAACTACCGCTACACTTAATGATTTCTTCGATGATCCAGAAGATAAACTGCCGGAGGGTGTGCATTTGATTGATATGTCGCAGCTTATGATTGCTACTATCTCGCATACCTTTAAACCGGAAGATCCTATTAATGAAGGCATGATCCGTCATCTTATTCTTGACACCATGCGTTATAATATGACAAAATTCAAAGAGCAATACCCTATTACGGTACTTGCTTTTGATTCAAGCAAAGGTTACTGGCGACGTGATATCGCCCCTTACTATAAACGCAACCGTAAGGAAAAACGAGACGCAGATCCGCGTGATTGGGAGATGATCTTTGCTGCGATCAATAAGATCACCGAAGAGTTTAAAGAGAATATGCCTTATCACGTTATTAAGGTTGACAAAGTTGAAGCGGATGATATAATAGCTGTGTTAACTAAAAAGTTTTCTGTAGAAGGTCGCCAGGTGCTAATCAACTCCGGCGATGGTGACTACACACAGTTGCACAAATACAAAAATGTGAAACAGTGGGCGCCAGTACAGAAAGCATGGAAGAAATGCAAATATGGTAGCCCTTACAAAGACCTTATGGTAAAATGTGTTAAGGGTGACGCAAAAGACGGTGTAGCTTCTATCAAGTGCCGTAGTGATTTCATTATCTCACGACTGGAAGGGGAACGAGCTAAACCAATTGCAACCAAATGGTTAGAGCAAATTTTCGATGCCGAAGATCCAAAGTCTTTGATGACAGAGGAAGAAGCACGACGCTTTGACGAAAACCGCGAACTTATTGATTTTGAATTTATTCCTGATAACATCGAATATGAAATTTTGTTGGCATGGGAGAAATCTAAACCAGCACCACGCGGTAAAATTTATAATTATTTTGTAACAAATGCGTTAGTTAAAATGTTGCAGAAAATTGGTGAGTTCTAAGGGTTGACTATGAAAGAACTTGAATTAAAATACTATGCACACTCACAAATTGGCGTCGAAACCATCTGTGATTTGTGGGTAGCAATGTATGACGGTTATAATATCGTAGACCGAGATAACATATTAAAACACGAATTTTATTATGATACCGAAGACCATGCGCTACGTCAAAAAGGAATTTATGCACGACTTGACTGTAGAAAATCAGAGATCATGGTCAAAATGGGTGATAATGAATCTGGACTATTCAACCGCGAGGAAATGACATTTTCAAATTGGGATGAGTTCGTCCATTTTATTGATAGTCTAGGGGTAAACTCAGACTATATCACTACAATAATGCAAGTAATGACATATCGCAAGTCATTGACTCTAGATCTGGGTTGCGGTATAGTGGAAATGTGCAAAGACACTTTCTATTATGGCAAAGTAGGCGAAGGAATGGGCGACACTGCTCATTATGAACTTGAGTTCGAGTTAAAATCAGGTGATGAAAAAGCACTTGACATTATCCGAGAAATGATGCTAGAATATGTGGGTGACGATTTACGTCCTAGCGAAATCTCAAAAGCTGAACGTGGTTTTCAATTAATGACGAAAGAGGGTTAATATTATGACTGAACAGAAAAAAGAAAAAGTAGTATTCGACGAAGCAGTGCACGGAAATACCCTGGCACAACTGATTAAAGAAGCCAGCGATCAGAAAACCATTCAAGAAGCATATGGCGATAAGATCAAAGAGATCAAGCAGCGTGCTAAAGAAGAATTAGGCGTAGATGGTAAAATGTGGGGCATTCTGTTTAAACTGTATCACCAGCAACAGCGCGAAACCTTCGAAGCAGAACGCGACGAAGCGGTAGAACTCTATGATCGGGTGTTCAATGCTTAATGAACATGCGGTAAAAGCCGCGAACAAAACAGCAAACGGTCTTGCAATCGAAAAACTGGTTGTTGAAGAGGGATTGACTTATCTTGAAGCGACAACGCAGTTTGTAGAGGAAAACTCTATCGAATATGGTCACTATCAGAAGTATATTCCTGTGTCCATTATTGACAAGATCACACAAGAATGTATAGTAAATAGAACGCTCAGGAAGGGAGTGATCGACGAACCGACCAACACTCTCGATATTTAAGGGGTATGTATGATCAGAAACCGTCTTCCTCCAGATCCAGATATGCGAATTAATGCTAAATCTGTGTATATGTTATATTGCATGATGAAAGCTCACATGAACGGGCGTTATGATTGCGTAAAATACAATTGGAGGATGCGGTTGTCTGATGCCGCATTCAATAAACGCAGAGATAAGTATTATTTCGCAAAATTAGCGGAAAAGTACAATCTAAGAGAATTATACTTCCTATTCCTAAGCAATCTGGTAGCTAATACCGATGCATGGGTAGGTGAAATCACTGATGTTGACGCATACGGATTTTACATGGAGTATATCGGTAAGATCACTGATGCTGCAACACGATTTGACGATGACATTAAAAGTCTGGTATACTTCTCAGAGAAACGCGGGGTTACTCTTAAAGAGCTAATTACATATAATCCCGCAACCGAAACAAGCGGTATTTTTAAACTACTGCAAAATCGGATTATATCGTTTGAGTCGTTTATGTTGTTAGATAGCTTTCTAAATATAATCGACGAACACGACAAGGTAGCCAAAGACTTGATTTGGCAAACTTATAGTGTTAAAATGAAGGCGTACAAGAAACTACTTGTTATTGACGCCGCAAAAGCAAGAGCATTATTTGTTAAAGTAGTTAAAGAGTGTAAAGAAATATCTCAATTAAAAGCCGAAACAAATAGTTGACAAGTAAATTTAAATCTGTATAATAATCTAGCAAATTAATAGTTAATGTATAAAAGAGGTATAATTATGAACATTTTTCGTCGTCAAGATTCTTCCAAACTGCAAGCTCAACTGGCAGCACTGAAAGGTAGCAACGGCTTCTCCAAAGAAGATCCGAAAGAGTGGAAGATTAAAACTGACGCGGCGGGTAACGGTGAAGCGGTGATTCGTTTTCTTCCGGCACGCACCGAAGACGGTTTACCGATCATCAACCTTGTAAACCATTCTTTCAAAGTAAATGGTAAGTATTATTGGGAAAACTGCCCTAGCACCCACGGTGATTTTGATTCTTGCCCTGTGTGCAAATACATTAGCGAAAATGACCTGTACAACACCAACAATAAAGAATATCAAGATGTTAAGCGTAAATCTTCTTACTTCGCAAACATTCTGGTCATGAAAGATCCGAAAGCGCCGGAAAACGAAGGTAAAGTATTTAAATTCCGCTTCGGTAAGAAAATTTATGACAAGATTCTGGCAATGAGCAACGTAAACACGGAATTGGGCGAAAAACCTGTAAACATCGTATGTCCGTTCGAAGGCGCTAACTTCCTTCTGAAAGCTAAGAAAGTAGATAAATTCCTGAACTACGATGATTCACGTTTCATGCAGCAATCAGCGATTCCGAACATCGAAGATGAAGCATTCCAGAAATATCTGTTCGAAAACATGGTAGATATTGATGTTATCGTAGCAAAAGACCAGTTTAAATCTTTCGAGGAACTGGATGCTAAATTTAAGAAAGTTAAAGGCGTAAGCTGGTAGCTGGTACTGCGGCTTCTGGTGCTGCGGCAGCGATTAACAGCCAGCTTGATGATTTCGATGCACAGATGAATGCATTCGACGCTGGTACTACCGCAACTAGCACAGCGTCAGATTCTTCCGCTGATGATCTGATGGCATCTCTGGACCTGGGTGGCGGTACTTCCTCCGCTTCTGATCTGGATGACCTGGACTCTCTGTTAGCGATGTAATGAATTTTACAGCCTCCCTTCGGGGAGGCTTTTTTATTGCCTAAAATTTTATGAAAAAGGTGTTGACATGCTGAGATGAGGTTGTATAATACAAGCATCGAAACAACGGAGGATTAACAATGTTTTTGAATGCTACCCTTTCCCAGAAAAGTGATAAAATTGAACTTCTGTATGTCATTGCTGATGTAGACGTACAACGAAGAAATATAGATTTAAAAATTCACAAATATTATACTATGAGCGAATATCATGAAATCGAGATCCCACATAGTGTGTATCCTGCATTATTGTTAGGAAAAGGAAATCTAAGTGAATATTCTTTGAAAGTCATCAAAGATTCTAAATCAATGCTTGCTCATATGGAAAAAGATTTTCTTGATGAAGTTTCCGCGCTAGTTATTAAACTGAAAGAAGAAACAGCACCGCTTTTCATGGAACAAAAAGGTTGACACCGAATACAGATGATGTATAATACAAACATCGAAACGAAGAGAGAATTATATTATGTGGACTGTAGAACAAATCGTAGATGACTCAACAGAAATTGTCTCGTGTGGCACTATTGAAGAATGCCTTAAAGCCGCTAACCGTGAATGTATTACGGTTTATGAATCACGTCGCGGTGATGGTAGCTTGATTCAAAGTGATTACCGATATGAAACAAAAATGATTACCTTCCGTTTCTGGGAAAATGGTGTTAATGTTGGCGTCAGTATGCTGAAAAGATGGCGTGATTATTCAGACCGCTATGTCATAACACCGGATAACGGTCAAGAATTTAAAACGGCAATCACAGAAGAAAACGTGCAAGACAACTATTTCAAACTGATTTGATAGGAGATTATATTATGATTCAATGTGTATTTGCGATTGGCAACACTAAAATGTCAGATGAAAATTGGGCGTTTGGTTTTAAAGGCGGTTTACCGTGGGATCGTCCAATCAAAAAGGATATGGAAAACTTTAAAATCCGCACTATTGGCGATGTTGATTTTGCTGCGGTAGTAATGGGACGTAACACCTTTGAAAGTCTGCCTAAAGCACTTTGGGGACGTTTGAATGTGGTTGTTAGCACCGATACCAGCAAGCCAGAACCGAAAACAAAAAACGGCGACCAACCAGATGTGTATACCGCAATTACTAATGATGACGAATTAAAGGATCTGTTAAAAGTCCTGGAGAAAACGCAAGGTTTGGTAAGTGTTATCGGTGGACCTTCCCTGATTGAAAAAGCAGTTGACTTTGCGGACCGTATTGTGTTAACGTATGTTCAACGTTCAGGGGTCAACGATCCATTTGAATATGATGTTGGTATCTCTAAGGAAATGATTCAGGAATTATATTTTGACTTTGCAACAAAAGAAGAACATAATTACTTCCTTGATAATTACCTGATCAGCGAACAAATTTTAGAACGTAAGAAGGCGTAACATGAAAATTCTGACAGATTATGAGTGCAAACATTGTGGTGAATCTTTGATGTTTGCTGGTAGTCGGTGTTTACATTGCGGACGGGAACAATAATGAAAGTCGGTATTATTCAATTATGGACGGCTACCAGTGAAAACTACGCAGTAGCCGTAGATTATTACGGTTTACAATATCTCTATGATGAAGCTAAAGCATCATGGCTTCCAGTACAGGAAAATAGCGATATTTCAAGACCTGTTACTGTATTCGATCCGGGCGTTGTCTTTATCAATATTGACGAGACAGTAGCAAAACTGCGTAAGAAAGCAATCAACAAGAAAAAGGTGATGTGGGATGAAAGAATATTTGAAACTGTTGCGTGATGTTCTTGATAATGGCTGGCCTCGTGAAGACCGCACGGGGGTAGGTACGCTCTCTAAATTCGGCGCAGAGATGCGAATTGATTTAAGCAAGGGTTTCCCATTACTGACCACTAAAAAGATGGCTACAGCCTCTGTAATTGGCGAGTTGCTATGGTTTATGGAGGGATCACTTGACCGCCGTCGCTTACAGGAAATTACACGCGGTCGGTTTGACGAAGAAGCCTTCGACATTTGGCGCGGCAACTGTCTTGATATGAAAGAAAAGAATCCGCTACGATTCAACGGCTATAATGTTGGCAATATGTATGGTATGGCGTGGCGACGCAAACCGATTCATCCACACGGGGAAGTCAAAATTAAGCGCGTTAAGAGCAAATATACACATACATTTAAGCACCCGTGGGTAGAAGACTTTACGCCAACCAATGAAACAGAAGACCGTTTATGTGCTATCTGGCGTGGTATGCGTTATGAAGAGTTTGATTCTGAATATAATCTATTCTTAGTAGCAGACCACTGGAAGACTCAATCTAATTTTGTTAATGATGCATATTGCTTGTGGGGATTCCAGGAATGGGTAGATGATGGTTATTTCGGTTATCTGCTTGATAGTGATTATCTGGGTGGGGATATTTTAGCACCAGATACCACGATCTTTGCTAGTATGGACGTAGACACATCGAGCACTAAAGACGATGAAGAATATGTCTATCGCCCGAAGATTTGGGAAGACCAGTTACAAAACGTGATTGAACAAATTAAAAACAATCCAACGGATCGCCGGATCATTATTGACTCATGGAACGTACAAGGAACACATAATGCTGTATTAGGTGTATGTCATCCTTTCGTGCAATTCTACGTCAATGAAGGTAAACTATCTTGCATGTGGTTTCAGAGAAGCGTAGACAGCTTTTTGGGCTTGCCCTTTAACGTCGCCAGCTATGCGCTGTTAACTCACATCATAGCGAAAATGTGCGACCTTGAAGTTGGTGAACTGATTTTCTCCGGCGGAGATACTCACATTTACAAAAACCATTTTGATCAAGTTATGGAACAGTTAAACCGTGTTCCGTTTGATAAACCAACAATTGAGTTGCCGGAATTTAAATCTTTAGATGAGGTATTGACAAAGACTCCGAAAGACTTTAAAATTCACAACTATCAAAGCCATCCAGCGATCACCGCTCAAATGGCAGTATAAACAAAGGGGGCGAAAGCCCCGTTATGGAGGATAAACTTGTTCCTGCTAAAATATGAAGTGAGGTAATATGATTAAAAATGTTGTTAAGTCTTCCGGTCTGACTGTTCCGTTTGAAAAAGAAAAAGTAATGAAAATTCTGGAAGCGGCAGCCGAAGGTCATAACGTTGACCCATATGAATTATTTGATATGGTTGAACCACTTCTGACAGAAGGTATGTCTACCAATGATATCCAGAAAGTATTGATTAAGGTCGCCGCAGATAACATTACTGTAGAAACACCTGATTATCAATATGTAGCAAGTAACCTTGCAATGTTCGCGCTTCGTAAATCAGTATACGGTCAATTCCAACCTATTGATTTTTATAGCCATATTGAGCGTAATATTGCAACCGGAAAATATGATCGCGAAATTCTGCAAAAGTATTCCCGTGAAGAAGTGGAATATCTGGAGAAATTCATCGACCATAAACTTGATTTTAAAATGACCTATGCTGGTGCGATGCAGTTAAAAGAGAAATATCTTGTTCAGGATCGCAGCACTAAGAAAATCATTGAAACACCGCAATTTGCGTATATGCTGATCGGTATGTGCTTACATCAAGAAGAGACAGAAAATCGACTTGAACATGTGATTGATTTTTATAATGCTGTTGCTAATAAGCAAATTTCTCTGCCTACTCCGATTATGGCTGGTGTGCGTACCCCAACACGCCAATTTAGTTCGTGTGTGGTGATCGAATCTGATGATTCATTGCAGGGTATTAATGAAACCGCAAATGCAATCATCAAGTATATTAGCAAGCGTGCTGGCATCGGTATCAACGCTGGCATGATTCGTGCGGAAGGATCTAAGATCGGGCATGGTGAAGTTCGTCATACTGGCGTTATCCCATTCTGGAAACATTTTCAGACTGCCGTTAAGTCATGTTCACAAGGCGGTATTCGTGGCGGGGCGGCGACTCTCTATTACCCAATGTGGCATTTAGAGTTTGAAAGTCTGATTGTGTTGAAGAACAACAAAGGGGTAGAAGATAACCGCATTCGTCATCTTGATTACGGCGTACAGATTAATAACCTGATGGTAGAGCGATTCCTCAAACGGGATTACATTACTCTGTTTAGTCCAGATGTTGCAGGTGGCTTGTTGTGGGATCTGTACTTCCGAGATGAGGAAGGTTTCCGCCAGCTTTACGAAAAACTGGAAAAAGATCCGAGTGTTCGTAAAACTCGTGTTAAAGCCGAAGACCTGTTTTTAGCGGTGGCAATTGAACGTTTTAACACTGGTCGAATCTATCCAGCGTTCACAGACAACATGAACAATCACGGGGCGTTTATTCGTAATGTAGCACCGATTAAACAATCTAACCTGTGTTGTGAAATTGCTCTGCCAACAAAACCGATGGGTCGTGATGATTCAGAGATCAGCCTATGTACTTTGGCAGCATATGTTTTAGGAAACTTTGATATCGAAAATATGGAAGAAGTAGAACGCATTGCTATGGTTATGGTGCGTGCACTTGACAACCTGTTAGATTACCAGGATTATCCTGTAGAACAAGCTCTGACAGCCAAAAAACGTCGCTCTCTGGGTGTTGGTGTGACTAACTTTGCATCATATCTGGCGGATAATTTCTTCACATATGAAGACGCTAACGAGTTTACGCATAAAACGTTTGAACGCTTGCAATATGCTCTGATTAAGGCTAGTGTACAACTGGCTAAAGAGAAGGGTGCTTGCGAACTGATGCACGAAACACGTTATGGTCGCGGTGAACTGCCTATCGACTGGTACAAAAAGACAGTAGATGAACTGGTTGATCCTGTGTATGAGATGGATTGGGAAGAACTTCGCGAAGACCTGAAAAAATATGGCATTCGTAACAGTACGCTTTCGGCGCTGATGCCTTGTGAGTCGTCCTCTCAGGTGTCTAACAGCACAAACGGTATTGAACCGCCTCGCGGGATTGTATCGGTTAAAGGATCGAAAGAAGGGCAATTTAATCAGGTTATTCCGAACGTAGAGAATAATGCTGATGTTATTGACCTGCTTTGGACACTGATCAAGAAAGGTAACAAGCCTTATCTGACACTGGCAGCGATCATGCAGAAGTTTGTAGATCAGGCGATTAGTTCCAACACATCCTACGATCCAAGCACTTATAAGACTGGTAAAGTCGATATTGCTGATGTATTAGATGATATGTTGTTTGCTCAATATTACGGCCTCAAGACACTGTATTACGCTAACGTGCGTGATGGTGCTGATGGTACGGAAGACGCTAGCGAGTGCTCATCTTGCAAGCTGTAAAATAAGTGTTGACGCGGGGAGAAATCCCCGCTATAATACAACCATCAAAAACAAGTGAGGATTTTATTATGACCAAATTAAAATGTGTTGCTGTAGATTTTGAACTAGCTGATAGCTTTGTTGTCGGTGATGAATATGATGCTCGACATGATGGGACTTGCTACTACGTTAAGGATGAATACGGCGTAGAATGGGCTATTCTTCCTGATGATAAATGTTTTGAGGTTGTCGGATAATGGCTACTGTATGGTTATTGATTGCAATAAGCAATTCAATGTATAATTACGGAAATATGTCAAGCATTGAATTTGCAACAAAGCAGGATTGCGTTAAAGCTCGCGAGATTATACGCGAAGACAATAAACGCTTTATGAATCTGTATTGCATTGAAAAGCAGAAGGTGAACTAATGGCTACATTATGGTTATTGCTTTCCGTTAGTGTCGGGTCATATAATAAAGGAACTGTTACCAGCGTAGAGTTTTCATCACATCAAAGTTGTTTTGAAGCCGTGCAGGAGTTGCAACAGGATATCGAAATAAACAGAAATACTAAGTTCTTTTGTGTTAAAAAGTGATAGTGAGGTGAATTAATGAGCGTATTTAACCGCGAACATGTTGATATTATGAACGAACCGATGTTTCTGGGTAGTGGGTTGGGTATCGCTCGCTATGATATTCAGCGTCATCAAGTATTTGAAGAACTGATCGAAAAGCAATTGTCATTTTTCTGGCGTCCAGAAGAGATTTCACTTGCAACCGACCGCATTCAATATCTGAATATGGGCGATGTTGAAAAACGTTTCTTTACAGAAAACTTGAAGTATCAGACATTGCTTGATTCTATTCAAGGTCGCGCACCGTCCGCAGCATTTGGTCCAATTGTATCTGATCCGACTCTCGATACATGGTTGCAAACATGGACATTCAGCGAGACAATTCATAGCCGCAGTTATACTCACATTATGCGTAACTGTTTTATTGATCCGGCTAGTGAGTTTGACCAGATCATCGATAACCCTGCTATCATGAAGCGAGCGGAATCTATCGGGCAATACTATGACGATGTTCTTTATTGGATTCGTAAGTATGAGAATGCAAAAGAAGATCTCCGCTATTGGGAAGAACGAGACGACCAGACAGCATTAGATGATGCAAGAAGATTTTTTGAAGATACAAAACGAGATCTGATGGCTTCGATTTATCTGTGTGCACACTGCGTTAATGCACTGGAAGCAATCCGTTTCTATGTTTCCTTTGCATGTACTTTCAGCTTTGCCGAACGTGGTTTACTTGAAGGTAACGCGAAGATCATGAAATTTATTGCGCGTGATGAACAACTTCACTTAAAAGGCACACAATACATTATTCGTCAATGGCAAACGGGGGCTGACGGTGATGAGTGGAAACAGATTGCGGAAGAACTTGAAGACGAAGCAACGAAAATCTTTCTGGATGTTGTCGAGCAAGAAAAAGAATGGGTAGACCACTTATTCGCAATGGGGGCAATTCCTAACCTGTCACCGGAAATTCTGAAAACCTATGTAGAATACCTGGCAGATTCCCGTATGCGTGCTGCCGGACTGAAAAGCCCGTTTAGTGTTCGTCGTCATCCTTTACCGTGGATGCGTAAGTGGTTAAACTCTGACGAAGTTCAAAACGCGGCGCAAGAAGTAGAGATTATGTATCTGGTATCTCAGGTTAATACCGATTTAACAGACGATGACTACAACCGATTCGGGAAATATCTATGATATATTTTGTCGATTTAGATTTTACGATCACAGATCCAACACATCGACTAGCAAAGATGCCAACCGAAAATCTTGATAAAGTCGAGTCATGGATCGAATATAACAAGGCATGTGGGGGAGATTCCCCCATTTACGATGTAATCCGTGTTATTAATGCTCTTTCCGACAACGGGCATTTGATTTACATCCTCACCGGACGAAGTTCACATGCTTACATAGAAACGGTGGAATGGCTGATCGCTAATGATGTGTGTTTCGATAAAATCTTTATGAGAGGTCGCAATGATTCCCGTAAAGACTATCACATCAAATTAGAGGTAATTAAATCCTTTGATAAAGATGAAGTTGTCGGAGTCTTTGAGGATAACCCAGAAGTGATTAAAGTTCTTAGAGAAAACGGCTATCGTGTCTTTGACGTAGGAAATCACAAAGATAAGACACGCGCGGACATTGCCAATCACGGTCATGATTAATGTTTGTTCAAAGTCGCCCATAGTGGCGACTTTTTTGTTATTGGGCGTTGACAATCGGATCTTGCCATAGCATAATACGCACATCGAAACGGAGGAACATATGGAAACAGAAGAACAAGTTATTGCATATTTTCATCGTAAAAAGATGAAACTTAGAATCGAAAAACAGTACATCAATCACTATATTGACCGAGTCCACTTAACAAGTACACCTTACCTATTCCGGTTGATAAACCCTCGAAAACGGTGGGATAAGTTGGATAGAAACACAAAAATAATTGATAAGCTCACCCAATGGTGGAATGAATACAACAAGTAAAAAAGTAGTTGACACTGAATAACGGGGGTAGTAAGATACTCCCATCGAAACGAAACAAAGGAGAATCAAAATGAAATTTATCTGCACCGACTCTATCAGCAAACACTTTGTAGTAGGCGAAGTATACGAATCTACTACCATTCGCCAGCGTGACCTGATGGGTCGCCTTTACAATCAGCCAGTATTCATTATTGGTGAAGAATTGTTCTACATTGAAACCCGTCCGTGGGTTGCTTTCAATAAACGAGGACGCAAGGTAGCAAAATTCGAACTTGTCATTAAAAAGTAGTTGACAGCATGGAACGGGGGTAGTAATATACCCCCATCGAAACGAAACTAACTTACTAAGGAGTATCAAGATGATTAAATTTCAAACTCGCAAAGACGTTCTGGACTTCGTTAAAGTTTTCGGTTACGCTGCATTGCAACATGCAATGGACAAAATGACCATCTCCCCAGATCAGACTATGCTGATCCGTATGGTTAAGGCAACCGCCTACAAAAACGACATTACCCTCTCAGAAATCAACGACGGTAATACTGTCCGCGAGGTGATTGTTTCGTTCGAATCACCGAAAATTGGCGGTTTTCATACCACGATGTTAGGTGAAATCACTGTCACTGTATACGGGCAAGGTGGCGGAGTGTTTACCGTCAAAGAAGCAATGGAAAACGGAACACTGAACAAAGAAAAACTGGAATTTGTCCTGAAAATCATCAAGGAGCGTAACGAAGCTCGCGATATTCTGGAAAGTTAATAAGGTGGGCGGGAGAAATCCCGCCTTTGTTGTGACGTGAGGAAAGGATAATGATTAATGAGCTAATAGAAAACTATGGATTCGTTAAATATTCATGTTTAGAGTGTAAAGATGGTGATGTGATTCTACCGCCTCAGAAGAACCGTTTAAATGTTCTTTACGCTATTGCGGTTGATGATGAACTGGTATACATTGGTCAGACTGTTAATCTCAGAAAGCGGATCAATTATTACCGGACTAGCATTAACAGACAGACACCAACGGCGGATACTCGCAAGAGTAAGAATATTCATAAGGCGCTAGAGGAAGGGAAGACAGTAACATTCTATTACCGCCAGTGCTTTGAGTTGTACATAGAAAATCCAACAGGTAAGGATATTATAAGCACTGCCGATATCGAAGAACCTGTTTTGATCACCAAATTTAAACCAGAGTGGAACACAAATTATGTCAACAAAAGAAAACAACAAAAAAGTTTTAGCATTGTTCAAAAATCTGATGACACTATGTGACGGATCTGATACGTTCTATTACAAAGATGAAATTACGGCGATGCAAACCCGTATGCGCATTTTTAGTTATCTGTACTTGAGCAAACCGGAAATGTGGAATAAACCAGATGCGTTAGAGTGTCGCGGGATCATGTTTGAAATCGATGATAAAGACCGACCTGTCCGCATTGCATCTCGTCCTATGGAGAAGTTTTTTAATTTAGGTGAGAATGATCGCGCTCGCTTTAAGCCGGAAGATGTGGAAATGGTCATGGACAAAATGGACGGTAGTCTAGTAAGCACATACATTGATAACGGCTATGTTCAGTTGAAGTCTAAAGCGGCCTTGTACTCAAGCCAGGCAGAGAGAGCAAACGGTCTTCTGTATTCAGAGAAGTATGCGGATCTACGCGCTAAGATCGCCGATATTGGATCTGATTATACTTTCAACTTTGAATATACAGCACCCAGCAACCGAATTGTTGTAGAATATTCTGAACCGTCGCTAACACTTCTGAATGTACGCCATAACGTCACAGGAGAGTACGTACCGCATCAAATGCTATTTTCTGACGCAATCCTACGTCCTCATCTGGTAAATGCGTTACAGGTTGATTCAGCGCGTTTTAGCAATATTCTTGATGAAGTTCGGACCGCAGAAGGTATCGAAGGAATTGTTGCACGCACTAAAGACGGTCAAATGTTCAAGGTGAAGAGTGAATGGTATATTGGTGTGCATAACATTAAAAACACATCGATGTTTCCTAATAACCTGATCTACTATGTCGTAGAAAGCGAAACCGATGATTTGCGTGCTGCATATGAAGGCGAACCGGAAGCACTGGAACGAATCGAGCTATTCGAGGAAGCATTCAGGTCCATTCTTCGCAATGCCTTTACGACAGCAACAGAATTTTATAACGCACACGCGGGAGAAGACAGAAAGACATATGCATCCAATGCGACTATCGAATCACGTAAACATGGTGATGCACAATCATATATTTTCATGTGTCTGATGATTGCATTTGATGGTCTTGATTATGACCGTATTCTGGCTTCAATGAAAACTTACTATCTACGGAATTATAAGAAACTGATTCCGGCTGATAAGATTGATTGGTAATAATAAGCGGGGCTAGTTCCCCGCCTTTTGTCGTTGGGGGTAATATGTCAAAGCTGATATACATTGTTATCATATCTGTGTTGCTGGGGGTAGGTGGCAATATGTGGTGGGAAAATAAAAAGGAGGTAGATCGACTGAATCAGGAATTTACAGAGTATAAGAAAAAGACAGATGAAAAGATGAAGGTTGTAGACTCACTACAAAAGGAGATGTACGGAATAAGAACTAAGTTTGCAGAAGAACAAAACAAAGCAATGAAAGACGCTACACGAGGCTATGTAGTAGCACAAAAACCCAAGTTGGTAGAGAAACAGCTTAATGATTCATTTAAGGAGTTTACCGAAGAATTAAAGGAGGCTACTAAATGAGCATAGAAATATTGCCTACGCAAGAGCAGATAAGCAATTTTAATCTGGTTGATTATCTGGGGATAGGTGCAAGCATTATTATCCTGATGGTGTTTTCAATTTTCGTGATACACTGGATGTTTAAGAAAGCACATAAGAATTTTCAGACCGCCATAATCCATGTCTTCGCTGTACCTATTGTATTTGCTCTTTCTTCGTGTACAATGGACCATTATTCACAGGAACCGAAATTACATCCTCCACTACCAGCACCAATAGAAAAAGTTGACATTGACCTGAAAGTGGATACAATAGACGGTAAACCTAGAGTTTCTATGTCGTGGGAGGACTCCCAAAAATTCAGAGTCTGGCTTGCGGATATTAAGAGATATACACTTGAAAGTAAGTTGATCATGTGTTATTATCGCAAAGAACTTAATGAGGAACGGTGCAAACCGAAGGAGAAATAATGCCGAAATGTGAAGTGATTTTAACCGTTGGTTGTTCTGGGTCCGGTAAAACTACATGGGCTATGGAAACATGTAAACGGTTTAGTAATTATCGTAATGTGAATCGTGATGATCTTCGTCTTATGTTGTTTGGTGTTGACTCACTTTTGAAATACAAGTATACTAAGGAAAAAGAAAAGCTGGTAGAGTCTATTCAGAGAATGATTGCTCGCGAGACTCTATCACGCGGATTAAGTATCATTATCTCTGATACTAACCTGAAAGAAAAACATCGTGTATTCTATAAAGAACTTGCAAAAGAATTTAACGCGGTGTATACTGAGCAAGTGTTCAATGAATCATTTGAGACACTAAAGAAACGTAATTTCTATCGCGGAGAGAAAGCAATTCCGCTATCTCATTTGCGTAACCAATTTTATCTGATGCAGGAATATATGGGTCAAGAAGTATACAAACCGAATACCATGCTGCCAAAGGCAGTGATCTTTGATATTGATGGGACATTAGCGGATAAGGGCGGTCGTCATCCGTTTGACTGGACAAAGGTCAAAGAAGATAAACCGCGTCCGCAAGTGATCGAAATGCTTAAACTGTATCGTGATAATGGTTATCGTATCATTACATGCTCAGGACGTGAGGATGTTTGCGAAGAAGATACTCTGCAATGGTTGCGTGAACAAGGTATCGAACCTAGTGATCACTTTCAACGTGAAACTAATGATCGTCGTCCTGATCATGAAGTAAAGAAAGAGATTTTCTTCTCTGAAATTGCACCGCGTTATCATGTTGTTTTGGCAGTAGATGACCGTGATCAAGTGGTTGACATGTACCGCTCAATTGGTGTAGAATGTTTTCAGGTTAACTACGGAGACTTTTAATGTTTACCGATAAACTCAAGCAATTAGGCGAAGCACTTGCTAAACGTGGTTTTAATGTTGAAATTGAACCCGCACCAGTTAACCCGTTTGGTGATGAGCGTCGCAGTGTATATGTCATTATGAGCAATGATCATGGTGTGAATACATTCAATGTAAAACAGTATAGTGACGGATCGGTAGAATACTTTCGCGTATACGGTTAATTAATATGTGAGGATTATATTATGTTGTCACAAACTTACATGCAGATCGCCTATCTAATCGCAAAGAACTCTAAATGCGTTTCGTGGAAGGTAGGCGCACTGATCGAAAAAGACGGGCGAATCATTTCTACTGGATTTAACGGCACTCCAGCAGGGCAAGTAAATTGTAGCTGTCATGCACATAAAAGCGGTTGGCTGGATGATGACGGCAAAATGATCCCAGAAAAACGACCAGAACATAGTGCATGGTCACAGAAAAACGAGATCCATGCTGAATTAAATGCTATTTTGTTTGCTGCCCGTAGCGGTGTATCGATTGAAGGCGCTAGTATGTGGTGTACTGCTTCACCGTGTCCAGATTGCGCTAAAGCAATTGCAAACAGTGGAATTAAACATCTATACTATTGCGACACATATGATCGAAATGGTGGGTGTGATTGGGCTGATATTTTGGATAAAGCCGACATTACGGTTACGCGTATTCCAAAAGCATTATTGACTGATTTGAAGGGTATTGATAATGACTGAACAAATTGATAATATCGCACTTCGTGAAGCACTAAAGAAAATGTTTTCTGTCGGTACTCACTCTTTGCAGTTTACTAAGAAAGATGGTACTGTCCGAGATATGATCGCTACGCGAGATCCGGCACTGATGCCTTTCGAAACATACGAAAAGTGGTTAGTTCCTAATGTTGAAAAACCGCGTAAAGAATCAGAAACATCTTTGCCAGTATATGAAATTGCAGTTGAAGGTTTCCGTAGTATTGGGCTTGATAGTCTGATTAATGTAGACGGGCTGACTCCAGCGCAGATCGTTGAAATTTACGGTGGCAGTTGACAATGGAAACAAAAGATGATAATATCGTATTACCAGCGCCGGAAGAATGGAGACAAGCTGTAGGTTATCCGTGGTATGAAATCTCTAATTATGGTAGATTGAGATCTATTGACCGAAGTATCGAATTTTATAGAGAAGTTTCTCCCGGTAATATTAAGCTCGTAAAACAAAAACGGGCTGGTAAAATAATAAAACCAATTTTAGACCGATATGGATATTATTATTCAACATTGTCAAAACAAAAAGACAATGGTAAAATCTCAGTTAAAGCCGAAAAGATACATCGACTTGTAGCAAATGCATTTCTAGGAGACGTTACCGGACTTGAGGTTAATCACATCAATGGTGTAAAAACCTGCAATTATGTGTGGAATCTAGAAATAGTAACCTTACTAGAAAATATGAGACATTCATTTAGAACTGGACTCAATAACAATGTCGGTGAAAACCACTCACGGGCAAAACTGACAAATGCGCAAGTCGAAGAAATAATGCGGCTTAAAGGAAAAGTTAAGAAGCAAATTATAGCTGATATGTTTAATGTTTCTTATTGTTGTATAGCGCAAATACATTCCGGTCTGCGGCGAAATCCAAAGGTCGCGAAATATAAATAATTTACTATTGAGATGAATTGAAGAGGTAAGAAAATTATGACCGTTAAAACTCCTAAAGCACTTGGTGACTATGTGATCATTGAAGCTAAAGCGGAAAGCGCAGGGACCGAAGTAAAGAGCGATTTTGGTATTATCATCGAGCAAAAACGAACTATGGGAGAGATTCCTTTAGTCGGTAAGATTATTGATATCGGTGATAACGTTGATAAAGAATTGCTGGGCAAGACTGTATTGCTTCCTCATGGGAAACTTAATAAAGTTCCTCATCCAGACGTTATTAACGGCGTTAAGAAGGAAGAAGAGATCGACCTGAAATGGACTGTAACGCACAAACAGAATATTGTGGTAGTTTACGGTTAATGATTTTAAACGGCGGGTAATAATCCCGCTATATTTTGGCTATATGATTTTGTAAGTTATTGATTATTAAGGAATTTTTATTATGAAAACTATGAATGTAAACATCCAAGAAATCCATACCGAAGTATTCACCGAAGAAGACCAGTTTGGTGTATGGGTAAATCCTCATTCGATTACTATCGATATTCCTCATGACGATTATGATCCGTTCTCTATGATTAGCGAGATTAGTTTCAATGACTTCTGAAATTGATATCTATGCGGGTGGACCTTATCCATCGGGTGAATTGAGCAACTTCAATAAAAGACCATTCCGTCTATTTGGTTGCGATATTAACAGCACAGAAGGATTTTTACAGGGATTAAGATTCAAGAATCCAGAAAAGCAAAGAGAAATCTTTTTGATGCACGGTGGCAAGGCAAAAAGAACCGGAAGGACTGAAAAGATTGAGAATCACATGCTATATTTTCAGGGTCGCCCGATTCATCGAATGAGTGAGCATTATTACAGACTGGTGCACCTGGCATTTGTTACGATGGCACGGAATAACCCAGAATTTTGTAAAGCATTACTCGCTACCGGAAATAAGAAATTACGTCATAGTATAGGTGGAACTGATCCGTTAAAGACCATATTGACCGAATCAGAATTTTGTAGTATCCTCAATGATATTCGTGAACGTTTAACAAAACGAGGTGAAAATGTCAATTCTTAATATCATTAATCAGCTTGCAGCAACAGACAAAACATCGCTGAAAGAAAAGATCCTGAAAGAATCTGCAAGCAATGAAACACTGAAAGAATGCTTTTATCTGGCATATTGCAAACAGGTTACGTTTGGCGTAAAGAAATACGATAAACCATCGCGCTATTCGTCTGTATTGTCTTTATCCGGTGCATTACAAGTCTTTAAAAATAAACTTGCCACACGTCAAGTAACTGGTAATGCAGCATTACAGCTAGTTACCGATACTCTGACTTGCTTGTCAGAAGATGATGCTAAAGTTGCAATGATGGTCCTGAATCGTGACCTGGAATGCGGTTGTTCCGCTACCACTGCAAACAAGGTATGGAAGAAACTGATCCCCCAGCAGCCGTGCCACCTTGCATCGTCATGTTCTGATAAGACCATTGCCAATATCAAATATCCGGCGTATGCACAACTTAAAAGCGATGGCGCTCGTGGTATGGCTGATATTGACGGGGAAACATTAGCAATCTATACCCGTTCAGGTAATACCTATCAAGGGCTTGATGATTTGTTTGCGGTTTTAGAGAGTCTACGAGGCCGTGGAATTGTTCTAGATGGCGAATTGGTATATATGCCTACCCTTTCGCAAACACCAGCGCAGAACTTCGTTGAGAGCGTTTATGATGGTACTCTGTCATGGATATTTGAAGAAGAGGAAATGCCATTAACGCCAGTAGCGGAAGCGGTGAAAGAATCCGTTGTTGCAGATCGTCAGACCGGAAATGGTATCCTCAACAAATCACTGAAAGGAACTATTCCAAAAGAAGAAGCCCAATGTATTGTTTACACTGTCTGGGATGTTATCGACCGTGATGTGTATTACGGAAACGAGAAAGCAACGAAGCAATATAAAGATCGATTCGAAGAGCTAAAACAGATTGTTGAAGAACTTAACGATCCTCGTGTTCAGATAATCGAAAACACTGTAGTTAACAATATCGATGAAGCTCGCGAAGTATATCATCGCTATGTAAACATGGGCTTAGAAGGTATTATCCTTAAAAATTTACATGGTGTATTTGAAGATCGCCGTAGTAAAGATCAGGTTAAATTTAAAGAAGTGATTGACTTCGACGCGGAAATTGTTGATGTATATCCGCATAGTAAAGACCCCAATAAGGTAGGCGGTTTTACTGTCCGTAGTGCGTGCGGACGAATGATGACTAACACCGGATCGGGATTAACCGACACTACAACCGAAAAAGGTGATGATGGTACTGAACGTGTAATTCCGTTCGATCGTCGAAATGAACTCGACCGAGAAATGTTATGGACTGACCGTCATAACCTGATTGGAAAAGTCATTGAGATGACATGCAACGGGTATATCCGCAGCAAATCACGTAAAGAAGATGAACCGGAGTTCTCTTTATTTCTCCCAATCATCAAACGTATTCGCTACGACAAGACCACTGCAAATACAGTAAAAGAGGTATTCGATGTGTGATAATGAAGGGGCGAAAGCCCCTAAACCTAAAAAATTGTCAAAGAAAGAGCAACGCCAGATCCTGAAAATGAAATACGGTGGGCGTTGTGCCTATTGTGGCGAGGAACTAGGGGATCGCTGGCACGCAGACCATATCAAACCAGTATTGCGACGCTCAAAGGTAGTCTATGATGAAAATGGACGAATTGCCCGTAATGATGATGGGTCGTGGAAGTATAAGGTTGTAGGAATGCATAAACCGGAACATGATATACTTGATAACATGAATCCGGCGTGTGTACAATGCAATCTTTATAAAAGCTGTATGGGCTTAGAATACTGGCGTAAGTGTATACGCGAGAACTTCCAGAAGTACATTCAGCGCAATATGGGATTGCGAGCGGCTAAACGCTTTGGCTTGCTGTCAATTCATGACCAGCCAGTAGAATTTTATTTCGAAAAGTACGAGCGCGAGCATCAAGAAAAATAATTCAAAAAAGTTGTTGACAGGGGATCACGTATCCCCTATACTACACACATCAAAACGAAACACACTTTCTTAAACGGAGAATCAAAAATGAAATACATCGTAACGCTGCCAATGATTGACTTCGACGGAACCATGAACACCCAGAAGACCATGAGCGCGGAGAACCAACTGAAAAACGCTACCCTGATTCGTGAAGTTCGCAAGGCACTGGCAAAAGAATTTAACACCAAAATTCATTCTGTAACTGGCGAACGTTTCGCGGATCATCTTGATATCAATATCAAACCAGTGCGCAACGGTGTTATCTCTGTAACAACCAACCGCCCACATGCTGACGCTGATAATCTGACCGCTCGCGCAGAAGATGTAATTATGACCGTTATCATGGAAAAACTTTAAAAAAAGTTGTTGACAGGGGATCGGGAGATCCCCTATACTACACACATACCGAAACGAACTAGGAGAATCAATCATGAACTTCAACGAAATCATCGCTAAAATCCGCTACAACGAAGAAACCATTGAACTGATGCAAAACAATATCACCAATGGATATATGATTGCAGCGTCACAAGAAATCATTGATTTGACGGTAGCAGAAAATGCTCAGTTGAAACATCAACTTTCAACGGCTGGCGTGATTGTTATGTAATAAAGAGAGGTGACTAAATGGCAAAAGTTCAGGTAGGTATGGTCTTCAAAATGGAAGACCATACCGTGGAAGAGATGAAAGGCGCAGTATTGAAAGTAATTAATTCAATGTTGCGTAGTGTGCTTTACATCAACTTTATCGACGGTGATGTGTGGTGGGCTAGCGATAGCGTTAAATGGGACGAGGAAGGTAGTCTGGTTATCAAGTTCTACAAAGGCCATACTCACTGGTTAGGGTCCGAGGATGTTGTAGAAGTTCTGGCGGTTGATGTTATGCCAGGCGAGATCGAAAGTCTTAGCGGAACCGCAAAAGAAGCATTGACACGCCATTTTGTGTGATATAACATAACAATCATTGGGAGGGGTAATACTCTCCCGCAAATTGAGGATAATATTATGTGTGGTCTTAAAATGGTTGCTGAATATAAGCGAACTGGTAATGTTATGATGTATCGACGCAATGCCAACGAAGAATGGAAACCTTCAAACCGCATTAAATCCATCCAGACGTTTATGAATAACATCAAAGAAAACCTTTTCGTTAAGCGTGCTGGTGTTGGACATTGGGAAGTTTACGAAGCTGTATAATTTTGAGGAAATTACTATGGAACATACTAATTTGTTTGTAGCCGAACCTTTCGTTGAAGGCAATAAAAATCTGGCTAATACCGTTATTCTTTATGAAGATTGGATCTTTTACATCGACGAGCATTTAGATGTATTTTGTCGCACAGATAAAAGTGACCAATTTCCAATTGAAAAAAATCGAACATCAAATCATTGGTACGGCGGGAATGACGAAACCGACCTAGCTATTGTTCTCGAATCAGGCGTAGAATCTGAACATGCCAATGAAGTGGCAGACAAATTTATGAAATACGCATATAAAGCATTATAAAGTTGTTGACAGGGGATCGGTGATCCCCTATAATGCACACATACCAACGAGATAAAGGAGAATCAAAATGTTCCAGACTAAAGCAGAATGCGAAGCATACATTGTAGCAACCCACGGTGAAGACTACCTGAAATTCGATATCGTAGTGGCACAGAAGATCACCGGAATGGTTGCAAAATATCTGGGTGTTAAAGAAGGTTACTATCCAAGCAACGCACCGGAAATTAACAAATAATCGTTGACAATGATTAAAGGGAGTAGTAAGATACTCCCATCAAGACAACAAACGGAGAATCAAAATGAAAGCTATCGAAGTTCAGAAGTACATGGAAATCATCGTTGAAGGTAAAGCACATTTAGTGTTGACTACTCACGTAGGATATGATAAAAATGTGTATATGCTGGTAGACAATATCGGTTGGATGAAGTTTAATCCTAACGAGAATGTACAAGCTCAAGAAATGACCATCCCTTTCTAAGAGGAATATATTATGATGCGAATTACTGCAACGCTGGATAAGACACACAAAGAAAGATTTTTCGGTATGATCTTAAAAACGCCGATTTTCGATAATTACCTTTATGTTGACTATAACGGTCACATTAGCTATAAATGTAAAAATGATATTCGTGATTCCTTTGGTGATAAATCACAAGCTGATATTCACGATCATTGGTGGACCTTCGACGAACCTTTACGTATTATCGCAGTTGATGTAAAAACAATAAAAGAAGCTGATAAGGTAGTTAACGATTATGAGCAAATTTAAAGACTACAAAGCATATCAACAGATCTTGCGAGTATACGCACCAGAGTTCGCCGAAAAGATGATGGAAGATGCATCAAAATGCCCGTCCTTTTCTGGAAACAAAAACCATTATTCGACTGGTATTGTATCATGGAAAGAAACCGCATATACTCAACAATGGATAGATGTGTTTTCAAAAACTCTTGAGTGGTGTTAATTATGAGCAAATTTAAAGATTATCGAGCATATAAAGCGATCTGCGATATATTCGATGAAAAGACCGCTCATGAAATGATGGAAGATGCAGAACAATATGAATCATTCGTCAATTCCAAAGATTGCACAGTAAACGGGGTTGTGTGCTGGAAAGATACAAAGTATGAAGAAAAATGGATTACTGTGTATTACGGAGAACTAGAATATGAAATTAACTAAAAAGATTTTCCCAGAATTGCGTAACTGTCTGTTACTGGTTACTGAATATAAACCTTATACGATCTATTTGTATGTTGATGAAAATCTGAAAATCCGTTACTATGATTATACGTCTCCAGTGATGAAATCATTTGCTCACTCGATAGCAAATAACTGTATGAATCACAATCATTGGGTATCAGAAACTGATGACGATGCGTCAGAAGTTGTAGTGGTTGCATGGAATCTATCACCAGCGGAAGCAGATCAAGCACGCATTAAGCATTATGCGAAAAACAATTGGTTTGACCTTATAAGTGAGGACTAATATTATGTTCAAAGTAGGTGATAAATTTATTCTTAGTCGTGATATTCTCCCTAATCTGAAAGGTTGTATCATCAATCCTAGTAAAAATTCATGGTTTTATCTGTTTATCGACGACAAACTGAATGTACGCGCAGAATATAAAGAAGGTCTTCGTACTGGACTAGGTTTCTTTCACGACCATGATCATAGCCATTGGCTAAACGGTGGATTCGAAGCAACGGTGCTAGCGGTTGATGTGACTTACACGAACATCATAGAAAAATATCAAAAAATTATTTTATAAAAAGTGTTGACACCAGATCGGGGGTATAGCATAATATCCCCATCGAAACGAGATACACTTTCTAACTAGGAGAATCAAATTATGGCATACATCACTATCACTCTGAAAGTTAACAAATTTGCTCACGCTGCACACGAAACCGACAATGCAATCCGCAACAATAAGTTTGCACGTCTGGTACGCGATGCAGTAGCTAAAGAGTTCAACTTCAAATTTGCAGATGGTAAAGTTATCACTAAATGGACTCATGACGGCGAAACTAAAGTAGAACTTGCTGACAACTTCGCAAATCAGGAATATGCACACCGTCGCATTAATGAAATTATCAGCGACGAACTCTACTACGGTGTACAGGAAGGACTGTTTTAATATATGGGGGCGTTAACGCCCCTTTTCATCCAACTATTGAGGATAATACTATGAAAGATAATATCTTTGAATTTACCCGCGAAAATCTCCCAATGTTCCGAAAGTCTCTGCTTAAGCTAGAGAACAGCAATTACGATGTATATTTTTACATCACCGAAGATCTAGAGATCCTTTACGCTGATTACCCAGGTCCGATCCGTACCTTCGAAGAAGCATCGCAGTATAAAAATATTCACGGTCATGAGCACTGGTTACGAGAAAACCCAGGTCGCAAGAAAGCACGCGTTAAAGTGCTGGCGATTGACATAACACCAGCATACGCCGACCGGATTGCACAGAATGATTATTTGTCTAAATGATTTTATTAGCCGACCATAGCGTCGGCTTTTTTATTGCATAAAATTTTAAAAAAGGCATTGACACCAGATCCTGTGTATAGCATAATACACCCATCGAAACTAGATACCACTTAGGAGAATCAAACAATGGCACTGACTAAAACCACTACCAACTTTGCAAAACGTCACGGCTTCGACCTTGAAATCAATAGCTTTAACGATTACACCCTTCTGTGTGTATATGAAATCGAAAATGATTGCGAGTGGATGTTCAGCTATCGCGTAAACGAAGACGGATCTTTCACTTGGAACGGAAATATCTATCTTGCACAGGAAGTAAAAGAAGAACTTCCGGCGACTATCAAAGATGAGAAACATTTACGTCAAGTTTTAAAATTTATTTCTGAAAATATCTAAAAAGTTGTTGACACCAAAGTAAGAACATAGCATAATACACCCATACCGAAACGAACTGGAGAATCAAAAATGAAATTCATCAAAGCAACCGAAATCCTGAAAAACAAAGAAGCATACATCGGAAACATCGTTGGCATGAACATTCGCGGCGCTGGTAGCCAGTGGACCAAACTGGTTGATGTTAAAGCTAAAGGCGATAAAATTGAGTTCACTGTAAAAATGCTTACTCATAACGCACATATGGGTATCAAGACAAAAACGATGGCAGCAGATAAAAGCATCAACTATCAAGATCTGGGCGATTGGCTGAACTGGTGCAAAATGCACAACATCGAAACTAATCACGAATAATTTTAAAAAAGTTGTTGACGGGGATCGGGAGATCCCCTATAATACACCCATACCGAAACGAAATAGGAGAATCAAAATGTTCGAGACTAAAGCAGCATGTGAAGCATATATCATTGAAACCCACGGCGAAGATTATCTGAAATTTGACATTGTAGTAGCACAGAAGATTGTAGGGATGGTTGCGAAATACCTGGGCGTTAAAGAAGGTTACTATCCGAGCAACGCACCAGAAATTAACAAATAATTTTATAAAAAGTGTTGACAGGGGAGGATAACTCCCCTACAATACAACCATCAAGACGAGATACCACTTAGGAGAATCAAACAATGGCTAACATCGAAACCGCAAAGAAAATCGCTAAAGACCTGAACGTTAAAGGCTTCCGTAAACTGAAATTACAGCGTGTGCGCTACACCATCGGCAAACAGTGCTCTTTCATGAGCGAGGAAGTTGCTAACAGCCTCATTGATAACCTGATTGCGGCTGGCTGGGAAGTTACGGATCTGAAAACTTGCCGCGAACTGGCTAACAAAGGTCTTTTAGATTCTGTTACTATCAAACCAATGGGGGCAGCGTGAAAAGAAAATTAATTAAACGCAATAAGGAATTTCTTAATAACTGCATTAAGGCCGCTAATGGTTGGCCTTTGTTCCTCTTCCTTTATGATCGGCATTCTAAACAATCGGCTGAGGAAGCACGATACTATAAGAAGATCAGAAAAGAATCATATACAAAACAAGGCCGCACTAACGGACTTTACTTAATGTGGCACGGTAAAGAACCGACTAAAATCTGTGCTGGGTTAAAGGGTCGTATATGAAACAAAAATTAATATTCTGCAACTTTGACGGATCGGGGATAATGGGGCTAGAATGGGCTAAAGCAGGTCATAAGGTAGTCTGCTTTAATGCGGATGACGCCGACCACGGTACATACAAAAAGTATAATACCAGATTTGAACATCCAAACATTACCTATGTAAACACCTGGATTGATTTGAACTGGCTGGAAAGAGCAATGGACCTTGAATGGGGGAAACCGGATATTATATTTGCATTCCCACCGTGCACCAATTTAGCTGTTAGTGGCGCTGCACACTTTGAACGAAAGAAACGAGAACAAGGACCATTGATTCAAGTTCATGATGTACGGGCAGCTAAAATAACCGCTTATTTGGGTGAATGGCTAGGAGTTCCCTATATGATAGAGAATCCTGTAAGCGTTATCTCTAGTATGTGGCGTAAGCCTGATTACATGTTCCATCCGTGGGAATATGGCGGTTATTTGCCGGAAGATGATAAGCATCCTACGTTTCCTGAGTATATTGCCGCCCGTGATATGTACCCGAAAAAGACTTGCTTATGGACCGGACAAGGCTTTATAATGCCAGAAAAGAAACCGTTGCAGATTAATAAAGGGTACAGCAAACAGCATTCTAAGCTAGGCGGGAAAGGAACCAGAACAAAGACTATCAGGTCACTTACGCCGCGAGGATTCGCAAAGGCAGTATTTGAAGCCAATAAGGATCTATAATGAGATTGTTTAAGTATTCTCTAACGTCAAATTACGATAAACAAGGTCATTGCATCCGTTGCCCTGATTGTCATAGCCATAACATCGAAAGCAAGATCACTGATCATATTGATGGACTTTGGTCGCCAGCAAGTGAAATAGAATACTATTGCGCTGATTGTGGAATTGTAGTAGCATATTGGGCATACGGATCATATGATCCTTACTTCCAGATGGGAGAGCGTTCAATCCCTGCGCTTATCTGGAGAATTAAGAACAATATCCGCCATTCATGGGATGAGTTCTTAAAAGATATTGATTTACGTGATGATCCATTCAGGAGACTATAATATGAACCGTTTAACGCCTAAACGCCGTTACTATACCAATACTAAAAACTTTGTCATCTCTGTTTACGAAGCATGGTTAGAAGATGGCTATATCAACATGAACCCAGATTATCAGCGTCCTTTGGTATGGGACACAGAAAACAAACGTATGTTTATCGAAAACCTGATTAATGATTTTCCGGTTGGTGCTATCGCAATGGCTAAGATTGATGATGGCTCTCGCTATGAAATCGAAATCGTGGACGGTAAACAGCGTTTAAACGCAATATTCTCTTTCATGAAGGATGAGTTTAGCATTGCTGGTAATGATGATTATATGCTGTATTACAGTGATTTTACGCCAGCAGAAAAGCGACGTTTCCGAAATCTCGGACTACCCGCGATCATGATGGAAGAGAGCACACGAGAAGACCGATTAGAGTATTTCTACAAAACAAACTTTTTCGGTGTGCCTCAATCGGAAGAACATCGCCAGCATGTGATTGCCCTATTGCAAGATGAGCAATTAAAAAATAACTAAAAAAGTTGTTGACAAGGGATCGGTGATCCCCTATAATGCACACATACCGAAACGAACTACTAATGAGTATCAAATGGCTAACATCGAAATCATCATTACCGACGTAACTTATGACCGCATCAACGAAATCGGTACTGCATTACTGGAAGATGGAACAACTCGCACCATCAACTACGCAGAATACGTTGAAATGCGCGGTTGGATTAAACGAGTAGGAAAATATATCCTGATTGAAAAAGACTATTCAGGATACACCTTAGAGCAATTGCTTGATGGTGCATTATAATAAAAGGGGGCGTTAAGCCCCTTTTTCATAAATATAGGTTTATAGGTTATCAACTAGAGGATATAAAATGTTTAACTTAGAAATCGACGATCTAATGATTGAATCTTTCGAGAAATGGCTGTTGACGGAAGAGGAAGAAAACTTTGGCAGTATTGCTCCGGTACAATGCTTAAAGCCTAAGCAGAATCCTAAACAGCTTTTTGCAGTACAGACACGCGATAAAGATGTGATTGTCCGTCTTTGCAACTTCACCAACAAAACACCTAAAATTATTCGTATGGGTGACAAGACCGCACACGTTGTACTGTGTGAAATGAACAAAAGCGGTCGTATTGTACAGCTTAAAAATGGTCTAGGTGATAACCCGATTGCAGTTATGGCAAGTGCTTTTGATGTGGTTATGGAAACAGCCCGTAAAGCGCAATTAGACGCTGTTATGTTCCGTTTTAACGTATCCCGCATGAAAGGTAAGACCGAACTGGTTAAGCGCGTTATAGAGCGTTTGGTGCGTCGTACACCGAAGTTTGAAGTATTCCAGCAGGAAGTAATGACCAGCAAAAAGATCGCTTTAGTTGTTGTCAAACGTCGCGGGATGGCGATTGATAAGATTAAAGGGATTAAACTTGATGAATCCTTGTTCACTAAAGTAGAAAGTGATTTAGGTGATCGCTGGGTATCTAAGGCTACTGGTGAATCTCTGACTAAAGATGAGGCGTATGCGGCTAGTCTTGTGTCAGAAGAAGAACGAAACGCGGAAGCAGAACAACGCGTAGCGGCTAAATCTCGTTTGACTAAAGAAGAAATGCTGAAAACTCAAGCGACCTATAACAGCGACTACGTGAATCATCCAGAAAAAATTAATCTTAAACCGGAAGAAGATATCACCGAAGCCGAACCTAAGAAACAGTTTAATACTCTGATTGACCGTCAAGCCTTAGAACGTTCAACCGCCCGTTCTCTGAATGACTGGACAAGTGATATTATCACTCGCTATGGTTTCATGCGTACTATTTTTGAAAGCGAAGCCGATGCAAAATACGCAGTAAGCGAACTGGTAAAAGTTCAGGATCAATATGATCCGTTGTCTGCGGAAGTTATCGCAGCCTCAATCAAACGCTTAAAAGAAATCATGAGCGAGGAAGTATTCGAAAACAAGATCACCGCCCTGGCAATGGATCGAGTAGACCAGTCTATGCCAGCAGATGTAAAAGCTGAAATGCTGCGTAGTCATATCACCCAGATTAAAACCGATGCCCTTCGTAATGTTGCGTCCGGTATGTTTGAAGCAATTGCTAGCAACATGGGTGAAATGATGGCAGATATTGATCTTGATCTGCCGGGCGCGGAAGGTTTTGTGTTGAGCGAATATGCCGATGCAGCATACATCAATATGAACAACTTCCTAACTGATCGCAAGCTGGAAGAGTTTGAGGGAATCGCAGATCCAGAAGAATTGGTCAAGATGTGCGATGCACTGGATAATGCCTTCTCTAACTATGGTGTTAAACTTGATCCGGGTACTATTCTGTATCGTGGTATGGACTTCCGGTCGCAAATGTGGGAAACTGCACGTAAGCAAAAAGCGTTTTACTTTAAAAACTATGTGAGCACTTCCCTTGCGCCTAATATTTTTGGTGGCTGGAATGCAAACGTGGCTAGTGCCGTTGCTGGTGTTGATTCTATGGCTGGCTCTCGCGGTGAAGGTGGCGCTAATGTTGCTTTCTCTATCGCTGGCGCGGAAAACATCCCTGTATTGCCAGTAGGTAACAAAGCATTTGCTTACAAAGAATGCGAGATTTTACTTCCTCGCGGTGTTGTGTTATCCTTTGATACGGTAACTCGTGCTACGGCATCGACGGATTCACAAGAAACTTATTACATTGAGGCACATATTATGAACAAAAGTGAACTGGCAGCATTACAAGAATCTGGTGAGATGATCGCGGACGGTGATGCATTCATCCGTGAGGGTGTTGTTAAACCTGCTTCTGACCTGTCTTTCTCCAGCTTCATTAGCGAAGCTAAAACCGAACGTAAGAAAGCAGATAAGGCAACTCTACGTCAGCTTATCGCTGATCTGGTATCTGTAGACGCAATGCCAGATAAATTTAAAATGTAATTTTTAAGAAATAATGGTTGACTCAAACGGGGACTAGTTTTATACTAGCCCCGTTTTCTGTTATATGGGAGGTTTAAAATGTTCAAGAAATTACAGGATTTTCGTCTTTCAGAAGAATCACGCGAATCAATGATGGAACGTATGGATAATTACATCGAAACATATGACATTGAGGGGATTAATGGTTACATGATCACTGAGATGATCAGCGATCAGATTAACTTTGATGATTATGTGAAGGTTATCCGCTTCCTTGAGCGTGAGACACAAGATTATGGATTTGTCAAGAAAATCATTAATGTGATGTATGAAGTACACTCCGAAGACTTTGGAGATAATGTATTCAAACATTACAAACATAACAACATAACCCCAGCAGAATATAATGCAATCTGTGATTATGTGTCCGAACAATACGAATGGGTAAATGGTGCTCTCTTAGGGGAAGAAGACATGACCGATGAGATATCAGAGATTGTTGATTTGATGGATTGTGTCATGGATAAAACCGAAAAGTTAAACGGTACTCTTTATCGCGGTCAACATCTTGACATTCAGACAATAGAGCGTATTATTGAAGATAAGGAATTTACCTTTAAAAACTTTGTGTCAACCAGCATGACACCAATCATCTTTGGAGGATGGCTATCAAACAGCACTAGCCTTTATTGCGAGAATCGATATGAATCAATGACCGGAAAGATGCAACATTCTTGTAATGTATCATGGGTAATTGACGTAAAAGATCATAAAGGTTTTGTTGTTGGGTCAATTGCATGGAACCCTTGCGAATGTGAAGTAATTTTACCGCGCGGGACTTGCGTCAAGGTAAACGACGTAGTAGAATCTTTCGGCGATGAGAATCGTAGACAATTTACAATTTTCGGTGAGGTGACTAAATGAAAATGATTAAACTGATTGGTCTTGCGGCTGCATTCATGCTTACTGGTTGTGCCAACATGGAAGCTATGATGAATGCTAAATCAGATCCGGTTTTCTTGCTTCGTGAATGTAAAGCAGCATATGCAAGTGATGATCAGATCGAATCATGCTTTATTTCTAAAATGGAACGTCGAGACGTGGATCGCGTTAAAGTTGGTTTAGCACCACAAACGCAGATGTTCAAGGATGCAATCAAAGAAGCGCGGGAAGAGAAAGCACAAGAAGAAAAGAAGCGTCAAGAAGAATTGCGCAAGCAGAAAGAAGAGTCTATACAACTTGAGAAGATGAAAGCGCGGGATCGCTGTATTATCATGTCTGACATGCAGATAGAGCAAGAAGCAAGAAAGGCAGCATTAAACGGTGATTATGACCGTTATGAAGAACTTAACAGCGCAGAATTTCAAACTAAGGCACTAAAATATTGCAATGATTTAGCAAAATAAAAAGGCGGGGATTATCCCCGCCTTTCGCTTATTAGAACCAGTTGGTGACAGTATTCACCACACGCCCACCAACGCCATTTAGACGCGATAAAGCATTACCAGCAGCAGATAACCCACTATCAAGTAAATTATTGCCGAAAGTGTTTGTTATTGCGTTTATTGCCTTATCCTCAATCCATTCTCGCGCGGCTTGCTCTCCTACAGCACCAGTTTGCATAGTCCTATACGCAAAAGTAACATCGAATGTTGTAATTTCGTTGTTGTTTTCATAGGTTAATTCCGGTGCACTCACACCAACAGGAACACAACCATTAAACATCATGATCGTGTGAGGGACTCCCATTCGGTTATGTAAGTTGACCTGAATATCCGCTTCAACGTCAACAGGAAGCGCACGAAGCCCTGTGACGGGGTCTTCTACTGAGTTAACCCAATCTTGCATTGCTCTATAGTTTGATGCGCTAGAGTCCATTCTAAAGCTCAACACAAGCGGATCAAAATCACGTCCGGTAATTCGAATGTTTGGTGCATTGTGGTTACGGTCCATTTCATAATTCAATCTGTTTTCTGGAACCTTAACAGCATACACCAGAAGACCGCTTGTCTTATATGCCATATTGAACCAGTCAAGCGCATATGTACCAACATCAAATTGCCCCAGAAGAGATTGAACTACGCGGGATGACATTGCACCTAAAAGATACTTTTTGACACCGGATGAATCAACAGCACGCCTAACACCCTGTACAGCAAGATTTGTTAATGCGTCAGTATAATCACCACGAGTAATCCCGAAATAGTCATTTAATGCATTTGGTATAATATCATATACCGCACCGCCCATACTTTCTAGGATCGCTTGTGTCTTATTACTTGGAGTGGTGGCAAATGCCACGCTGAATAAGTTGGATCGCTGAAAGTCAAGGTTAGCGGCTTGTTCGTTAAAATCATTTAAATCAAACATTATACCGCACTCCCAAATATAGTACCACGGGAAAGTGTCAAGATCTCTCTAAATGATACTTCCAGAACAAAGGTACTCGGCAAGTTAGGAGAAATAGCAAGGCCATTAAACTTACCATCCGGCGACTTGTCCAGACGTACACTTGAGATCTGAGCGGGACCAAATGCATCGCTACGCCCTTCAAACGATGTACGCTTACCGAAGTTAGAGATCATCCATATTGTCGGGTTAGATACAGTAATTGCGTTTGATAGAAAATCGGTGATCCCTTCAAACAGAGTATCATTTCTCTTCGCTTCCTCTGGGGTGGATTTTCTCAATAGTGTATTTTTATACCACGCATCAACTTCCGCTTTTAATTCTTTTGCGGTGCTGGAAATACCACTAGATCCATAAGACAATTCTAAAAACGTTTCGTATATGATCAGAATATTGCGAAGGTCTTCAATACTACGTGGGGTTAAATGCCATACGTAGTTTTTAGTTCGTGCGTCAGCACCAGCATACATGCTTCGCGCAGTATTATAAATCTGTTCACCGTGATCGGCAAGGTATCCACCAGTAATACTTTCGATACCACCAAAAACGGCAGTAGATGCCATATTAGAAAGAGCACCGCCTAAAGTACCACCGCCGCGAGAAATGACAGATTCACCAACATCATTAAACTTATGGCTAGCAGCGTCAACGTCAGATTGACTACGAGGAAGAAGAATATTAGCAATTGCCTCGCGGTCAAATGCAGCATTTCTCCCTCCCAAATTTAAATCAAAACCAGCGATATTAACGCTACCGCCAAAACCGCTAGCAACATTTTTCTTTTTCCTGAAATCACGCAACGATCCAGTAGTACGAGATGTATAATCGTATGCAGTGAATAACAGACCATTATTATATAAGTCGTTGATATAATAACCGCTAGCATCATTACCGCTAGCACGTTCAGCGGGGAATTGAGCGGTTAATGTTTTCCCTTTATTTTTTGAGGTAAAACCAGCGGAGGTTTTAACCCCCGCTTTAAAGCTATCAACGGCATCATTGATAACACTAATTTTCATTAAAAGTTCCCCATATTAATTGTACCGGGGGCATCAATTCTAGTTGTTGGTGCACCCTGTTTAACAGTTCTATTGTTTGTTACAATTTGTGTATTATTTACGTTTGAGGTCTGATTTGTCGTTTGTTGCTGGATTGCAGCTTGTTTCTGCATTTGTTCAGTACGTTCCGCTTGTTTTGCTGTTTCCGTTTCAGTTGCAGGAACAGGATTAGCTGGAACCGCACCCTTAGTTTTATCAGCATACATCTCATCAAATTTTTCAATAAGACGCTCTAACTGAGAACGATCACTTTCAACTAATGTAGGATCTTGAACTTGCTCACGGTAAACATCAATATCCTTTTTCAACTCTCCCATTCTTTCTTTGTCATAGTCACCGCTCAAATTCTCCATAACTTCATTAATATTATTGATCGCGCCCTCGCTTTTAATTCTAAGTTTACGACTAGCAGATCGTTGTTCAGCAGAAACAGACTTATATTCCCCGCGTTTTAATTCTTCTTGTCGTTTCTCTGCGTCAACATCCTTTTGATCTCGCCAGCCCAGACTAACAAGACCTTCGTTAACTTTATCCTTAATAGAATCCCCAATAGCTTCGCCAATATCACGGGCTTTTCCGGTCCAACCAGTACGCTCTCCATATTTGTCTTCTTCATGTTCAGACTCGACCTTATCCATTAATTCGAGTTCTCTTTCATTTGGCGTATAGCCTTGAGCGACAGCAGACTTTAAAGCACCGTATTCTAACTTATCGGCATAATCACCCATACCAGGGATCATGCGAAGAATTTTAGCAATACCAGTAGTGATAATTCGATCAAGTTGGATAAAGGTTTTATAGAATGCATCACCAATACCCATAACAAGAGATTTAATTAACTCTCCATATTCGCCTTTAGACCAATAATCTCGAACTTGACGAATAGTTGTTAGAATATCACTAATTGGTCCAGCCCATTCTCCGGCTTTATCCATAAATTCACTGAATTTTGTCTCGAATAAATCGCTCCAATATCTGAAATGAACCATCAGGGTATCAATGACAAAAACAATACCCATCAAAATAGCACCCCATTTTGCGGCTTCTGCCATAGCGGTCAAGGTGATCTTAAATAACATCCCTAAGACCTTATTAGAGATACCTATGGTTTCTTTAAATCCTCCACGAACAACTTTAAGAAGATTTTCCATAGAATCGGCATTACGCTTATCTGTGGCGTTCTTTTTCTTCCGTTCCTCAACATCTGGTTTTTTCTTTGGAAGACCTTGATAGTTGTCATTATTAGGCTGTTCCGGTACAGTAGGCAAAACTGGCTGAGGTGATGGCATTGTTTGCGGTTGTTCCGGTTTTTTCAGTGCTTCTTCAATCGCACCAATACCGCTAGCCATTTTACTGACAACACCAAATCTACGTTCCATCATAACACCAAAACCACGTAATTTCTCATTCATCTGAGAAGAGAAATTATTGAGTTTTTGCAATTCTTCATAAGTTTTTTTGGTATTGCCAGCGGTAGATTGTGTATTTTCTGCCGTCAATTCATTGGCTGCGGTGTTATCCTCTACCGCACCAACAACTTCATTAGATTTTTGTTCTACTGTCTCCGCCACCAATTCGGTAGCGGCTTGCAAATTATCAATAGAATCAAGTTTATCTAATTTGTTAAGTTTATCAATCGGGTTTTCTTCCGCTTCCTTGCGCATCCCGCGAAATGATGTTAATGCGTCATTCATGATAGGCGATCCAATATGTTAATTCCACCATAGATAGTACCTTCCGGTGTATCCAGTGCAATAGTTTTTCTTAATCCTGTAGCCCAATCCATAATAAAAGCTGGGAAATCATGGAAGTCTACACTAGGATCGTGATAATGATGACTCAAGAAATCAGCGTCATCGATAATGGGGTCAGAAGTATACATTGGATTTTTAAATTTAAAGACTTTACCATTTAAAGTAAATTCAGTCTCTGTACAAATATACACATCAGACAGCTTAAGACCGTCTTTTTCTTCCAGACACTTACCATTAAACGCACAAAGGTTAAGCATAACCAATTCAGACTCGGCAGCGTTTAACCCAGGACAGATTGAATCAAGAAGAATCTTTAATGTTTCATCACAGCTACGAACATCTTTTAATAATCGATGTTGCTTAATCCCCATTTTTGGGATCTTGATATGTTTCCCGTTTATCTCTAATTTTTTTACAGGAACAACAAATTTTAACATAGGTTTAGTTTCTGTCATTATATCTTACCTTCAAATTTGACTTCCTGTAATTCTTCGCTGTTACCGATCATATACAGGTGAGTTAATGATTGCTCTCGGCTAATTTCATGCACCACTTCGTCAACAATAAAATCATTGCGTGCTTGTTGCTTCTCATCAAAGAATCGAATAACCATACCGGGGCGCAACGAAAAATTACCGTGACACACGGCGGTAGCATATGAATCATATTGTTCTATTGTGGCGAGTTTAGACCCTTCCAAAAACGCATTCTTATAAGTTAAATCACCATAAGCTCCACCATGAGCAAAGTGTGCAATATTATCCCCATTACCAACAATAATTTTATTATACTGCTTAGTAACAAAATCAATAGTTGTGTATGTCACATTGCTAAATGAATTTTTAACTTTAGCATTGCTCTTAGTCTGCCACTCGAAATTAAAAACCATCAGATTAGGCGACATATCAATAAATTGCCCCATGAGTCTAGGCTCACAGATTATAGCTGGTATTGGCTCATTTTTTAATATTGTATCGTGTCCAGCGATCGTTATACCATCAAAATCTTCCCAGCAATACACGAAAGACTCGGTTTCTACGCTTTGCCCGTATGCCCTCACAAAATCCATATAGTCATTTATGGTACTAACCCACGGACAACGAGGAATAACAACGTTATCACCCTTTATAGTAGGTTTCCATAAAGGAACTTCCTTATAGATGGCATCAATCATGCTAGTTACGTTATTAACAGCGTTATTTGTCAATGAGCGGGAAAATTTAAGGTTTAGTGTTTCGTGATAGCTCTTTAACTGGAATGTTAAAATGTTGTCGGATTTTTGGTCAATTGTTACATTACTATGAGAGATCCCATAGATTCGGTTAAACACTTCATCTGTATTAGCAGTTGATAGCGAAATCTGAATGATCTCTCTCCCGTTTAATTTTGTATGCATCGCCTTATTATCATAGAATTGCAACAATCCTTCGTTCACCCCACGAATAGAATCACGCAGAGTCATTGTAACAAAGGTAGCACCCAATTCTATAAAGCGATGATTTAGAAATGCCTCATAATCCTGATAAAGTTTTATTGAGACATTAGGAAACCCCGTTCTTTGCATTATTTGCCTCTTTTACGTCTTTCTCGACCAGTGTCAGTGCAATGTTTCTCTCGACCGGTAACATATCCATAAGATCACTGATAGAATAATTTGATTTTGCCAATAGATGGTTTATTCGATAAAAGATGAATAACTCATCTGGATTCAACAACAATTTGAATAATGGAAGAAGACCTATGTATTTCAGGTCATGACTTTCACAACAAGATATCTTTTGTTCGATCTTGATTGTGTGCATCTGCTTAACAACTTCTTCAAATTCAGCAAATGAGATTGAATCGATAACCTGTTCTCTAACTTCTTCCGGTAATTCAGTCCATAGATAATCATTAATACCATCAGATACACGCTCTATCGCATCCAGAAACGTTTTTGCATAGTCGGTTGATGGTTTAACATACCGGAAAGTTATTTTAAGCCCTGCGGCCTCTAGAACGATTGGTTTTAGTGCTTCAACCTGTAAGTTAAGCAACATTTTTCTTTCTTTGTTGCAAGTCGGGCAAGTAAAACAAAGCGGTATTTTAGTTTTACCAATTGAACTAGTAAAGACATTCAGGAAAATATATTCACGAAATGCCGGATCTACTTCTGGATATATTTCTTCTAATAGCTCATCAAGAATCGTTTGTTCTTCTTCTGGATTCATCTTAATTTCAGTTGACACCAGAAGGAAATCTCTATAATCTTTTACCGTGAATGGTTTAAATCTCTGCACACCTTCCGGTAGTTTTATTCTGATAATATTCATGGTATAATCCCCCTTTCGGGTATTTATAAAATACTAAATAATTCTATGTGTTTATAAAGGGTGTTTTATTATGCAATACTTTTTCAAGATCCAATTAGGCGAAAAGTTGATACACGCCCGTGCTTTCACCTTCGGCGAATTTCAAAAACTGGTAGCAGCAAAAGAGACTGGCAAGCTGTCAGAGGTTGTTATAGAGATCATACATGAATGTACGGGGATCAATGCATTAGAGCTAGAGAAATGCGAAGCAGAATATATTTTTCTTCTCTTATGGTGTCACAGCCTCAATAAGATGAAAATTGATGCTACTTGGGTGTGTGGTGTATGCAATAAAGAGAAAGTATACTCTCTTGATGTTTCACGCACACAGATACCAGAAGTTGAACCGTATATTCTGGACTTAGGGCAAGTAAAAATAAAATTTCGTCAACCTAAGTTTACAGAAGATGTTGATATTATGCAGATGGTAATTGCATGTATCGAATATATCGTGATCGGCGATCAGCAATTCAATATAGACGACCTGAACGCACAGGACTTTGACCGCGTGCTGGATATGCTTACCACGGATAAAGTGGAAGAAGTGATCGACGAGCTAACAAGAAATCAAATCACGCTGGCAGTACCGATCAAGTGCGAATGCGGGGAATCTGGTGTATATTCATTATCAGGTCTATCCAGTTTCCTTAAAATTCTTTGAGGTATAACATGGCAACTATTAATCAGATGTATACTGATTTGGATCTCAATATATCCAGATCGTGGAATAACGACGTTAAAAAGAACATAGGGATTAAAGCGGTTAAGGATTCTATTCTACTGATCGTGACTACTCGCAAGGGATCTCGTCCATTTGATCCACTGTTTGGATGCGATCTCAATAAATCACTGTTTGAGAACATGAACCCACTGACAGTGGATACCTTATCAAAAAACATCAATGAGGCGATCCGAAACTATGAACCACGGGTCCGAAACCTGACAGTAGAAGTAACTCCGCAGTACGACGATAACTCAATCATAGTATCAATCTACTTTTCAGTAATAGATAACCCAGATGATCTTGAACAACTACGCATAAGACTTGCAAAGTGATTTTGTGTGTGATATGATATAGGTCTTAGTGTGAATAAGGGGATATTATGGACCTAAACGATTTGAAAGAACAATTAGAAGCTGACATGAAGATCGATGCGACTAAGTTGCAATGGGAGGCGCTGAATAATCCGGTAGTATACTCAAAGTGGTTAAGGATTTACAGCGAGGCGAAAAGAGAGACGATTGCTCTTGAGGCTAAAAAGAAAAAGGCTATGAAAAATCGTCTTGACTTTTACACTAACCGTAGTGATGACTGGTGTCGTGCTGAATATGAGAAATCAGAATTGAAAGTTGTCATGGCAGCAGACGACGAGATCTTACCGCTTGATACGAAAATTGCATATTACCAGATGGTAATGGATTTTGCTGGTCGCGCACTTGATATCGTTAAATCTCGTGGATTTGCGATCAAGAATGCTATAGAATTGCGTATGCTGGAATCTGGTCGCTAAATACATGCAGGAGGAATTTTTATGAAAATCTGTATTTGTTGTAAACAACCTGTCGAGGATGCGTTAGCAGTCCAGACAGAAAACGGCGTTGTTCACACTGGCTACTGCTTACAGCTAGTAACAGAACGTTCGATTAGTGAAGATGCGAACGGCGAAGAACAAGAACAACTCGTAGAGCAAACAATGCTGTTAATGTAATTTGTTGATAACCGATTTTAATTGGTTTATTTTGCCCCATCATTGATGGGGCTTTTTTATATCTTAAAAATCCTCTTCCGGCTCCTCTTCTGGCTCGTTGTCCGCTTCCAATTGCTTACGGCGTCCAGCGATGGCATCACGGATCGAAATATCATCAGCAGGTTTCAATTCTGTTTCTTTCTTGCGCTTCTCATAATATTCCTCAAGTTCATTTAATCCCTCGATAGTATTACAAGAATAAATCTTACGCATGAAACCGTCAATAGCGGCCTCAACCAAAAAACGTTTAAAGCTAATCATTTTTAATCTCCGTAGAAATAAAGGGGCATTAAAGCCCCTATTTATTAAATCTCGATGGTTTTCGTGACATATTCGAATCGGTCGGTGTTGTAAATTTTTATTCTTTCAAGGGCATGTTTAAGAGCATAATTAAGGTGACTAAACTGTTTCTTAGCATTCTTGCTCTTTGTCTTCACCGCCAGATGATCTATAAGATCCCAGACCGTTGCAATGTCTTTCGAACCATGTTTACGCAATGCACGACCGATACTCTGACGAACGATAGTTGATTCCTTCACTGGATGACCGAAAATAACATGGTGCAAATTCTTAATTGAAACACCAGTAGAGAACACACCATAAGACGCAACACAAATGATCCCGGTTTCCCCTTCCGCTAATTTCTTAAATTCATCACGTTCTTCTGTCTTAACTCCACCGTCAATATAATAAACCTTGTCGTGTACCTTCTGTAACGCGTCATACATAAGTTTTCCGTGCTTAGTATTGCGGAACATCAGGAATACGTTTTCGCCCTTCTTAGCGAGTTTTAGCGCCAAATTACAAGCAAACTTATTACGTCGTGGGTTAGACGTAATATACTTGATCTCTTCCGCATATTCTCTACCCTTAACCGCGCTACATTCCTCATCGGTATAACGAAGGAAAAGACAGTTAATTTTCAGTTTTGTCACCTGGCCTTCTTCCATCAGGCGGTCAATACTCACGATCTTGGAAATGTCACCGAAAAGCCCGACATACTGCATCATGTTAGCTTTCCCGTCACGAGGGGAACCAGTCATGCCGATCTTAAATTGGCAATGATCCATATCAGTAACGATGTTTAGCAGGTTTTTAGCAGTGGCTTTGTGACATTCGTCAACAATAACCATCCCAAATTGCTGGAACCACTCACGAGGTTGTTTACATGCAGATTGCCACGTACTAACAACGATCAGGCGATCACCTACGTGTTTACTAGTACCGCTCATGATAGTATGAATTGCTTCATAAGGAAACTGGCGATAATCAACAAAATCATCACGCATTTGCAGCACTAGCGACGTGGTAGGAACGATGATCAACACTTTCCCTTCGTAGTTCTCTAAGTACCAGCGAGACAACATACAAGCAATCGCAGATTTACCAGCGGACGTAGGCAAAACTAACATACGGCGTTTATGATGAATACCTTCAAAGACAGCCTTTGATTGATACCAATGCGGGGTGATCCTGTTAGCACCGGAATATAATTCTAAGTCATTACACCATTTTGTAATTTCTTCTTCTGTAACTTGTTCTTTTTCGAATAAGCGAGGATCTACCCATACGCTATAGCCCATATTTTTAGCGAAGATTCCCACGGTTTTAGTTAGGCCGATTGGCAGCTTTCCGTTGTAATCTAAAAGACGAATACGCCCATCCCATCCACCATACTTAAATCTTTTTTGAAACCGCGCTCCCTCGACTTCAAAACTAAAATAATCTCGCATTTCTAATAAAATTGAATCGCTACATTCAATTTGAACATGGGAATAGTTCAGAAAGTGAATTTTAATATCTTGCATAGCGAATAGCCTCACTCAATAAATACAGTATACAAATATTTATACAAACACCCCCAATCAGGAGAATAACATGTTTGATAAAGAATATTTCGAAGAACTCCGCGCTATTGCGGCGTCCGACGACAAAGAAGCACAGAAAACAGCTAAAACAGAATTAGCTGACTACGCAAAACAATTTGATATTAAGGTCAAAAAGACTTTATCACTAGAGAACATGATCGAGTTCGTAGAAACCGAATTAACTAAACTGGCTTCCGAAATGGAAGAAGAAACTCCGGCAGAAGGAACCAGTATTAACGATCTTATTCTGGCAGCAGACACCGCAGATGATAAAGTGGTATTCGACGAAGTTGACCCGTCTCTGGTTGAAGCAATGAAAGAACCTGAGATCGTCATTGAAGAAACAAAAGAAGAATCTCCAGCAGTTGAACCAGTGGTCGAAGAAGTTAAGTCAGATGTTGAAGAAGCACCGGAAGTTAAAGTGGAATCTCCGGTAGCAAACATTTTCTCTGACGAAGCAGAACATCGTTCCCCAGCAAATGACACTGATTCATTTTGCGATCTTACTGGCTTCCGTCCGACCATTTGCTTGATCGGTGGCGGTCGTGGTTACTACTCCTGCCCGTGGTGGATTTTCGACTGGATCGTTAATACTCCAGATTGGAAGAAGTATCCAGAGCGTTTCCCGCACGCGTATGTACACGACACCCTCAAGTCACTGATCTATTATATCAAACGCGATGGGTCTGTCAAGGTGCGAGAGACTAAACATAGCCAATTCCACACACTCAAGTAATTTTTGGGTGATAAAAGTTGTGAAATATTTGTTATAATTTTAATTGTAGTTCCGTTATGCAATTAAAAAGGGAGACTACATGTCTAACAAAATCAATGTATTACATCAAACAGAAGGTCCGGTTTATGGCTCCGTTGGTCATCCACTTCTGTTAAAGATTGTTGTTAGTACAGCAGACTTTATAGCAGAACAAATACCCAGACGAGATCGATATTATTTCGGCCTCGTTGCATCACTATTCTAATACTCATGTATTGGAATCTCGCAATGGTTATCTGGTTGATGACAATCAACTATTTCAATTAATTAAATTCGGATTTTCGATGGGAGTGGCTTTATATGGCTTTCACAGTATCAATACAATCTAACAAAAGATGTTTTCTTGCTGGAGATGGTTTCACCTTAACGGCGACTGTAGCGGGTGACGAACCATTACCCAGCAATTTGACATATACATGGACAAAAGACGACCAACCGCATGAAAATAGCACAGCTACGCTAACTGTAGCAGACGCAACAAGTGAAAATGCGGGTAGCTATAAAGTAACGGTACAAGATACCGATACGATGACATCAGTAGAATCTGAAGTTTTCCTCATGGAAGAAGCTGAATTAATCGTAAATATCACCGAACCGCAGCATTTCTACGTATCATCACAAAAAGACGTAGAATTACATGCAACAGTAAATTTTTCTGGTGGGAAGACTCCAGCAGACAACTATGAACTACATTATAGTTGGAGTAAGGGCGATGACGTTATAGACACAAAAAAGGATATTACGATCCAAGAATTTACAGCAGATAAAAACGGCGTGTATACTGTAAAAGTGTGGGGCGAGTCGGAAGATTCAGCCGCTAGCGCATCGACTAAAATAATGCTGGCAACAATGAACGTAGATCAGGATGTGGTGGAATCAAAGACCGTGGCACTAGGTAATGAGATATCACTTAATTATGTTGTGTCAGAGGACATTGTAGGCGATTCTAGCGGTATGCCTAATTTGACGATCAAATATAACTGGTATTTGCAGCGCGAAGGGCAAATGTCACCGACTCTGATCGGTAGTGAGGTCGGCGAAGCACTGGAAGGATTTTCTATCACTCCAGACGGTCATCTGTTCAAAGAGAGTGCTACTTACGATGACACAGCCAAATTCTGGTGTGTTGCTAAACTATATCAACAGATCGAAGATGAAACAGTAGAAGTTGCAGCAAGTACAAGCCGAAAATGTTCAATGGAAGTTGTTAAAATGTTTCGTTACGTACACCCGATCCCGTGGCGCAAAACTTCATTTATCTACATTGGATGGTGGGTATTTGACGAGATTGTTAAATTCAATGAGTCTGGGTTAGAGTGGCGTGATCGAGAAGTTTATTCAACCAGCAAGTACGCCAAAGATCTGGAGACAATCGCGGCAGCGGAAGAAAAATATAGTGATTGCACTTGCATGGAATCTCGCAATGGTTTCATGTATCATTCCAAAGAGTTACATAAACTGGACCGAGATACGTTAGAGCGAGTTCTACGCATTCGTGAAACGCATCCTGCTTAATGAAATCTATCAGCCATCCTTCGGGGTGGCTTTTTTGTTTTTGTGCTTGACAGAGCGATTTAGATGTCTATAATGGCACGCATCGACATGCTACTGTCCATAGTGAGGCGAAGAACATATTATGAATATGGGGTTGAAAATGGCGTTGATAACTGTTACTGTATTATTCGTTGTTGTGTTTATGAATGTATGAGGTGAAGTATGAATGAGATTTCCCGACTAATCGAAGTTACACCGCTTTCGGTTTATATCCTAGTTCTGGTTTCAACAATGGTCTATCAGCTAGTCGCATGTCATGTGTGGAAGTCAGAAAATGCATTTATCCGGTTTATTGGCACTATCATGATCCAGTTTCCGGTGCTAATCACTATCCTGTTAATCGTCAATGGGGCGAAGTGATGGACAAGAAAACAGCGTTAATGGTTTACATGCTACGCGAAGACCACGGTCTTAATTTTGTTGATATTGCTAAGAAGATTGGCGGGATCAGCGGACAAGATGCGGCTAAGGCATGGTTGATGGTAAAAGACGCACGCGAGGCTTACGCCAACCGTGAAAAGGTTGTTTATCGTAAACACCACATCAACAAAAAATTTAAAAATAAAGTTCAAAAACGTGTTGACATGCCAAATAACACTGTTATAATGGACGCATTCAAACGGGCAATGTCCTGATTTGTAATTAATATTCTGAATAACTAATCAATAGAGGTGACTAATTATGAAATTCCGTAAAAACCACGTAGCAATGAAAAAGGCAATGTTCGAAGCATTCAAAGCAGTTGATCAGGGCGGTGTTACTCTGATTGAGCAAATTAATGTTGATGTTTGGCAATCTCCGGCGATCACCTGCTCACGTCTTGCTACGGCTGGCCTTCTGAAAGTTCACAGCTCTACCGCATACGACGAAGCATTGCAAGTTATTAAGGCTTTTGCTGGAGACGTTACCAGCAAGTGGGTCTATGAGAATAAAGGTGAAATTGCGGTTGCTCACGTAGGCAACAATATCCAGATGGAAATCAAGATTAAGGAAGGGTCTAAACGCAATCAGATGCTTGTTCGCTTCCAACCATACAAAACTAACGTAGTGCCGGATGATCTGATCATCTCTAAGAGTAATGTTACCATTCGCCGAAATCAGATCGTTATCAACAAATAATTAACATTAGCCGTCCTTTGGGGCGGCTTTTTTGTATCTGTTATTAACATAATTTTAGTTTACATGTGCACAATATTAATACTGTTTGATTAAATTATGATCAAAACGAAGAAAGATCTTTAGAACATAGAAAATGTATCTTTGGTTAATTATTAATCACTACATATTGTAACACAAATGTTATACTCCGTAGGAGTTCGCGAAGCGATATCCTTTTGTGTAGTTTTTACATGTATGATTAAATTATGATCAAAACGAAGACTTATCTTATAGAATAATAAAAATTTGTTTCGAACATTTATTAATCAATTACTGGAAGTGTTTTATTGCTCGCTGTGCTCGCTTCCGCTACGCGGATACTTGTATTTGTTATTAACTTGTAGTATGATATTGCTTTCTATGGAGGAAATATTATGTTTGACCAGTTACAAGATCTATTTGGAGTAAAACCACTTCGTAGATGTGCTTTAATCGGCTCTAGAAAAGCGCCTAGCGACATTTTGATAATGGCTAGTACCATTGGGAGGGTATTGTCAGAAAATCGCGTTGTAGCGCATTCTGGAGGGGCTTACGGTATGGACAATGCTTTCATGAAGTATTACGATCCAGATTATAGAAAAATTTTCATTCCAAATTGGAAGTTTTATGACCACAAGCATAACGGTCATGATGTGATTGCATGGCAAACCTTAGAACAAAAAAATCTGGCGATGGATGAATTAGAACACGTTTATGATAATCCTCGTTCTATACCGTTATACATGCAAAATCTGTTTTCTAGAAATGTTGCTCAAGTCTTAGGTGAGACACTTGATGACCCTGTAGATTGTGTGATATTTTGGGCGAAAGAAGTTAATGGAATCGTTTCGGGAGGAACTCGAATTGCTGTTTATGTTGCCCGTAGACATGGGATACCATGTTTTAACTTATATCATCAAGAAAATAGATCCGCCGTCGAAAAAATCTTGGGCGGATCTGACTTGTCTTGGTTAGATATTTAGTTAAGCGTTGTCAATCTCAAGCGGTGGCAGTTCGATTCCTAAAATGTAGGACATTTCTGAACGTCCAGCCATTTTACCCCAATCGTCACCCTTGATGACCTGGTGTTCTTCCTGATCAACTTTTGATGTGTATGGGTTGACAGAGAGTGAATAACGATTCATAATAGCTACATGATGCTGGAAGCTATTAGGGTCAATTACACTCTTATACGCGCCAGCGCCGTCGGCTTCTGTATATGGGGAGTAGAACAAAGAACCTACACTCTCCATATCACCGATCATGTGCTTACAACCAACGAGCATATAATCGAAAGGTGTTGTCGTGTCTGCGTACACTTCCAGACCGCAACGTAGACGACCTTCGCTTAGAGCATTGTCGGTTTCTTCCATCCATCCGGTAGATTGCAGGAGGCCAACCACGCGAGAAGACGCCAAAACGTATGTACCAGCAAAGGAGGAAGTCCGCAACATTTGATTGCTCATCTCGCAAGCATAGCGGTAAAGTTCACGCGCTTGTGTTGGTGCATCCTGAACGCTAACGAGAGAAAGTACGCCATCAGGGGTGATCCCTTTAATTTTATAGCGAGATGATACAGTGATCAACTTCTGAATAATATCTTTGTTGATCTCTTCGGAAGCAACAGTAGCCAGAAGATCAATTACAGAGTTTTCAGAGTTGATTTGGCTTGCCTCAAGATCCTGCATTAATTCAGTGGTGAACGAGGTTTTCAGTTTACGGGAACCTACATTAACCTGCCATTTATCAAACTGCATAGAGGTAGACGAAATTTCGGTGTTTTTATCTTCAAAGTATTCTACCGATGCACAATCGCTATAGAAACGAATTTTGTTTGTCATTACGCCTTTAAAGATTGCAGATTCTGGAGTTTCGGCATCTTCACCGACTGTACCAGCGGTCACAACTTCGTATACAACATCGCCTGATTTGAACAGTGCGCCTTCGTCATAAGATTTTTCTTTTGAAAACTCTTCAATCTCTGTGCGATCACCAGCCGCGCCACCGTAGGTCGCAGCAGTTCGGAAAGTCATCTGACCATCACGATTAAGATAACGTAGGCCGTACAATGCAGATACTGGTTGATCCGTTGGCTGGATTGCTACCAGATCAGAGAAAATCAGGTTGTTTACCGCGCGAGTTAATGATAATAGTTGCGGTCGCGCTGTCTGGTTAGCTACTGAGGAAGTAGATTCCCGCAACAGTTCAGTAAAAATATGAGTCATGTTTATGAATCCTGTATTTGCCTTAATGGATATATCATATTTATACAAAAAAAGAAAAAGGAATCCGAAGGATTCCAAAATAAACTTACTTCTTCCTAGAAACATTATCAACGCTACGGTTAACTTTGTTTACCAGATTAATTGCATGATCAGAACGAATAATTGCATAAGCTAATGCTAACATCAATTCGTTGTATTCCTTACGAGTCATAACATAGCTGTTTTCTTTCTTACTCATGCATTCCTCCTTATGGAGAATTTTGGGTTAATTCAGGGAACAGCGTACCAAAACCAAAAATTACCGCTAGCGTCACGCTGGAATGCCATAACAAGGTCGACATACACCAGATCTGTATATCTACCAAATCTATCCGACCCAATATCAACATGAACGCTCATTTCATTCATTGGTCCTTTGCCATGCAGTTACTACGAAAATTGGTGGAATTGTTTGTTGTGTTTTAATAAATCCAGCATCAAAAGCAATTACACATATCATAGCCACCGGATTTAGGCTCGCGACCCCCGATGTTCTGCATCTTCCTGTCTTTGTTGTGTGTATCTATTTTCGCTCCCAATAGAATATAGCTTGCAACCCTATTTATAACGGGATATAATACGCAAAAAGGGAAGACCCTTTCGAGTCTTCCCTTTGGAATTAACACTTTACACTGTCATAAGGTTTATGATAAGTCGGGTATTGCACCCGACCGGAGTTTTTCAGGAATGGCTTATATTAGCAACCTTTAACCCATACACGACGGAAGTATGCGTTTTTACCTACGCTGTCTTTGCTCAACATACCGGAGGTGATGCGAGCGGACGGTGCCTGGGATTTGCTGTCTGCAAACGGGTTAATGCCGATGCCATAGCGAGTCTTGAAGCCCAGAACCGGGTGGAAAGACTGCGGGTCAGTTGCACGCAGCGGAGTCAGAGCAACATACGGAGCATAGTAGATACCAGCATCCATTTCGTTGTCGCCTTTGTAACCTACGGTGAAGTAGTCTTGACGAGCATACTGGTCGATGAACACTTTGTACTTACCAGCCAGAACACCAGCGAAAACAGCTTTAGTGGTGTCGGTATTCAGACCTTTTGCAGCACCCTGCATAGCAAGACTGATACCCTGATCAGCAGAAGCCAGAATGTTTACAACGTTACGGGAAGCGATAACAAAGTTACCCGCACCGCGACCAGTCTGACGAGCGATTTCAGCAGCTTCTTTGTCGATCTGGTAGATCAGAGATTTGAAGGATTCACCAGCCCAACGAGCACCGCGAGTATCGATCGGGTCTTGCAGGTCAAATACACCAGCTTTAGAACCAACGGTCTGAGTCATACCAGTCTTACCAACCTGAGCGGTAAAGTTGATGACGTCAACGATTTCACGGTTGATTTCAAGCAGAACTTCGTTAGCCAGGATAGCATTCAGTTCAGCGTCAGCATCCATACCGTGTACAGCACGCAGATCCTGCGCAACTTCGATAGAGTAACGGGCTTTCAGTTGGCGAGATTTCGCTTCAACAACCTGTTTGTCAATACGCATTGACATTTCAGCCCACGGGTTATTGCTGGAACCGTTAAAGCCTTCCTGAATTTCGGCAATGGAAGTAGCCATACCATAAGCGATTTCAGCCAATTTACCTTCTTCCATCAGCTTCATAACAGTTTCGTCTGCGGTTTCTTGACCTGCTTTGGTAGGGGTTACTGCGTCTGCGGTAACGTTTTGCAGATATGCAATACCAGTTTCTGCGAAGGTGTGGTGAACAATATCACCAGATGCAATCTGAGTACCGATTTCCAGTTTAGCAAACGGAGTACCAGTCGGGGAACCAGTGGTTGCACCTTTAGCAGCCAGAGAGCTATGGAACACATCAGGCGCATACATCGGATGGAATGCTTCTTTCGCCTGAGATGCCAGCGGGTTAGGACCGTATACAGAACGGATTGCAAAGATCTGGCTAGTCGGAGTGCTCATCGGCTGAACACCACAAATATCAAATGCGATCAGGTTAGGGATAGCACGGCGAACCATACCGATAACAGCCGGACCTACGTTGGTGATTGCACCAGTAGTCTGACCAGCCGCGATCTGAGATGCGTCATAACCGTGGTCGCCAGCAACTTCTGCTTCGGTGATAAAGCCACCAAATGCTTCAACAACTTTTTCATCCTTATAGATCGGGTCTACAGCAAAATCCGCTTCCTGAGATTCCAGAATTTTAGCAACCAGTTTCTGCTTAGACGCAGTTGCGATTTCCGGCAGTTTTTCGTTCTCCAGCAGCGGGGACCATTTTTCCATCAGTTCTTTGGTAGTTTTCATGTTCTTTAAACCTTGTTTGTTGTTAACCTAAAGTATTTATAAAGTAGATTTGAATTACATTAGATGAAATTCAGGTAGCGGGATACGCCGGAATCTACAGTTGCCTTTTTCTCTGATTCTTCGACAGCTTCTGCAATAACATTCAGCTTGTCGGCATCAGTATTTAGTGATTCTTCAATCTTCGCTGGTTTGTCTTCTTTCTTAGCAACCATTTCGACAATTGCAGTTAATTTCTTATCGAAAGTTTCGCTATATTCCAGACCTTCAATCAGCGCGGTTACTTTTTCTTTCTGAGTATCGGAAAGATCACGAGTGCTTTCATTGATCGCTTGTTCGCGCTTCATGCCACGAATTTCGCTTTCAAGTTGCAGTTTGGCATCAAAGAGTTCGGAGGTTTTTTCTTTTTCTTCTTTGAGTGCTTCGTCAAGTTCAGAAACAACGTCTACAGATTCTTCCGGTACTACAACATTGTGAGTAACGAAAACATCTTTCAGAGAACCAATCAGGGATTCGCACAGATCCGCTTTAATATTACGGGTAACGGCTTCTTTATTTTCCGCCAGCCATTTAGCGCCTAAGTGATTCAGGAATTTATCTGCATCTTCGTACAGTTTGGTTTCAATCTCGGTGCGTGCTTCTTCGACCTTTGATTCTACCAGTTCATCGGCTTTAGCGGCGATTTTTTCAATGTGGCTTTCTGCCAGTGCAACAGCATTAGCTTTTACCGCCTGAGCGTAGATAGTACCAAAATTTTCTTTTACTTCCGGCGACAGTTCGACGGATTCAAACAGGTCATCGAGAGCAACGTCTACGGTGATCTGTTTTGCTTCTTCGAGCAGCATTTCTTTAAGCATGGTTATAACCTTCTTGTTGATAACGACGTTATTATTTATAGCGTTTAGATAACGCTTCTGCGAGCGCCATAAACGCGCTATTATTCGATTCTACGATGTTTTGTTGTGAGGCTGTAGGGTTAGTCACTTTTTCGGTTTTATCGCTTTCTGGTGCGTCTGACGCGCTAGAATCGCTATCCGTTGACTCAACCACCGGAGTTACCCACGCATCTGGTGCGCTCGGACCCCATACAACATCAACACCAACCGTCAACACAAAACCTTCCTGTACAATATTGTATCCGCGACCTGAGTCTTTCAAACGACCCAATCCACGGGATGAAACGCCAGGAATCCAGCCAGCGCGAATCAGTGCAGCAAGTTTATCACCTGCGCCTTTATCCCCTTCAATAACACGGGCTTTACCCATCACGTTATTACCTTCCCACCATAATTTTTCAATTATGATGCAAGCATTAGATGGATCTGGCATTGCTCTTGCTGGGTGATTAAGTTCGCCTAGAGCTTGATGTGTCTCAACTTGTTCATGTATGTATTTAGTAACCGCATTTTCTAGAACACTGCGAGGATACCAGCGTTTATTGCGGTTTACCGTTTCGGCTTGCAGGAAAATCCCTTGAATATAGAGATTTCCTGTAGCCTTATCATCAAATGATTCAAGCAATGACGAACTACCGCGAGCACAAGGAACGCCCCATTGTTCGATCAGTAATTCGTTCTTTTCCATGTTGTTTCCTGTTATAATCCTAACGCCTTACGTTTACGCATTGCTTTTTTGCGCTTACGTTCCGCATGACGTTCGATAGATGGATTTGCACGTTTGGTTTTTGCAGCACGACGGGCAATTTGACGGCGTTTAGCTTTGCTTAGGCCAGTAGTCATGTAAGCATTACGCTCACGGGTTTTGCGATCTTTCTTACGTGCAACTTCCCCGCGTGCGTTTACATGTTTAACCATTGCTTCATTTACAGTAATTCCGTCGATGATAGACAGCATTGCTACCGCCAGTTCCGGCTCATCCTCGGAGATACCTTCAACGATTTTCAATAGTTCTTCTGACTCAAACATAGCCAACATGTCCAATTTTTCCTGTGCTTCCGGCAGAAAAGTTTCTAAGTCAGCTTTAGGAGTAAAATCTTTAATCATGTTGGCTTCCTATTATTCGTCGTCTTCTTTGTCTTTTTTATCTTCTTTGCGATCTTCGTCTTCGTCGTCCTCATCTTCCATATCTTCTTCATCATCGCGGTCTTTTTCTTCTTCACCTTCGATCATGATACTGGATGCGATTTCGACACGCTGGGATTCGATGATCTGGCTTTTTTAGCCTCCATGATCTTATCAAATTCTTTTTCGATCAGCGTTAGATCGCGAGTTTTAATTGCTTCGATAAATTGTTTCATTTAAAAATCCTCTATTTCATCGGGAGTTTGTTTAAAGCGCGGATCGTTCGCTTCTTCTTCGATCTGTTTCTTCTCGGTGTCCATCTGGTCATCGGTATATTTCAGAATGTCACGCATCACTGTCTGGTTAGAGAAATACTTACCAATGTAAGGTGTAATACGTTCGATTAGACCGATTCGACGTTCTAAAATTTCCGCGTCTTTAACTTCTGTATAGTAAGAGTCCCGATGGAAAACCACCTTGATATTATTTATTTCACGATCCCAATCATCTTCCGTAATTACATTTTTGAGAATCAGATTATATTTCAGAGGATCGCGCAATACTTCCGAAAACTGTGATTGCAGAGTTCTAATGAATTTCGAAAATTCCAACTCATCGCGAGTAATTTCTGAACCATCACCACCGATCACCATATTAGCATCGGAGAGATTGCTGCGTGACAATGGAACGCGTAACGCTTCATACAATTTACGGTTAAAGTAGCGAATATCATCGATATCACTCATACCGGATGCACCTGGTAAAGTAGTAACGTCGGTGATTGCTTTACCATCTCGACGCTGTAACCAGTAGTCCTCTGTCATTGATAGATTTGCTTGCTGGTTTTTAAGTTTACCAGTCGATGCATCATAAACAACGCGGTTTTTAAAAGACTGTGCCACTGAGTTCATGTGCTGTGCAGCCTTGCGGTTGTTCATGTTTCCGGTATCAATAAAGAACACTCGGCGTTCCGGTGCACGCGTGATACGATAAACGACCATTGCGTCTTCCAACAATTTAAGCTGGTTTGCTGGCTTAACAGCCCGATGCAAATAACCAATGATATATTTATCATCGCAATCCATTAAGCCGCTGTGAGCGTATGTAATAGCACTACGCGGGATTTTAACGCGACTATTAGGAGAGAATACTTGACCACCCGCGCAATAAGAACTATTGCCTACAGTGTAAATGAAATATTCTTTCGTTGCTTTATAAATTTTACCTTCCGGTGTGTCTTCTGTAATGATCTCGCGAACATATTCAAGATTACGTGGGTCAAGCTGGCGTAATTCTACGATACCATCTTTTGGATTTTTGCCGATTATTTTATGGAAGAAAATACGCGAATCGACATACCAGCGACGGAACATATCCTGACCGCGCCTATCAAACTGGATAGTGTTTAAAAGATCTTTAAATTCTTCATGAATGCGCTCTTTTACAGATTCACTAAAGCCAGTCGCCTCAAGATTTAATGAAACAACTTCATGACCTTCTTCAAATACAATCGCATCGTTAACGATATTTTGTACAGCGTTTTCGACTTCATGGTTATTCATCAAACCGCGATATGTGTTAACTAATTGCTTAGTTGTGCTGATTTTCTGGTCGGTGCTGTAAAATTGCTGGGTAAGAGAGTTCCACGCGCTAGCAGGTAAATTATCATTAATTTCTACTTCCGTAGCACCATCATTGTTTTTAGGTGCGGCGATAGACTCTGCTTTATCTTTAATTTGTTCTTCGTATTTGTCGTTGTCAAAATCAGCCCAACGCGCAAGCATTTTTAATCTACTAAACATTATTCACCTCGAATTGGGAGAAATTAGGCGGGGAACTTCTCCCCGCATGATAATATATTTATTCTACCCAATCGATAGCAAAAGTAACTTCAAACGTTTCAACTTCGTTGTTTTGTTCCCAATCGAGGGTTACTTCACCAACGTTGGTCGGGAAAATACCGTACAATGTTTTTTCGCTAGTTGATTCGGTGTTACGGTTAAGTTGACGAACAATAGCTTGTTTCTTATATTGTGCAGGAGTTGCACCCGTGATCGCCGAACCAGTGCCGTGTGTCTGATCGCTCCATGCAACGATAGCATCACGGATCTTGTGTGCGTCATCGTTGAATACAGTGATGGTCCAGTCGTCGTATACACGGTCGCCAGCGATGTTAATTTTACGGTTTTGATAGCCTATAGCAATTTTTTCTACGGTAGCAGCCGGGACAGTCGCAGCCTTACACATCAGCTTAAAGTTTTGCCCCAGATACGGGATCTCAACTTCAAACAGGTTGGGACGAGCAAAATCGCCAGACTCGAAACCGCGTGTAATATCATTCAAATCGAGTGCCATAATTGATATTCCTTAATAGAGCGGGGATTTTCTCCCCGCTTGATTTAACTTTTAATCTATGCTAATTTACTGATTATGCCTGGTTAACTGGACCGATAATTTCGTCAAAATCAGAACCAGTTGCAACAGCAGTGAAATTGAGCATGATATAGTTGATCGATTTTGCTGGTTTGATGAACATACTAGCAACAAATTCGTTACGATCAATTACATCCGGCGTGTTATTCGTGGTGTCGCATTGTACTCGGAAGTCATAAATGCCACCCAGAGAGCGAATCGTGCTGAGATATTGCGAAACCTCCATACGGAAGGAAGCGCGAGTAAAGTTATCGTTGTTTTCAAACAGTTTGTATTTGCTTGAATCACCGATATTCTTTTTCAGCATGTTAAACAGACGACGAACGTTAATGCGGTCAAACGGGCTAGGAACAGTCGTAGCGGTTTTATCACCCATCAGGATAAACCCTTCACCACCAGCACCGATCACCGGGTTAATTGCAGCCTGATACAGACGATCGCGGTGCGCCTTGCGAGGCTCAATTGCCAGTTTAACCACGTTCATGATCTGACCACGGTTATAACCTGCCGGACTCATCCACGGCTGGGATACAGCATCAGTACGAGCGCACAAACCAGCAATATCAGCAGCCAACGGAACCCAACGGTTTACGTCGTTGTATTTGTCATACTGATATTTGTAGTTACCATCAATAACCGCGTAAGTGGTATTAATGTTCATGTTGTTTTCATTATAGTTTCCTGAACCTTCGCGCCATGCAATCAGGTTATCAATTGCAGTAGTCACCGGAATATTAACAACAGTGCTACGTGGCGGAGAAACCATTACTAAGCAATCCTGACGCTCATCACCGATGGAAACAGCATGTTTCTGTACGGTAGAGAACGCATCGCCTTCGCCAGCACATGCACCAGCGATCAACAGGTTTACGTGAATAGATTCTCGTTCAGCAAACAGATCCCAACCTTGCATCATCGCACCGATGAACGGATCAGCACCAACTCCACCAGTCGTTGCTTCGTTAGCAGAAACACCACCGGCAAGAGAGATAATACCACTGAAACCATCTACCCACCCTTGAGCGGTTGCATAGATGTACTGGCTAGAACCACGACCAAAGAAGTCGTCCATGTAGATAGAATTGCCATATACGTCTTTATCCCCTTTCAGAGTAGACAGTACATAGGATTCTACCACAACACCATCGCGACGAACAATAAATGCATATTGATTATCATTCTGCGGTGCATATGGAATCAGGTTGCGTGCTGCGGTGCGCTCGCCACCATAAGGATACATGGTCAGTTCCGGTGCTGTGTTCTTAAACGCACTACGCGCCAGAATTTCAACTTCCAGCGAGTTGCCAATCTCACCAGCATAGATCGCGCTTACCGCTGGCATATCATACTTCTTGAGTTTAGTCAAGAAAGTTTGATTTGTGATATTGGCGCGGGAAGTTTCCAGATCCGTTAACAGAAGACCGGAATCAGTAACAATTTTCGTTACTGACAGCGCCGCACTACCGTTACCCGACGAAGAAGTGAACTCTGCCGTCCAATCGCCATCAAGTTCTGGATATACACCGATTGCTTTAGCGTGAGCGATAATTTTACCAGTTGGGATAAATACACCCTTAACTTTACCATCACCATCAACTTTAGTTACTTTACCTGCCGTTTCAATATCTTGACGGTTATGTTTAATCTTGATGGTATCGCCTACTTCATAGTTTGAACCTTCGTTTGTGATTTCAAACTCGACGTTACCAGCTAGGGCAGTTGCGTTTTTCGCTTTTTCTTTATTCAATACACGAACAACACGCAGATCATTACCGTACTGGAGGAAGTTAGCCCCGCTCATGAAATAGTCTGCGGTGTTATTATCCGGCTGACCAAATTTATTAACTAATTCAACTTCATTAGTTACTTGAATAATCTGGAAAGCTGGACCCCATTGGAATTTACCTACCAGTGCCGCGCGACCAGTCGCAGATTGCACAATGGTAGTGGAGAGAGTAGTTTCTTTCGTTTCGAAACCCGGTGATAATAGAGTCATTAGAATTTCCTCATCTTTTTATGCATTATCGTATTTATATCATTGTTAGACCTTCACGCGGCCTATATTCTTCGATGCCGTTTGCACCGTCATATATTACCACGGGCGCGTATTCTTCCCCCAATTCATCTAATTCCTTTCGGAATATTTCGGAGGCGATCCGCATTTCGTCTTTTCCTGCATATTCGGCGAATTTTTCTTGAGTTGTTAACCAACCAAATATTACCAGACTCATGACCAAATCATCGTGAAAACCTTCTTCTGCCGCCCAGCTTACCCCCTTCTCGGAGAATGTGCGCAACTCCTGAATAGTTCCTTTATGATTAATGATCAGCTTATCTTTTTCTATTAAGTCTTTTAGTGCCGAACATCCCATTGCTTTAGATCTTTTGGATTGTTTCATCCCTAGATCTATGAATGAGTCGCAAATAATATTATCATATTCAAGATCCATCGCAAGAGACTTAGCAATAGATACACCCGTACTATTTAGCTCGATATAAACTGGACATTCGTTATACATCATGAGATATTTAAAGACAATATCCGGTAATATAAAATGTGACGTAGTATTGCTGTGATATACTGCAACCTGCTTATAAGGAAATTCAGTAATATCAATGATTTGCAATGCATGATAGTCCTGTCCTCGACCTTCTGAGCAATCTAGTGTAGCAACATATTTTCTACCTTCTTTCGGTTTCTCAAACTGATAAAACCCGTTATCGTTAACAACGTCAATGAAGGATAATCTTGATAGTGTGGTTGCCCTGATCAGAGTACCGGAACTACCGAAAAATTCAGCGTTATGTTCCTGTAAGAATTGCTCAAGACTAGATCCGGCGATCGCCTGAGATGACCACTCATAACCATCATCGAATATATCAGCTTTATTGTAAAGACGTTCTTTAACAGAATGCCAAACCGCCTCATATGGAACATAACCACTTTTACCATCAATAGCCGATTGCCAGATATCATAAAAGTGATTAAGCCCGTTCGGAGTCGTGGTCATGATCAGCTTAGATTCACGACCAGATGAGATAACTGGTTGAATAGCTAACCATGCGTCCTGCCACGCACTAATAAAGGCTGCTTCGTCTATGTATATGAAACTAAAGGAGTTTCCGCGCACCGCATCTGGTGATGATGCATAAGCGCCGATACTAGACCCGTTTTCTAACACAATAGATTTCTTGTTCCATTCAACGATACCAGGTTGTAGAAAATCAGGTAACAATTCTATCGCCTGTTTTGTACGTTCTAGAACTTCAACTGACATAGATCCTTTGTGTGCCAGTATACCTACAGCTTTGTCTTTATTAAAGCAAACGTAGTGAGCAAGGAATATTGCTACAGCGGTAGTATTATGAGTCGGAATAAATTCACGACCGCACAGATATAGTTTATCCTCGCTGTCAACCTGAATACATTTTACCGGACGAGATTCAACCGGATTAATTTCACGAATAAAAAGAAAATCTGTTCTTGTATCTTCGCAAGAATTAATAAGATTTGCTTTCTTACGCTTAATTCGAACCGGACACACACCCTTATCTGCATATGCATTAAATGAAATTCTGTAATATACAGTACCTTTTACCACTTTTTCTTTCATTTTCGGCTTAAAGCCCAATCCGCACAACAGCGAATAAATGTCATCGATAAGCGGTTTCAGTTTTAATGTAATTTCAGCATAACCATTTTTATTGATGCATCCGTCAGAATCCATGATACCTTGCAGTAATGCAGTTCGCTGATCAATATCAGCGAATTGGTATTCCATAGGGATATGCTTATTGCCAGCAACGCCAGCGGTTTTAAGTCCTTCCCATAACCCATGCGCAGACGTTGTGAGAACGTTGCTATTGCGTTTATCTGCAAAAGTATATGTATGATAGCCTTGTTCGTTTAAATGCGTCAGAATGCCGCTATCGTCCTTATGGTGGGTGATTCGTGCTGCATCAGTGTGACCATCACCTAACCAATAACCTAAAGTATACGGATCAACAGGAAGAACTTTAGTTTCTCCCTTAATCGGTTTAGTCTTAGCGATTTTAAATCTGGATTGACCTTTGGTAGTAATACCCTTATCGACCATTTCCTGAGTTGTAACATCACGCTTGACATGTTTGTTGCCAACTTTTTCGTATACAGTCCAGATATGATCGGCATCAGCAACAACTTTAGCGCCAGTATCTAAAACAACTTCGTAGCACTTGCGATCATACTGGTATTCCGTTGCATATACAACATTAACTAAACGACCATTAGGCGCATAGATCTGATCACCTTCTTTAATATCCCCCATACGTTTAAACCCATCGCTGGTAGGAATAGGCGTATTAACATCAAGTGCTTTACCTAGCTGACGACTGAGTTTATGTGCGCTCATGCGGTTTTCATGCATGATCTTAAGCATATCTTTCTGATAATCACGCAATTGTACTTTGATTGTACCGTAGTCGATGTGTGTAATTGCGCAATAGGTTTCGGCAAAATACACAATATCTTTACGGCATCGTTTCCACTCTGCGATCATTTCAGGGGTATACTGAGTTTTAATATTCGCCCTTCGCAAGTTCTTTAACCGCATATACCGCGTGCGAATATTGTCACTATCTTTAAAGAACTTATAATTTGTTGGATCAGTGCTTTGCATCCTTATTTTCTGCGGTCTGTTTAATTTCAGATAGTCAGAAAACTTTTTAGGATACCATTTATCATCATGCTTTGATAAAATCCATTCAATGCCGTTTGAATCAATTTTAGTTTCTAGTGTAGACGGATGCGCTAAATGTAGCGGGTGTTCATCCGTCGCCATTGCGTTAATCCCTTCAATCACGCTCATACTGTCTCGCCTTCAATAACTCGCGCTTCCTCGTCTTCGATTTCATCCATTAAATCACTAGGAGAACCCATAAAGACGGTCGCATTCTGGATATTAACTGGTGCGGCTGGAGTATTATCTTTCTTTTTATCTCCAGCTTGCTCGGTGATTTTCTTCATATCCTTATGGATATTCAGCAATTCTTTATTGTTGTTGCTCATTTGCTGCATGAGGCCGTTAAATGCTTGTAGGAACCTCGGAGACTCACTATTTTTTGCAAGTTCAAGATAAATCTTTGCGGCGTCCATCATCATCTGATTCTGAAAATGAATATTCTGACGTGCCTCATTATAATCTCGTTGTAAGTCAATATTACGATCTTCTGGATGACTTTCGACCGGAGTCAAGACGAGCGGATCATAGCTCACTCGATCTTCTTCCGCGTCGAATGACCCCGGAAGACCTAGACTTTCGAAATTCATTAATTGCTTCATATCTAAGCCTAGATCTGACATAATAAATTACCTCTTAAAATTCTCTTACAATACGTGGACCCGGTGGGGTCGGTGCAACTGGTATTGGAATATCACTAGAATATGATTCTTTGATTGTTCCATCCCATTCTTCTTGCTCGACGTCACGTTTAACGACCTCGTGATCCACTGATTCAAAATTACCGCTAGGATTCAATTCACGAGAATTGGCATGAAAATCAAGATAAATCGTTCTGATTTCCCCCTTAACGTCGGTAGCTGGAGGATATATAAACCCGATAAATTCGAACATAATGGTCCACTCAAGACGACGACGAGAAAACTTATCTTCGCCTACCTGTTCATCTGGAGTAATAGAACTAATTGTGACCTGAATATCTCGATCAATCCATACATCATTACCGTGTAGTTCTTTAATCTTACAGTTAAAATGAGGCTGGAAGTAAGGAAGAATCTGTTCAATTATCTGAAACATATCATCTTCGTTACGCGTATAAATCCCTAACTCGAAAGTAAACTTATATGGTACAGGGTTATATTGTGTTATGCTCCTGATTCCATCAGCCGTATATTTTGGTACTGTCTTATTTGCAATATTTGTTTTAAAGTTCTGGGCGTATGTCATATCAATCAAAGAAAGACACATACGCGGTAAAATAGTTTCTACCTTTGCTACGTCTTCCTCACTTGAGATGTTGTTATATTTGTCCAGACTCATCATGAATTTTTCTTTCTTTGCGTAGGTGATAGGAACTTTAATAAAACGCTCACCGTCGCTACGCACCCTTTTAATTTGTACGCCGGAGAATAAATTACCCAGCAATACAATATACCGTCTAATTGACGAATTATAGTGCCAACCGAACATTTGACCCCCTTGTTTATGAGTATTTATCAAAAATCGGCGAAAGGTGAACCCTTGCATTAATAGGATCAAACGGATCAATAAAATCTTGTCCTTCGCTTCTGAATTGCTTATCTTCTTTGTACTGATCTAAGTTGATATCTGTTAACCCGTCCAGATTAGTGATCGGTGCAAGATCCAGATCCGCAAACTCATCAACATTAATTCCATCATTGCGTTGTAATTCTGGTCGCAATTCCTCGCCGCTATACACGAATTTCTCTGCAATAATTTTACGCATGGCATTTTTGCCAGCCTGAAAAAACGGCTGATATGGCTCGACGTATGAGATTTCGAATAAATCGTTGCTCATAGGAATGTAAAACAAATCGCCGGATTTAGGCTCTTGGTTGTCTACTTGATGTTTGAATAAATTTGGATTTATGGTTATGGTTAATTCATCATTAGCGGTATAACCGAAAGATTGAAAGAAATTGCCAGCACCCTCATACCCATCGAAAGAATTTATGTACGCTGCAAACTTCCACGCCTTAGTGAATTTGCTTTGTACGTCCTCCCCAAATATCATATCAGGTTTAACAAATTCTCTCGGTATGTAGTACATCTCGACGCCGCGCATTTGTATAGACTCGGCAACCATAATATCGGCTAGAGTTTGTGTATTTGTATGTGAATTGAAATTCACATAAGGATTGAGAATTTCTGTTTGTCTAGTGTTCTCATAATCCTTCTGTGACTCCAATCTGGCAAATAATGTAGAGTCAAACATAATAAAACTCCTTCCATTTTTCTGCGGTTGACTTTACTCGTTTCCTCATAGAAGCGGCTGATATCCCATACTTTCTACAACATTCTTGAGTGGTTAGGTATAGAACACCTTCTGCCATAATTTTTCTTGCGCCTTTAAAATTTTCCCAATCTCTCTTTCTATTTTTTGCCGATTGACTCATTTTATTTTTAGTCTCGTCTGAGTGAGATTCTCTTTTTCGACTGGATGCTTTTTCAGATATTTTTCTTCTTGCTTCATTTTTTGTTTCTTCGTCCATGTCATCCCACAAAGAACCTCTATTCACTCCACCCAGAGCAATATTATATGTATCTTCTCTTTCTACAAATTCCTTAGTCACTATCTTTTTTTCTGCTAAAGCTAGTTCTTCTAACGTGTTGTGTGTGGAAAGAATAGTTTTTGTGAAGTTCTCTATTCCATACTTTTTTATTGCTCTTTTAATTCGTTTTCCGCTCCCCCAATAAGAATCCTTTTCTATTGGTTTTTTGGACGTTCTCATACCAACATAGACCATCCCATTTAAATTATTTGTTATTTGATATAGATAATAATATGCCATATGATTCTCCTTTTATGTTCTCGTCAGATCATACACTAACGAGAACATATTAGTCAACACATTTAATCAAATCATGAGGATGCCGAACGGAGGATCTAATAATTCTAGTTCTTGTCGCAATTTCTCAATGTCGGCGCGTGCTTCTTCAATGATTCGGATACCATCAACAGTGACACCGCCGGGTAATTGCAGACCTTGATGTTTAGCCATGATGGACCCCCACACCTCCTTAGTGAAAGCGGTTGCCATGTCTTTAACCCAACGGTTATTATATGCGCCCTGCTTGTTCTCACTGATCGGTCCCATGCCAGCAACAATCCCGCTTAAACCAGCAGTTGGATTATCATAAACGGCGCTAATCCCGCCAGCGGTAGAACATCCTCCAGCATGAGCATAACCAGCAACCGCGCCGATCATATCAGGAACGTCTACATAGCTTTTAACATATAATTCAACAACAATGAGATCACCTTCTCGGAAGTTTCCTGTTATCTTAAGTTGTCCGTTTGCGCTATTATACCAATAGTCTGGAAGCGGATTGAGCATATTTTGCATAGTGGCTCGATAGCTCATAAGCTGTTCGAAATATCCTAGATCACCGCCCATTGCATTTGGACCATAAAATTTACTACAGCCAGATCCTAAACCGCCATTTACACCAGCTAAACCCAACAGAAAGTCAGTAAACCACGGATAAACGGCAGTGCCATCCATCGTAGCCGCGCTACCTACGTTTGTTCGAATTATTTTAGTTACTGCGAATACTCCAGAATCGCTCAAATCAAATACCCCGTGTTGAGCTTGCTCTGCACTAACACGAAATACTTTATATCCTTTATTCACACCATCGAAATGATATTCCCCATAGAGTTCTAATGCTCTCTGAATACAATCGTAAATCTGGTCTTCTGTTACTTCTACGTTAATTACTGGTGCGCCTAAACGACGCAGAATAGCGTCTTTTAATTCTCTTGGGTTATTTGTTACATATCCTGACATAATATCACCTATAAACGAAAAAGGGGCTTAACGCCCCTTTAATTTCTTATACCGGAGAAATCCCAAAGAGGAACTCTTTAATTTGTAGCTGTTGCGCTAATGCTTCTTCGGATACGCCCTTAATGCGAATATCGATCCGGTCGCCCTTTTCAATATTTAGGAAAGCACTGGTAGAATAGCTAATTAAATCATCAGCTCCATAATGACCATTTCGTACCTCATGTACAATCAGACCATTTTTAGCAATACCGACTACGAAAGTAGCGTTATGTGCCGCATTTACAGAACAACGGAAATCACAACGGAATAATCCTTTGTCGTTAACCGTAACAAGAGATTCGCTCTTAACCATTCCACGCGCAGGAACTTCTTCGGTCATATCGTTTAGCGGAATCGGTTTATAAACATCCTGTTCGTCAAGTTCAACCGTAATATCTGCGGTATTTTTAAATGCTCCAGCAGCATATGCAACTTGCACCCATTCTCCGCGCTTACGCAGATAATGGAAACCGTCATCAGGTACATCATCTACTTTGTTTCCGTTAGATGTTTGTAGCTCTTTGACGATTTTAATCACGCCTTTCTGAGTAAATGGATCTTCTGAACCATCATCGCCATAGATATCACTTGATAGTTTAATAACGCCAGCGGTCAAACCTGATTCGCGATCACCTACAATCTGTTCCATGTCCTGTACGCTTGCTTCTAACCGACCCTGAGTGTTTTCTACAACTTTAATACGTCCGGCTAGAGTATGTCGATCGCTGTCAGTGCCAATCTCATTGGAAAGTCGAACAACTTCACCGCGCAAACCGTCAGCACCGCTTACACCAACAACCTGTTTAAGATCTAAAAATTCTCGCTCTGTGTTGGTTAATCGATAGTCAATGCTTCCAGCCGATTGAGGCGTTCCGATCTTATTCTCGACAGCCAGAAGACGAGGACGAATACCGGAATCTACACCATTAACATCATTGTTTAGACGTTCATAATTAGTTCCCAGCGTAGTGACTTTAGTCCCGATATCAGGGATTGAATCAAACAAAATTGCTTTCTTGACTTCTAGAACTTCGTTTGATAAGTTAGCAATGTTTCTTGCGTTGGTGCGGAGACGAACATACACATTTTCTTGTGTTGCAAGAGACGTGTCGCCGATCTCACTGCGCATTTTGTTAACTTGTCTTGTTAACTCGCCTACGTCAGAATCTTGCCAGTCGTTTTCAAGCTGAATGATTCGGCGACCGTGGTCATTTAATGCTGCGGTATTCTGAATAACTCGGTATTTGATGCCAGAACCGGAACTGCCAGCATCAGGGGAACCATTGATATTAAAGTTAGGATAAGAACCCATTTCTTGTTTGATGAAAGAAATGTCATCATAGATTGTTCTTGTGCTCGGATCGGCAGCGGGGCGATCACCAATCTTGATGTTAAGTTCTGATACAGCGTCTACCGTTGTTTGCAGAGTTCTTGCTGTTTCTCCTAAGTTCTCTTCGACGGATTCAACTTTTGCGACAGTCTGGTTAACCACATCAATGATACTTCCGTCAGAAATTACCCCTAAAGTTGTTTTAATATCGTTAACCGCCGTTACAACCTCGTTAACTTTAGCGACGGTTGATTTTGCGTTTTCGTTTACGCGTGCAACGTTTTCTTGAATTGCAACCGGGGCGCGGTTAAGCGTCCCGTCATTGCCCGTCTGTGTCGTTGCTGCGCTTAAACATTCGCCATTCTTGATCCAGTTAATACGGTGCTGTCCTTCGCTTGGTACACCGTCAACATGTGGGATCTCGTGGATGTTTAATTGTTCAATCATTAGCGCACCCTTATGATATAGTTTAATGCCAGACTCTTGACGCGAGTCTCGTTAGCCGTTCTTACGGATCTTCCTGAATCAAAGTTAACAGTAGAACCCCAATCATCACCACCACCGTTTTTATAGTTCGTGCTCCATTGACCGCGCTGTGCAGTAAATGCGCCACCATACCAACCGCGCCAGCGGTCAGCTACAGGGAATTTACCAGTAATTCTCTGCATTGCATCTTCTTGATAAGAACCAAATCGACGACCTGGATCAAGGTTTCTTCCATGATCGCAACCACGAGCAACTAAACCGCGCATATCAGGAATATTAAAATTGTCACCTGAACCACCAAAGGTATAACCAATCGCAGAAAATAATTGCGGATATTGATTTTTATTCAGTGAACGACCATTACAGATCAGAAAGTCACCTCGATCGGCATTGAATCCAGAAAGGATAATACCACCAATTGGCATTGCGTGATTCGCTAATTCATTTTTAGTAACAAACTGGTTGCCGTCTGAGTTTGAACCTTTATAGACGTTTCCGCTTACCGTACCGCCAGTGCTAGGAAGAACCTTAGCATTTGCTGATAGTGCAGCGTTAGCCTCACTTCCTACGGTGTCTCGTAGTTTAACAATGCCGTATTGAGACGTTGTTGCCTTAGTGCTTGCAAACTTCTTAGCAGAAACAACTACAGTATCATCTGAACCAGCATTCATCTGTGACTGGCTGGCGATCTTAACAGTACCCGCCTGATTCTCATTGGCGCGAGCATTTGCAAATGCATAAGGGCTAATTGCAAAACCTTCTCGAATCTGGCCTTGTAAAACCTGCGCATTAGTTGCTAACTGAACTAAACCCTGTGCGCTTTCGGTTGCTGTGTTTTGATCTGGAATTAATCCCGGCACAATCTGTGCAATGGCAGTGTGCATCTTTTTCGGTGTTACTGCCATTGTGTCATCACTGCCAATCTTTGCTGCCTCAAGAGAACATATCTTAATAGTCCCCTGAACGCTCTCTGACGCCTTTTTAGTGGTGAAGTAATGGTTTAGTGTGTCTGGACCGATTGCCATGTTCTCGTTGCTCTCTTGCAGCGATTCTTCCATCGTGGCAAATCGGGTGATACCCTTTACTTCTTTTGTAGCATCTGGACGTGACATTTTAACAGCCAGTGTTTTTGGAGTCACGATCTTATTATCTACAGTACCGTCGTTTACTTCTTCCTGAGTTGCGATTGCAGCGATCCCGGCTGTATCTTCCGTAGCGTCCGGCAATCCATTTACAGCAAAGCCGTTAATAGCGGCTAAAGCCGCTTGTACGTTGGTAATGTTTTGAGGCCAATCATTTACAGGGTTAAACTTGACGTATTGAGCATCGTCTTTTACGTGGTTAATAGTATTGTTTGCCATTATACATCACCTTATGCAATACGTTTGAAATAATATAGGGTAGTTCCAAATTTCTCTTCTGTACCCATGCGAGACCATGAACCATAACCAACACGAGCAGGAGAATCAACATTTCCTGTGATTGTAATTCCGTACTTGTTAATATCGGTTGGTTGATGTTCAAGAGAATCGATATAATGAATTTCTAATTGGTCGTTGCTACTTCCTTTTCTTTTTACTTCTTTGAACATAATGTTTTTATTCATTAGTTCGGTAAATTTTTCCGTTACTTTCTCACATAGAGAAACGCCGGAAGACCCAACATCAACAATAAATGGATAACCCAAAACATCAATTAATACTTTCTTTGCTTCTGGGTTATGTTGATTATTAACGCTTCCTGCAAATGTTAATGTTTCAATTTGCCCTGCCGATTGTGGTGCAGTTGAATTTGTTGTTACTAAAACGTCACCAATTCGGATCATTGACAACGAATAAAGGTCATCAATTGCAGATTGAACGTTGTTTACATAGGAACCTTTTCTTGATTGATCGACATTAACGCCACCAATTGGACGAGAACCACCGATAACAGGATCTTTCGATCCTGGATCGTATGAAATAAACGCCGCATCGCTGGAAAATACACTAGCTTTTGAACGTGTTTTCGAAATCATATTAACCTACCCTTAGCCAACGATAGACAGTTCTGTATGGAGGAAGAATACCAATCATTGATGGATCGGTATTTCCCTGATTAACTTTAACATTATCTTCGCGATATTTGGTAAACGCTGGACCTACTGCATCAGGGTCTACCTGACAACCACCGATAATAATATTTCCGTTATCATCTTTTACAAGAACTCGATCGTCGCTCTGTAATTCAGGAATCATATTTTTCTTGATCTGGTATGCAACATCACCACCGTTACCACCTGCGGTGTGTGTAGGTTGACCATGTGTATCAAGATCGTTGTTGTTTAGTGCGAAGTTTTGATCGCTTGCGTCAGAGGACCAACCAACTAAAAATTCTTTTTCTGCATAACGTACCCATGTACCAAATCCCATATAGGTCGCTGGGTTAGCTGGGTTATGCGCATTTTCATAAATTGTGCCTATAGGATAGAAAATATCGAATATGGAATAGATATCCATCACACGACCTGTATAATCTTCCATTGGGCGTTTAGTCGCTTGGCTTGGATTCTGGAAATCGGTATATTCAATTCGATTTGTCAGAGTAACTTCATCTTCGTTATTAAGATAGATTTTATCTGCTTTTTCTTTAATACCACCTACACCGTCCCATTCCATTAATGTTCCGATATCATTATTAAACCAGCGAATTGTGATAGTGTCTCGGTTATCTAGTGCTTTAGATAATTTAATACCAGTCACCACGCTGTTTTCGTCGAACATCAATGAATAATCTTCGCCAGATTCCACCCATTGACCGCCAGCAAGTACGCAGGTTTCTTCTGTTTCACCGTCAGCACCTTCACAAATAAAGAAAGGTAAATCCGCATCGCCCGCTTTAATCATTTGTGTGCCGTTGATCAGCAATTCAAATGAATTTGGATTAATAAGATCTCGCTTACTTACGCCTAATTCAGCATTAGTAAATTCTTTCTTATTAGCTAGTTCACCAACCCAAACTTCACCTGGGATGGATTCCAAAGTGGTCATTCCTGTTTCATAAACGCGGATTGTATGAGTAATATAGCTTGACCGGAAGGATGCGATACCGTCCATATAAGTGATGATTTGAATGGTATCACCCGCCGAACAAGGGAAGCGTAATTTAATGCTTTTACCGTCCAGCGGAACAATATCACCATTTTCACCGATTGAACCATAGTTAGAATCATCGGTTAAATCCTTGCCATAATAAAGCAAGTTACCGCGATAATACACTTCAACATTTCGAATGTTGTAAGTATTGGAACCAAACACATTGGGGAAGTCTGTTTGTCCTTCGGTTGCAATATAAACTTCCTTAGCGACTGTGCTTAAATCGGAAGTGGTGATAGTATCTACTCGTTTATTTTCGACATATTCCCAACGTCCAGGCGCACAATAAACCAATTCAACATCCATGAAATCTTTATACAACTCACGGTCGATTGGAGATCCCTTAATGGTATCACCTTGTGCTGGCTTCAACGTTACGTTATGTGCAGCCCATGAGCGCCAAACATCACGAAGTTTAATTGTTTTATTATAATCACTCGCGCTTCCTTTAGGCAATTCAACAGAAACAGCGTTGTTCGTTGTATTAATCGCCCATGCATCACCAAAATTTGGTTTTAATACTGGTTGTGTGTGAGTTTTCCACGCGCCGGATGCATGAGGGATATCACCATCCCCCAGCTTAGTGTAAAGTTCAGAAAAGTTGTCATTAATCTTTTGACCACCTTTTCTTAGATAATCACCTGTACCGTCATCAACAACGTTACCGATATTAATTAATTGTTTCATGTAGCAACCCCGATTTTAATAGTGTCTACGGCTTTAACTGCTAAACGAATATTTTCGCCAGTAGCCTTATACTCTGCATATACTTTATCGCCGGAACCGATGAAATAACGAACCGTGTATAGTTCATCTTCTGTCTTCTGCAAAACTGCATATTCCGTCGCATAAACTTTTCCGGCTTTAGAATCAATCATTAGTAGCGTTTCACTTGAACGCATTTTTGAACCGGATGTATTGCTAGCGGTAGTTAATAATTTGATGGAAACGTATTCTGTTTTTGCGGCAATAGCAACGTTTGTTGCTACTCCAGTTACGTTAACTGTTTTATCTAATGGCGTTGTTGTATCGGTAAACATACTTTCGATACCCAATCGCCATGTTACGCGACTACCTTCAACGGCAGTACACCAAACAGTGACTTTTGAAAATGGTTGTGTTATTGTAGCATCACCGGAATACCCGCTAATAGAATCACCTGCTTGAGTTCGAATATTGAGCGGTGTCGTCGTTGAAAGGCTACCGTTACTATTTATGAATACAACACCCTCACCAACCTTCGCTTTAGGTAGAATAGCAATAAGTGCGCCTTGAGTTGTATCGATATCGTGTAGACTCCCAATCTCAACAGCGGAACCAGCGTAGCTTTGACGTGGATGCTTCTGATAGTATCCGGTTGCATGAATAACCATTCTTCCCACGCCGTGGTCTACGTCTTTAAACCGCTGATCAGCAAATGCGTCATATATTGAATCAAAGTTATCGTTAATTTTATTACCGCCATCATATAAGATATCGCCAGTCGATGGATTGCCGACAGTACCTGTGTCTATTCTTTTCTTTGGAACTTGTGCCATTGTTTAATTCCTCATGTTATGATGTATTATTTATAAAATACATACAAAAAAGCCGCCCACGAGGACGGCTTATAATTAAATGTCAAACAAATCTGAGAGCGTCCCAGACTCGCTTTCCTGTTTCGGTAAGGTAATCTCCTTACTTTCTTCTATTTGTTCGTTAGGGCGTGATTTAGGCGCTTCTACGGCTTCTTTCTCGTAATACCGAACCTCAACCACTTCTGTTAAAACGTTGGTACTGTGCCATTCATCGCGATAGATTGATGTATCGATACCACATCCGGCATAAGTCACCAAACCAGTTTGTTTGCTCCATTTTAGATATTTATTAGACTTCATGGTCCCGTCATAATAAGGTCTGCCGGAATAAGCAAAACCAGCGGAACCCACAGGAACAATAAAATAGCCAACATCGGCAAACTTCTGGCCTAATGTCATAACCTTAAATTCAAATTCGCCGCCAGTGTACTCAAATACATCCTTTGTGTTGGTTGTATTGATTTTCCCGAAAGGTGGATTGCTGATCACCACATCGAATTTTTCGTTTGACTCAAATTCGAATACATCGCTGGTGATCCATTCTGCCTCCGGTAATAGTCTCTTGCCAATCCGCGCAAATTCTGGATTGAGTTCGACGCATACGATCTTTTCTGGCTTACAACGATGTAACATACAAAAAGATAAGCGACCGATCCCAGCACAAAGATCTAATACTTTTCCTGTGCAATGTGCATCGATGGTAAAATCCCATGCAAGCCCTTCTGGGGTAAAGAATGCACCTGAACCGCCTAGACCATCGCCATGATAGTTATTATAGCAAAATTCTTTTTCTTCATATGTCAATGGGCGATCTGAATTAATCAACTCCATCACCCGATCGTGTAATTTTTGTTCTTGTTTAGAAAGTCGTGCCATTATTTAACCTTTGCTGTGACGGTAACGCTATGTCCCAAATAAACATGAGACATAAAGAACACAAAGTTTTTAAATTGCGGATTCTTACGAATCCATCGTTTCAATTTTCGAATGCAAGTTATACGATGGTCATAATTAGAATAACTAAATTCAATACCCTGTTTCATCATCTCGTGCATTTCTTCGTATGTGTGCCATTGGTTATCATGTTTACAAAACCAATGAGTACCATAGAGTTTAGGATCTTGTGCACGTAGACCATAGTAATGCTTTTGCATTGGGAACTTAGCTTTATTCATTGTGTAATGCAATTTAATATTTACGCGTGCCATTTTCTATTACCCCACATACCGAAAGTTGGATTATACACAAAATAGATAGCTTCGTCGATAGTCTTGAATCGTTTAGTGTCATTCATGAAGTTGATACCCTCCAATAGTTCATCGGTGTAATCGGCTAGTGATGAATGAGTATGATCGATGATCTCTCCGATCTTTTCACCGTTCGCGATCACATCCCAACCGCAAGGGGATACCTGAATTGCTTCACAATTATCTGTAAATTTACGACGTGCCATAATTTATCCTCCGTTGTTTAGATGTGATCATTATACCTTATCAGACAAGATTGTCAACACCCAAAATAGAAAAAGCCAACTCTCTCGAATTGGCTTTTAAATCATACACTTAGAACTCAAACAATACAGAAACAAGTTCTGTTTGATCTAATGACCGAACGATAGGTTGTCGGTTTTCCATGTAGATCATTTCGCCTGAGTGTGGCTCTAAGTCTTGCGGTCGGTACTTATCTTTGACCGCTTTAACGTCTGGATCGCTAGGGCGTGCTTTCTTTTCCAATGGGTTAAGGATAATGCTTAACTGACGGAAACCAGTATTACCCACTAACGCGGTAGTTGGGAATTGCGCAGAGTCCATATAAGCCTGAAAACGCAAAGTTACTACTTTCAGCCGATAAAGCAGATTATAGTCATTATACCAGGTGATCACATTGTCATAACCCCAACGCGCCGGATCTTGTCGCAGTTCATCGGGGAACGGTACAACAATATGTTCATTGGTGCAACGGTTGATCGCCGCATCAGGTGGAATTGTGTACAGATATTCCCAACGATACCCATCACCCATATCAATAGAATCGCCCTTTCCTACAGGTGGCGCAATTGATTCATGAGTGGGGGTCCACTTTCCGCCCAACTTCAAACACTCCACTTTAGCGTCAATGCTTGAAATCGAGCAGTAACCGCGATCAGGAACATCGGTTACGCGATACACCATCCAGCCGCTACCAACATCAGTTCTGTTATATGGTGCTGAGTTGACAACAACAATGTCATTGATAAAGAATGTGCGCGGGTTATCCTGTCCGGTATCACCCCAATCTTTACGAGGGATAACCGCATCAAGAAGTGATTTGTTAATCTTAACCGCCCCCATCATATGGGTCCACATGTCAACAACACCAGCCGTTGAATCGGTCGGATAAGGTGGGGCAAAGCCCACCTCTTTTTCGTTTTCTGACCACGGCTCCGAACGTCCAAACGTTCCATAAATTGTAATTTGATTTGCCTCATCGCCTACAGAATTATAGAAATTCAGAAGTTTTTCCGTTCTGAATTTACTAGTAATGATTGAGCGATAGATCACACTATTTTCATTAGCCATTAATTTTCCTCTGTGTCGGATTCTTCGGATCGCGTGGATTCCCTATATTATCCTTCAACCGTTTATCTACAAGTTCACGGAACATAGAGAATGTTACCGCCGACTGGTCAAACAGTGGACTCATTGCAAATCTTCGTTCGCTTGCTTTAAGTCCGTGGAACAATTCGCTGTTCTCCTGATCATATTCAGGAGGAACCGGAAATTCTTCACCAATTAAAGGTGAAGTCAAATATAATGCTTTTCCGGTAAGCGGGTCTTTCTTAATGTTTCCGTCAACGTCAAGGTCTGCCACCCGATCAGGATACACGCTAGGCAATCCGCTGTCAAACTTATAATTTTTCAGAGATTGAATTATAGTCTCGGTGTGCTTCATGCTTAACCCGCTGTTAATGAACATTGTAAGCAGGGTAACACCGATAAACCCAAAGCCGACAGGATGAACGAATCGCATTACATCATTTGCATAGCGCGAAACTGGCAATGCACTTTTAATCTTCATGGTGTATTGGCTTCGTGAGCGGTTGATATAGTCGATTGAACTACTCAACAACTCTTTACCACGTACACCAACAAGGATCATCCCTTCAAACGCTGTTTTCTCTGATTTGATCACTTGACCTTCTTCGAACCGCCCGATCAGGTTATGAATGGTTACTCGCCAGCGTAGGCGACCACCTTCATATTCCCTTTCAAGATACGTCACGTTAGCCCGTCCGGTTGGAGTATAAATCGTGCGACCTACGATATCCTCGTCAATGTTCGTTGAACTAACAACAATATCATACTCTAGTCCGGCTTGTGATTCAACCTCAATTTCCACATCTTCATTATAAAGTAACTTAAACAAGAACTTATAAGAAGCCTCCACGCCCTTAGTGGAATAAAAATCTGATTTGCGGGATTCAAAGAATCTTACTACCGCATCTCGCTTGTTTTTATCTGCATAGATGTTTCGTTTGTTCATCTCTGACCAAAGATACTCATATGCATCTTTCTCGCGTGGATATTTGTTTTTAATCAGATTTTTTAGTTTATTATAATATGTTCCTGAACCATCGCTTAAGAATTGCAGATAATATTCAGAGAATTTTCTGAAATTTTCGTTCTCAAGTAAAAAGCTATCAGGGGTCATCTTATTCAGTAAAGGCCGCAAATCTGGATCTTGCTCTCGATCGTAGTGAACCGGAACCCAGGGAACCTCTCTAACCTGATTTTGCAATTCAGCAACAAATGCTACATTTGTAGGTTTCCAATATACACCAACCTGATCACGAACACGATAATTAAATTGATAGAATCCAATGATCTCTCCTGTGTTTTTATGGAACATTACACCGGATGCATATTGTTTGAATCCTTCAAATTTAACATTGTTAAGATAACAGGTCACGGTCCCTTTATCATAAACTTCTCGGTTAACCCTATTTTGGTCAAGAATGCCAGATGTATCAACTTCTTGAGTATAGACAACCTCTGGATAAACAACCAACGGGCGATTATCATTTGTGATCCACACACGGACACCGTTTCGACGCATCCATGTATAATCAGCCTCGTTATAATACGCTTGCGGTCCTAACTCCCAAATACGCAAATCATCATAACTTGCTCTGAAAGTAGTTTGATGTATTTTCTTATCAGTTAGATAAGTTGGCTCCTGAGAATATTTTACAGCTTCGCCTAATTCATATTTTGCGGCAGTTTCTGGATCAGGTAAAATGCTTTCGAAGTGATGATTATAATGGCTTATGAACACCTCATCACCATTGGTTGACATATTACTGAACCCGTGCTGAATATATTCCCTTTCCTGCGGAGTGTTGCCAAATACTCTCTGAAAAGACAGACCATCACTCCCTATTAAGTATACACCCGCATCATCTGACGGAACAACGTTTTCTGGTTTAGTTGGATCTTGATAACGCTGTTTAACTTCACCCGTAACAAATACAAGCAATTTACCGTCGATCACATCCATTTTCTGAATGACAGCTTTATCATTTCCTGTTACTCGTATAACATCAGGATCGAATATTTTTTCTCCAAACGTAGGCGAACCCTGTACGGTATCAACAGGAGTATTCTTAAGACGAATCCGGCGAATAACATCTTTAGCACCAACCCACAAATAGTCATCACTGCACGCCATAGCTTCGGCGTATTTTGTGGTATCACCTGTTAATCTGGAAAATACACCAAAGACCTCAACATCAAAGCCTAAATCGTTCTCGTCACCAACCTTTGCAAAAGTGATCGTATCATCACTAAATCGAACATCGTCCGCGCTCCATCGAGTATCGCTAGCTTGTCGTCCGTAAAAGATTCGGTCATATCCTAAAACGTAAGTAGTGGTTTTAGACTGATAAACGCATGTGCGGGAAACCGGATTGCCTACACGATCATTAAAAGCCTTGTATGCTTTCCATGATTGACCTTTATCATTTGACACTTTCACGATCGGCTGGAACCGTTCGAAAAGGTACAAAACACCGTTCATTTCCGCTAACATTGTGCGGTTTATATCAGTACAAACTTTTTCTATGTGATCCTGTATTTCATGAAAGTTCTCATCAACTACAATGTAGTTTGAGATATTTGTCATGTTTGCATATTCAGGACTAAAGACAAAATCTTCCTTCATCAATGATGCTTGAATCAGGTCAGTATTAAACTTGACATACTCTCGATTATCGTATGTAAATTTTTCCTTTATAAACTCGTTTGCAAGGTTGAACTCTCGCATCATAGAAAAATTATATGCGTTTGTTTTAAATGTCTGAAACTCTTCTGTCTCAACCCATTTACTTTGTTCAAATCCTTCTGCGGCTACTGCTACACGAAACTTGTAATAATATTCTGGAAAAAGGTTTTTATCCTCAAACCAGTTTTGATCGGCAGTATATCCCAGGTTTACCCAGCTTAACTCATCGACGGGGATGATCTCCCCGTCTCGCGTTCTGGTTTCGGCTAACTCCACAAAATAAAAGAAGTTTTCGCCTACGTCATCCCATGTGATATACGCCTGATTAGCAGACAATTTTTCTATTGTCAAGCTAGTTACACTAGGCGCTTTAATCATTGAGCAATTGCCTCCAGACTAATAGTTGTGTACTGAGGACGGAGATCGTTTTCAAACACGATCAAAGAACCGTCTTTAGTAAAGATGTTATCAGCAATCGGTTTAGCTGTCAACTCAATATATGAACCAGTAAAGCGATCGCTATTGATATTCAGTTTACCCAGATCCCATGAAATAAGGTCGTCATAATGCTGAACCTCTCCAACCTCAAAGTATAGGTCCGCACCGTCGATAACCTCTTTATCAAAATCAGTGCCGGAATAGTGCGGTAAAGCGATTGTAGAATCAACAGGGAAAGGTCCAACCAGCAATTTAGCTAAACCGGATTCTTTGTTCATTTCTGTACTTACATAATGGATTGGATATTGCTTGTCGTCCTTTTCGAAGTTGAATGAACTAGACTTGATTCCGCTCTTATACTGGTTTAAAAACTTGATTCCAGCCATCGGTGCTTTATAGAAGTTGTCGATCTCTCGCACCATCTCTATTTCTGCACTAGAACCTATCACAGATACATCAGCTTTGTCAATACGCGCAAGCATTTTAGACTTACTAAAGGTCTGGTTAAAAATTTCCACTTCGTCGGTATAATATGCATCAATCTGATCAATAACCGCACCGCGCAACCACTGCTCTGATTCTGACAAGTCATTGATTGAATAGGAAACTTTAATATTCTGTTTAATATACAGATAGTTAGGGTCAATGATGCTCGGAGTGATAGGGGCAAGATTATATTTTGCCAGATAATCCCGCATATCTTCTTTTTGAACAGTTGTCAAGCGCAAGCCAGATTTAGGCTTAACAGCAACAAAAGCATAACCCGGTTTTTCTCGGTCGGTGAAACATTGTACCGCCTGAACAATACTACCAAAACGGCTAGATACAAAAGCCTCATAGTCGGACGCAGTTACACAACGACGCTGAGATTCACGCATTACCGGAGCAAGTTCACGAATACGTTCGATTGATTCAGGATCACCACCACCATCTGCACCGACATAATCACGATCATTTGTCGGATTCTCAATAATTTTAACAATAGAGATAGATGCAAGGGTATCCGCGTATGTGAAATTAACTGAACCGTTTGCTTCCGCGCCCTTAGTGCTGATATATTCAATAACAATATTAGCGCCAGTTGACGGCTTAAGTCCACCAATATAATTTGCTTCCAGTGCACCGCCAGCAGCAGATAAAGTTGATTCACCCTCACCAAAGAAAATTTCAGTATGTCCGTCTACGGTTTCACGCAGATAGAAAATATTACTAGCGCCAGTTGCATTAACAATACTTTCTCGCGTCCAGTCTTTCCATTCAGCACCGTCTACCCACAACTTAACCTGAGCGCGGTCAATATCAGGATCACGGATCAGAATTTGTTTCTTCGGATCAAATAACATTTCTGTACGAACAATACGACCTTGTGCGACTTTAAGCATAGGCGTATATAAACCATTTGAACCTAAAACGCTCACAACGTCTTCTGTAGTCACAAACGGATAAGACGTCTGGCGATCCACACTTGCAATAAATTTAGTTCCTCGTGGGATTCGAATACTTGCCGGATTTCGCGGATGTGATACATGCAACATAATTGTAGTCGATGCACTCGTTTTGCTCGCTGGCAAATATCCTAAATCTTGCGCGGCTTGAACAACTGAACTACGCTTAATTGCCGTTCTGATAAAAGATTCATATAGCGCGGCGTTGGCGAATTGCTGAATATAAAGGGTATTATATGCGAGCAAGTCCATCAATACGTTAATACCAGCACCATTAAAATCAAAATCTTTAAATTCTTCCTGGTTTCTCATCCAGTCTGTTAATGCGCTTTTAATTTCATCGAATGTAGCAGCATTAAAAATATCAGGAATTTGTGTAATCTTTTGCTTTGTCATTTTATGAATACCTTCGGTGATGCCATAGCGACGGTATCGCCACAGCTAATACGATCTGCCATTTGAATTGCTTTCTTTCCGGTAACAAATACTTTCGGGGTACTGGCGACCGTAGTTCCCCCGTGTGTATCATAAGGCTTTGTTGTTTTTGTGTGTGGTGTAATTGGGTCTCCTTCGACTAATACAGGGATACCCTCAACAAATACCTTAGATTGAGTTGCATTAATTACCGTAGGTGGGTAGTTTCCGTGCCCTGTAGTTTTAGCTTTATCGTAGGATAATCCAGCCATTAAACACCCCTATGTACATAATCTCTTAACTGTTTACTCCACACATCCCAATTTCCAAAAACGGTTTGAGTATAAACTTTCTCTATTGTGTGCTCGGTTACTACCGGAGGCGGATTAGTTTCACCAGCACCCTCTCGGCTATTGGAACCACCACTATTTCCTTCACCAGACCCCCCAGAAGACTCTGAAACAGATTGGATATAGGTTAGGGTTACTTTATAAGTATAAACCTCCTGTAGATGTGTAGGAGCGTTAAAATAATATAGATCTGCGGTAGTTGGATCTGGTAAATCATCAAAACTTCCGGCAGATTTTTTAATTCGATCTTTCGTTATATATTTAAGAGAATCCGCGCCAAGCGAAAAACTATCCAGATACTCACCAGATATTTTAGTTTCTTCAACGGTAACGCCCTTATTAGGGCGATACTCGCTGATCTTAAACTCTTTAATCGTGTATGTGGTATTTGCATCCGGTGGCGTTGCTTTATAAGAGAACACCACCTCAAAGATTTCTCGCTCGCTGATATCCTCCAATTTTGAACTCATCGGAAGAATTTCAACCATTAGTTACCTCACCCAAGATCAATACGGCTACCATCAATTTTAACTGTACCAGATGCAATATCTTTAACGCTTGCACCACAATTACGGGACCAATCACCATTAACCTGATCTGATTTAGTGCCATTGACGGTCATATTAAAATTACCCTCAACGGTTAAATCATAGTTACCTTTAATTGTCTCTGTAGTGTTACCCTCGATCATTAATTCAGCATTACCCTTGACATTAGCCGTCAAATTAGCGTCAAGCTGAGCGGTAACATCACCTACAACATGCATGTTAGCAGTGCCTTCAACGGTCTGATTAACATTGCCACGAATAAATTCCGTGACGTTACCATCAACGGTTTGCATCACATTACCCATATAATAAACTTGCGCGTCACCTTCAACAACAACTTGCAAATTACCCTTAACGTTTACTTTCCGGCCTTGTTTAACGATCAGATAATCATCGCCTTCAATCTTTTCTACCCTCGTTCCGTCCGGTCTGGTTTCTTCAAATGTACCAGAAGGATGTTTGCGGTGATAACGCTCATGAGAAGGAGTATCATCAATCTCGATAATATGACCGCTCTCTGACTCGTAAACATGGTTATAAGGATACCTCGCAGAATACGAACTCTTAGGCTCTTTAAACATGATTCGTGTGTCTTGTGGGGTAAACGGTGCTTCTGGGTCTTCTTCTGCTCTCTGCGTCTTATAGGCAGCAATACGGGCATTTCTCAAACGTGCTCGCGGGTCATCCGAAATTGATTCCTCTTTCTTTGGAGCAATTACGCCATATGATTCTAAGTTACCAGTCAGAATAATTTTAGAAACACGGCTGGATCGTCCTGGAGTTTGGTTAGCCCATACAGATTGACGTAATCCATCATAGGCTTGTTTCCATTCTTCCGCTAACATCGCAGCAAGACTATTCTTAAATTTACCCAATCCACCAACACCCATTTGAAACGCCATATTTTCTAATGCCATACGACGTGAGGCATTACATTTATTATAGACAGGTGCAATTCGTGGATGCTTGCGCATATCACGACGAGTCTTTTCTATATCGTCGGCAAATACTTTACTAACTTCTTCGGCGGTAAGTCTTCCGTTTGTAACTTCACGCCCTACCAGCTTAGAAAGTTCATTATTGATAATACCCAGATCACTGGTTTTCTTATAAATGATCAAATGCCCGATGCCTATTGTCGGATATCCTTCTGAATCAAGATACCATTTCTCGCGATATCCCTCATCGCCCCGCAGCATTTTTTCGATTGTAAAATCAGGATTATCATCAACCGGAATTTGGTCTAATGGCTCGTCGTCTGGATTTACTGCAACTCCAGTGTTTTCATCTCGAATATAGACACTATCAGGTTTTGTTGTTTGTCCGGTTTCTGGGTTAATACCGCCACGAGCAAGAATATTAACATCATTACCAATATAACGAGGATATGCACCAGAAGGGTCGCAAAAACCCTCTGTAGTGAGTGGTTTCTCTGTATATTGTCCGGCAATAGTACCCAGAATAACGCAGTTTAAATAGCGTTCATCTAAAGCCAAACCAAATACCATTGAACCTTCAACAATACCAGTAGGGCTTTGACCTATACCGGAGATCGCCGCGCTTGTAATATCTTGTACTGGCGTAATCCATAATAGATCTTCGGTTGGAAGACCTTGAATGTCACCGTGTGCGGATAGCGAGGGATGTATACCATGAATCCTAACCTGAACACGCCCCAGCATTAATGGGTCTTCCCTGTTTTCTACAATTCCGGTAAACCATTTAACGGAGTTATTAAACATTAGCATAATTAATCACCTTACACATCAGCCTTTTCCATTTCTCGAATGAATGCGTTAATAAATTGTTTAATTTGTGTAGGATCTATGATCTTGATCTTGCGTCGTTCCTCATTACGGAGGATCGCATCTTCCAGTGTGTCTACTGCCGATAATGCACCCTGAAACTGCAAATGACGGTGATGAATATCCCCTTTATCATACCAATTGCTTGATCCTTTCGGATATTCGGTAAGATTCCAATACTTGTTTCCGTCAATATCAACGTGGTATAATACTTGATTTCCTCCTACATTTGCATATCGTTGTTCGGCTGATTCATATGCTGTCTCTTGATCGGTGATCCAGTCATGGAACGGATCGTATACGTCATTAAGCATCAGCAAGATCCAATAAAGTTGTTGGTTTCCGTATACTTCATATGCAACTTGTTCCGGTCGTGGACTACCTTGAATGTAATATGTTTGTATGTTATAATCAGAAATTATTGCGTTGAAATATGCGCGGTAATTGCGCACAATGTCAGTAATCATCTTGCCGTTGTATTCAATGGCAGGGAAGAAAGAAAAGAGCATTTTATCACCCTCAATTGATAAATAGTATTATGTATTTATAATAAAGGGTGCTAAAATGGGAGGATCTAACACTTATAAGGGCAAGTATGTTCCTGAGAATAAGGAAAAGTATAAAGGGGATATACGTAAGATCACATACCGTTCAAGCTGGGAAAGATGGATCATGCAGTGGCTAGACCGCAATCCTAGAGTTGCAAAATGGGGATCTGAGACCGTAGTAATTCCTTATGAGTCATCAACAGACGGGAAAAGACACAGATACTTTATGGATTTTTACGTTAAGTTTGATGATGGCAAGGAGCATTTATGGGAAGTTAAACCAGCTAAAGAGACAAGGCCACCGGAAAAGCCAAAAAGAATGACCGCGAAGACAAAGCAACGATATATGCATGAAGTATGGACGTACACAAAAAATACTGAAAAATGGTTAGCTGCCGTGAAATTATGCCAAAAGCATAACATGGAGTTTAAGATCATAACCGAACATGCATTAAAGAAAGTGTTTGGCTTTAAAGGGCTTAACAAATAGAGGATAATATTATGAGCGTATTTGAAATAATCACAGAAGACGAAAAGCCGTCTCCCCAAAAAAGAAAGTCTAAACAGTGGGTCGAATTGGGTGTAGAATTTGCGAAAGCAAAAGCCAAAGGAATGACAGCTAAAGCATTTGCAGATTCTAAGGGAATAGCCTATGCGACTTTCACTAAAAGTATGTCTCGTTATGCCAGCGAAATTAAAACAGCAATAGAAGTTGAAAAACTAAAAGGGAAAGGCGCAAAGGGTCTCAATAAGCAGCAACGCGCAATGATGATGATTAATGATTTTCGTGCGTCTATGCGTGCTGTATCAAAGAGTCGCCCTAAAGAAAAATCACAGGAGTGGTTTACTAAAACAATAAAAGCGGGAATAAAGGGACACCAGATTGTAAAACCGCAAGTAGGGCGAATCTATACCTTTATGTATGATGCGAAGTATAAAGACACTTTGCCATATTGGGATGTTTTCCCGCTGATCATTTGTCTGGGTGATTCTAAGACAAAGGCGGGTAATACTGTAATGCTGGGTCTTAACTTACACTATGTAACGCCTAAAGCCCGTCAGCAGTTTTTAGAGGCACTTTTAAAGCAATATGCATCTACTCCTACCTTGAGCAATAAAACACGCTTAAAAATCAAATGGAGCGATGTAAAAGGTATGCGTGGTAGTGACCACATGATCAAAGCATATCTACCTGGACACATTAAAACAAAACTTGTTGAGATTAGCCCGAAAGACTGGAGCAATATTATCTACCTTAACACATATAAATTTGTTTCTAAAGGTAAAAACTATGATGCAAGGAAGGTGTGGAAGGATGCTTAATATTAATATTAATTCCGTGGGGAGCAATCCCCACGTTTATTATCTTCGTCAACCGGAAGAAATAGAATACAGAGTAAACAAGGTAACAAAATCTCCTAGAGAATTTGCGGATAAAGTTATTGAAAGATGTAAACTTGTCGACCATACATTCTTAGGATTTTCTGGAGAATGGAAAGGAAAATTGACTAGATCTGTTATCCAATGCAATAAGCATGGAACTGTCTATGATGTTTCCAGTAATAGTTTCTATGCTAAAAAGGTTATTGTTGGTTGCCCTCAATGTAGGGGAGTTATGACAGAAGAGGAAGCAACCAAATTCATTGAAGAAAAATGTAAAGATCTTGATTATGAATTTTTGGGATTTGTTGGTGGCTGGAAATCACAAATTACTAAGATGATTCTTAGATGCAAGAAACATGACCACATTTGGAAGAATACAAAGTTCTTTGATTTTAAAAATCATGGTACATGTGGTTGTAAGAAATGTGCGGCTGAACAATTTAAGACGGAATATGTCGTTCCCGTGGAAGATGCACTATCTAGAATAGAAGATAAATGTAAAAAGTTAGGGTATGAATATATAGGTGTCGATGGTGAATGGATAGGTACTGCAAATTCATGGATAAAACTTAAATGTACAAAACATGACGCAGAATTTTCTGTAAGATATTGTACGTTCAACAGAAATGCTAAAGGGTGTCCGAAATGTAGTTCTTCTGGCTATCGTCCATCTGAGATGGGATATTTTTATATCCAGACGTTAGATGATAAATTTATAAAGTTTGGTGTAACCAATGAATTACCGGAAACCAGAATGAAACAACATATGCAGAAATCTAAGTTTGTTCACAAACTTGTTTACGTCAAACAAAGTGTTGATGGCTGGATTCCGTGGGAACTTGAAAAGGAAATAAAGAGAACTTATCATTGTGGCGTTGTTGATAAATCCATGTTGAAAGATGGATACACAGAAACTTTACCAATCACGGAACTTGATAACATAATTAAATTAGCTGATACATATTAAAATTAAGCCCGTCATTGACGGGCTTTTTTATTATAGATCGATGGCATGAGCATAACCATGTAAGAAGTCTTTTAATTCTTCCTTATTGGTAACACGCTGTAAAATCTCTAATGCCTTGTCGCGATCACGTAATGCACCTGAAAGGGATTTTATTTGATCATCCCTTTCTGCAATCTGCTTAAGCAGATCTGTATTGCATTTAGACAAATAGAGAACTTCACCCCGCAATGTTGCCAATTCGTTATCCAGACGATCATAGAGTTTTAACAAAATGTCTTCTGTCATAAGAAGTCCTCGTATAGTACCCGTTTTATTTATTACTGTATAAAAATATAGTTATTGGTTAAAACATAACCAAAACGAAGAAAGATCTTTAGAATAATAGAAAATTTGTTTCGGTTAAAAAGTAGTCAGTGCCTCCGGCACGTCGCAAAGCGACAATTGTTAATAAATATTTTCATTTGAGGAATCAGTAATGTCTAATCTCTTTAACTATGCTAACCCTAGCAACTGGCAGATCAATATTCCAGATGGTCAACTAACAAAAGGCTTTACTTTAAACTGTCAATGTGTTACACTTCCTGCTATAACCATTCCACCGACTAAGCAAGTTGCTGGTCAATATGGTTTGGCGGTTGCTGATTATCCGTCTAGTCATGTGGAGTTTGACCCGTTGGTAGTCCGGTTTATCGTTGATGAGCATTTGGAAAGCTATCTAAACCTTTACACATGGATGCTTTCTATAGTAGACTACAATAACGGTAACTCCACAGCGTGGAAGGATTCAATGCCGGAAGCCGTTCAAGTTCACATGATGGACAATGAACGCCGTAACATTGTTTGCACCTTTAACTTTTATGGTTGTTGGTGTTCACAATTGGGGGAACTTGAGTTAACATACACTGATGATATGCATGAATCTCTGGTGTGTACTGCAATTCTTCCATTTAAAACAATGAGCATTGAACGTGATGGTCAACTGATCGTTCCTCGCCCAGCAATTCAGGCGGCGGATCGTCAGCGGGTGGAAGGTATTAAAGCTATGCACCCTGCTTTTAGAAAGTAATAAGAGGCTTATATAATGAAATTGATTGCACTTTGTGGTAAAAAGCGAGTAGGAAAAGACACTGCCGCGTTAATCATTGATGGACACAGTTATCAACTGGCAGCACCGATCAAAGAAATCTTATGCGAATGTCAACCAGACTTAGGTCTGACTTATCTTGACTTTGACGGGTTAGGGCGTGACAGAGAAGCCGATCTAGGTATTGATACCTATACCGCGCATAAGTGGTTTATTCAGTGTCTGCTTATGTTAGATTCGAAGTATGGCGGTAGTTCCTTTACTTGTGATCGTCTGGCTGAGATTTACAAGGTCGTTAATGAGATTGGCGAAAAACATAATAACGTCTGGTCTATTCGTCTCATGTTAACCACTCTCGGTACTGATATAATGGTTAACTTGATCAATCCGCTTTATTGGTGTAATCTCTTCGTGAATGAGTTTATGAAGCGCAAAAATGAAGAAGGGTATTTTGTAGTGGTTGATGTGCGTCAGCCTATTGAAATTGCTCTCATGCGTTCTATGGGTGCTAAGGTGTTGCATATTCATCGTGATACTGGTATTGTATCGACTCACTCCACCGAAAAAGGAATTTTGCCTATTGACGGTGAAACCATTATCATAAATAATGGTACATTAGAAGAATTTGAAAGCGCGATTCTCGCGAACATTTAATAAAAAAGTTATCAACAAGTAGGAGATGTGAATATGTCCAATCAGCATGAACAAATGATTAATGTCCTGAAAGTACGTCTGTTTGACACTCAAGAAAAGGCCGCATTCTTAGAAGGCCAACTGAAAGATCGTGAGCGTGTATTGATGGAACTGGTACGCATTCTGGGTATTCAGCCAGACGAAAACGGCACTGTTTCCCTTGATGCGATTGTCGAAGAAGTGAAAGCACTTCTCCCTAAAGACGAAGCAGCGGAAGACGATAAAGAGGAAGTAGAACTGATCACGGAGGCTTGATTATGACCCCGTTTCGAGAATCCGTTAAAGGTACATATGCTGCGGTTAAATTCACTGAGGATACACTAGACCGCATTGAAAAATTGCAGGAGTTCTACGATCTGCCTAATGCTGTTCCTCGTGATAAACTGCATAGCACTATCTTATATTCTCGTGTCTATGTTCCGTTTATCCCGGAAGAGGGTGAAAAGTTTTTAGGCTCTCTGTGTCATCTGAAAGTGTTTGAAACTCAATCCGGTACTAATGCGCTTGTGTTGGCATTTGAAAGCGACTACATGCAATTCAGACACGATATCGGCACTGCTTTAGGTGCGACGTGGGATTATCCTGAATATGTACCGCATATCACGCTTTCTTATGATGTTGGTGCGCGTAAATTTGGCACTGACCTAGAGTTCGATTTAGAGATTGTCCGATCTCATGAGTATGTCGAAGATCTAGACCTGGAGTGGACGACCAAACTGTAATTTTATACCCCGAAAATTTTTCGGGGTTTTTTGTTTTTAGGTGTTGACAACCATAAACGACTATAGAATAATACACATATCGAAACGAAACACACTTAGGAGAATCAAAATGATGATGTTTAAAGATAAATTCGAATGTCACTACACCCGTAACTTTGACTTAGTATCCCGCTACTACATTCATAAAGAAACTGGCACGCAAGTAGTTCTTGAATCTCACAGCGAATTAGGATTCGATTCAACAAAAGTAGCAATTAGTGCTCGCTTCTGGGATAACGGCAAATTTGCTTATATCGCTTGGAATGACGACGAAAATGTAATTACAGTAGCTTTCGGTGATGACTACTACACTAAAAAGACTTTTGATAGCAAGCCGTCAAATGAATACCTGAAAGCGTATGTTCAGCACATGTTCCAACGTGTTCTGACCGGAATGGAAATCAATGTCATGAAAGACATTGTAGACGAAGTAAAATTTTCTTAAAAACAGTTGACAACATGAAACGGGGGTAGTAAGATACCCCCACAAACAAACGAAAGGAGAATCAAGATGAAATTTATCGGTAAAACTTTTATGTTCGTAGCTGGTACTCTGTTTACTGCAACTCTGTTAGCTGGTGGCTTAGATATCTTTACTGCCTTTGAAACTTTCGTGTATACTGTAGCATCGGGTGCTCTCTTCGGATTGGGTTTAGCGATTAGCAAATAAGGTGATAATATGGAATTGGATATGGTTAAAGCAAAATTTATGGGTAAGGATAAGAGCGGTAAAACATTTGTTATTAATAGAACATTGTTTCGCTCTGACCTTAAGTGGGTAACACAACAATTTGCGGAAGTCAACGAGGCAGTTGTGACATGCTTCGTTGATGATAAAAAAGTTTTTGAAATTGATCGTCGTGGGGTGTCTAATGATCACTAAACTGTTTAGCAATACTTTGTTTCTGATTGCATTTGTTTTCTTTCTGTGTCTGATGATCGGTGTTGTTACAGTAGGTAGCTATTCCGGTGTTACCTTAGATGATTTTTGCCAACTTGTTTTAGTCTCGTTTATACCTAGTATTCTGCTCGCTTTATGTGGTGCTTTCAGATGGCTCTGTGATCTATGAATGAACAGGAACGAATGATGTTGATAGGTGGACCGGAGTTCACTAAATTTGATGCAATTCTTATTGCGTTGGGTTTTCTTATGATCTGTTGTATGGTGGCGCTATGAGTAGCATAAAATATTTTGCTTTCTTGTGTTTTATGATGTTCTTTACATTCTTAGCATGTGTTTTCTTTACATGGCTTGCTCATGTTGATAATGCAACCGGACCGTTTTACTTCTTCTGTGTGTTGTCTGTGTTGACTGGTGCTCTTGTTACGTGGATGATTCGAGATTGTTACGTAATGTATAAGTTTGAAAAGACTCGACCGAAATGGGGCAAACGATGAAATTATTTGCGTGGCTAATTATTTTAAATGTAATTGTTAAGACCGTTCTCGCTGGTTTACTGATGATACATAGCACGAAACCAGAAGAAGCATTAACGTATTTTGTTGCTTATGTGCTGGGATTCTTGCTTACTGCGTGGATGTGTGATGAATATCGAAGAATTGAGGTAAAACCATGAAAATGACTTTTTATATCTTAGCAAGTATCATGCTTGTGATCTCTTCTGCACTATTTGCATTTCTTACCGTTTGGGGGATCTGTACTGATGCGAAGCCGTGGGATATCGTAGAAAATACGGTTATGTTCATTATCAGTGTCATGTGTCTTTTTGATGCGTTTAACTCTATCAAGGAAGAAGATCAAAAACGTCGCGAGAGAAAGCGATATAAATAATAGTGAACTAAAGACAGCGCGGTTAGAATGATTTGGACGTCACCTAGCCGCATTTATTACAGCGTATGGGGTGATCCGGTACGCTAAAGCATTCACTTGCTAGGCCGCTAGCAGGTTGGAGACAAGGAAGATTCGCTACCTTCCCTATAAGCCACTCTTCGGAGTGGCTTTTTTATTGCCTAAAATTTTTAAAAAAGTTGTTGACACCAGATCACGCCTATAGCATAATACACCCATCGAAACGAAACACACTTTCTTAAACGGAGAATCAAATTATGGCACGTCGCATCACTAAAGCACTGAAAGCAGTAAGCAAAGAAAACGTAGTAGCTATTCTGGTCATCTGGGGTTATAACGAAGAATCCGCTAAACAGAAAGTTGAAGCAGGGTTTGAACTGGCGGTAAAAGCAATGCCGAATGATGACTCTGTAGGACTGGCAAACTATATTGCATATTTCTGATAAAAGTGTTGACAGGGGAGGATAACTCCCCTACAATACAACCATCAACGAAACGGGAGGACCAAAATGATTAACTTTAAAGACGCAGCAAAAGAAATTATCGACTTTGAGCGTGAAATGTTTGAGATGGAACCGCAGATGGGTAAAATGGAACTGGCTAACCAGATCTGGGCTACTAGACTGAATCCGGCTGATCGCTTAGAGATCATGAACATTGTAGGCGCAAGCGACATGAAAGGTGGTGCTATGGCTAAACTCCGCAAATGCACCGCATACATTGCAGAACAACTTTAATTGGAGGGTTTTGTGGGAGAGAAACCATTAGTACAGCTAAGAGTACGCTATAACCAGATTTTAGCATTACTTAAAGCTGAGGGTGTAGATCCATCGGACCGCGAGGCTGCAAAAGCGTGTCTATCTGATACGGTACAACCAAAGCAAAATTATGCTTGCTATATGTACTTTCAAAATCGTTTGAATAACGTTAAGTGTTGAGGTGATACTATGGAAGACCAAATTGAACAATTACGCGAATCCGCTAAAGAGCATGGTATGAGCGAAGGATTTGTTGAATGGTTTATCTCTAAAAAGGTTGATTCCTGCGGGTGCTTTAACTTCATTACTATGTCCATTATGTGGGAGGGTTGGAAAGGTGCTGTAGAAACTGCCTTAAAAATTTTGAAAAAAGACTAAAAAAAGTTGTTGACACGAGAGAGGGTGTATAGCATAATACACCCATCGAAACGAAACACGAACTACTAAGGAGTATCAAAATGAAACCAGTATCTGTTAAAGTTATCTTCTCTGAATCTTCTGTATTCGCTAACGCAAACGAAGTATTCCACTTCGAAGACTTCGAGCGTAAAGCACAGGACGCGGCAGCAAAAGCCTATGAAAGCGAATATGACAAAACTCAAATCGAGGTTACTTTCGAAAACGGCACTACTTACGCTTGCCGCCTTGACCTGGGTGATCGTCTGTCTGGCTTCCGTCACCATGTAGAGAAGACAATCGCTTTCTCTAAAACCGAAAAAGGAAAACACTACTTTTCTGTTTTCGGTACTAAAAATCTGGATTTCTTGAAAACTGTTTCTTTCTAAGGTATATTATGAAAAAGATTAATTGGTTAGCGAACATAGGCGCGGTCTGCGCCTTTAACATCCTCGGATGGATAATGTTACATTTTGATGAGCGAGTTTCAAAATGTGAGGGTGCATTGATTCTCGGATCTGCTAGCATATTCATTATGCTGTATGCAATTGTTGTTGACTTAAGCCGCGATGGTTGTTAATATGACGCTCAAGAATATGTTTTTTAACTTCGTAGGTGCTTCCATTCTTTCAATGCTATATCTTGTTATTGTATGGATGGGCGACTATGAATTAACTAACGATGAAAATTTGACAGTGTTTACTGTCTTGACGATGATCATTTACACTGTCTTTCTTGTCTTGGATTTTATTGTGTTTCTTTACAAAACGGTGACTTGATGACGATTAGTAAAAATGATATTGGTTTTGTTGCGGGTATCGCTAGCGTCTTTACTGTTGTTATTTTGCTAATGCTTTTACCCGGTGTATTCTCTGACCAGATTGAATTGTATGTAGCTTTTATCTGTTGCATTTATACTTGGTTTGCAATGTTTGTGATTAGTCTAATTATGCAATTCGTCGTTAACAAATTTTAGATTTAATGTGAGGATTATATTATGAGCAAACTGTTTGAAACTCCGCGTGAAATTCTGATTGACAAGCTGAAAGAACGTGGTTTTAAAATTAAAGATGCAACCAAATACAGCCGAATTGATGAAATTAAGTTGCATTCTCTTGATGAACTGGTAGAATATGTTGCGGCAGTTGCTGATCCGCAGTTTGATGTGATTGTAGGTGACGTTGAATATCTCGATAATGTATATTCATTCTTCACTTATGGTAAAATTGTGTCTGTGAAAATTTCATTCTGTGAAAATGTGGAGGTGCTTGCTAGTGAACCAGAAAACCCAACTGACAACGGTCCTTCGGCAGCGTAACAAGGAAGACCGTCTGATTTATGCGCTGGCGGTTATCCTTGAAAAAGAATTACCGGATCTTGAGGTAGTTTTTACTGACCGACCAGTAGGCCAACGTTACGGCGGATATGATAGCCTAGTTTATCCATCATATAGCCTTGAAATGTGGGTAGAAGATTTTAAAAACTTGGCTGATACATCTAAACCGCTTTATTTGTGGGATGTTGAGTATAATTGCGATCCTAACTGGACTGGCATTAATGTTTATGCGTCTATGACTTTAAAGGTGTGATAATGGTTGAACAAATGTTAACTTCAATGGTAATGGCTTTCTGTATGGTTGTTGTTATGATTGCAATGATTCCTAAAGAGAGAATGAATCTTCTTGTAGCTGTCTGTATGGGCGTTGTTTGTGGATGGTTTGGGATCGCGCTAGAAGAAGCTCTGCGATGATTAACAATACGGGTAGGGTAATGTACTACCCGCACTAAATTAGCTCACTGGAGGGCTTTCTATGGTTGCTTATAGTATGCTTTGTACTGGGTTTATGCTTCTATACTGGCGTATTCTGTTTTGTCGCTGGATAGACGGCGGATTCTCTAATATCATTTTGCTTGCCGGATCAATTGCCTCGTTTCTGTTGATATGGCTTTTTTCTTATTTGTTTGGTGAATGGGATTTATTATGAACAAATATATGTTTTGGGCGACCCTTGCCTATGTTGTGATTGCGGTAGTATGGGGATTCTGTGTTATTGTCGCTTCTCTGATCTGGTGGGAATCACTTGGCGCGGGTTGTCTTATTAGCGGCGCATCATGTCTTATCACTGGCGTGATTGTTGGTTTTCTTATTTGGGAGGATTGACAATGGTTTTCTTCGGTCTTATTATAATGGTGCTTAATGTCATTTGTGGCGTTGCTATGTTAGCTATGGCCTTTACTGTTCCTATGTCTGTTGACAGCGCCGCATCCGTAGGTGTGTTGGGAATTGTAAACCTGTTTACCGCCCTAGCATGTTGGATCACCGGACGCGATGAGGTAATGTATTACTTTTATAAACGTAAACAGAGAAAAGGAAAATAATATGAGATTTGCATTTGGTTTTACCGTGATGTTGATTATTGCTCTGAGTATGTGTACCGGAATGCTTGTATTTGGTCTTGCAAACGGGTTTAGCATTTATAATAATCAGTGGGTTGATTGGGGAATGGTTGTCGTTAATGCGATCCTGATTGGTGCTAATACAAGAACTATATGCAGGATCGCCGGAATCTAAATATTATCACTCACAAAGGGGGGTGAATAATGTTTAAATTATCTCAAAGAAGCAAAGATCGGCTTGTTGGTGTGCATCCTGATCTGGTAAAAGTCGTTCATCGTGCATTAGAACTGACTCCGGTCGATTTTGGTATTACGGAAGGTGTACGTAGTCTAGAAACGCAAAAGAAATATGTTGCGGAAGGTAAATCTAAGACTATGAAATCTCGTCATCTTCACGGTTTAGCGGTTGACGTTGTAGCGTATCCGAAAGATAAGGATACATGGAACATGAAATACTACCGCATGATCGCGGATGCATTTAAACAAGCTGGTCGAGAATTGGGTGTTTCTGTTGAATGGGGTGGGGATTGGGTATCGTTTAAAGACGGTGTTCATTTTCAGCTACCACACAGCAAATACCCAGATCCAAAATAAAATATTAACCATCAACGGGGAGACAATCTAAGGATCTCTCCCCGTTCACTGGAGACTTTACCATGAATATTGATGTAAAATTAGAAAGTAAAGATTTGATTTATGCTGCGTGTATTTCTGCCGTAAATGGCATCATAGAACGCCGTAAGCGACGCAATTTTGCTGATGACCTAGATTCCATCGTCTCAATCAATTTAGGACGTCAGACAGGGCATACAGACGCTACAATCAAGTTATATGACCATTATACTAGAAAAGGCTATAGTGTCTTTATCGTTTCAACGACGCGGGAACATGCCAAAACGATCCGAGATCGCGGTCGCGGTGAAAATGTAAATATTTCAAATGTAGATTGTACGTCTATCCGAACTTTCCTGAATCCGATCACTTGGCGAGGTCGTAGTCTTGACAAAACAATTTTTATCCTAGATACTACCATGCGCGGATTTACTGACAGCGTATTGCAGTTTTTAGAAGTAAATCGATTTAGTGTTGGAAGGGGTAGTGTAGAAGACCAACCTATTTTCATTGGCTTAGGTATCAACTAATGAAAAATAAAGATAGCGTAGCTCGTCGATTTCGTGCTACAATTAAAAAGAATCGTAAAATCCAACCTGATAAACTCTATGGTGTTTTGGTTGGTAAAATTAATGACGAACGTCCTGATCTATAAGAGGTGAATTATGGAATTTAAAGCAATTCAAATCATGAAAGGTGAGCATAAAGGTACTATTATTGGTGGACACTTCGCGCCTATGATTCTGGTATCCGAACCGAAAGCACTGATCGGCGCTAAAGTAATTGTTAGTAAAACTTTCGCAGAAGACCATGTGATCACCGCAGAAGACGTCGATTCGCTGGCACTGCACACAACTAGCTTCCGTCCTGTCATTGTAGATAATGGTGCTCCGGTTGTCGAAGGTGGTCAGCATTTGAATGTTAACGTATTGTTACGAGAAATGTTGCTGGACGCTGTTGAACATCCTGAGAAGTACCCGCAGCTTACAATTCGCGTTTCTGGTTACGCAGTGCGCTTCAATAGTCTGACTCCAGACCAGCAGCGTGACGTTATCGCGCGTACCTTTACCGAATCTCTCTAATTTTTCATCAAGCCAATCCGAAAAGGGTTGGCTTTTTCGTTTTATGATGATATGATGCAATCTCTTAATCAACTGAGGGTTTAATTATGCATACAATGGTTAAAATGGTCTTCGGATCTCACTTATACGGCCTTGATACTGAAAATTCAGATAAAGATTATCGTGGTATCTTTGTTCCGACTGCGAAAGAAATTATCTTAGGATCGATGAAAGAACACTATGATCAAAGCACTAGCGGTCAAGGGATCAAGAACACCAAAGACGATATTGACGTTAATATGTTCAGTCTAAAACGGTTTATCAATCTGGCATGTAAAGGCGATATCGGCGCTATTGACATGGTGCACGCGCCTAGTAACATGTTGATCGAATCCTCCAGAGAATGGGAATACATCCGAACACATCGCGATAAATTCTATCATGTTGGTATGTGGGGTTTGTCTGGTTATCTCAAGAAACAGGTAGCCAAATCGGAAAAGTATTTCAGTAACTGGAAAGATCTTTCTCATGCTCTGCGTGTTGGTTATCAGCTACTTGAAATCTACCAGACAGGTGATCTACAATTCCCGCTCGCACGACGTTCTTCGATTTTAGCGTGTAAGTTAGGAGAAAGAACATTTGATAATGTGCGGGAAGAATTGAAAGACCTCTACGAGCGTGTTAAACTCGCGCGTGAAGAGGCAAAGAAAAACGGTATGCCGGAAGAACCAGATGTTGACTTTTGGAAAGATCTATTAGAATATATTCATCTGACAGTTGTTCTGGAACACTATACCCGTGGTTAGTTAATATAGGAGATTAAGAAAATGCAAGTTTATACCAATAGCAATAAAGGCAATGATATCACACCGGGAAAGATGTATGATTTTACCCCGGCACGAGACGACGAAAATCCACCGACAATCGGGTATATTGAAGATGATGCGGGGTTTCGTATTACGATCCTTCTTGATGGTGGATGTTCTCATCTTCGCGGTGATAAATGGGAGTTAGTACCATGAAATATGTAATGACACCTTATAGTAACCGCAAGTATATTACACCAAATACACTGTATGAATATACACCACATGAAAGATTTGCGAATAGTGGTTATATCCGTGATGATAATGGACACCAGATTTTTATTTGTCTTAAAAATTGTGCACACTTAGACGGTCGAACATGGACACTGATCGAAGAACCAAAACAACCTGAGAATAAAGGTCTTTGGAACGCAATTAAAAAAATCTTGAAAAAGTAGTTGACACAACAAAACGGGGGTAGTAATATACCCCCATCGAAACAAAGGAGTATTAAAATGAGTGTTAAAGAAGTGTTTGTTTATACCGACTATGACGGGTGCGCCTATCTCACTGCTGGAAAACTTTACCGTTGTGAGATTATTCATGGTACGCTAGGTCGAATTATGTGCGATCCTATTACAAAATTGTGGAAAAATAATCCTAGTGAGCGAGAAACTCTTATTAACCTAGATCCAGACGGTTGTTCACATTTGGACTATAGAAAATGGCATATCGTGACACATGATGCTTATGGTATTCATCTTGCTACTAAAGAATTAACTATAGAGAAATTCAAGTTTAAAGAGATCCCGTTTGTATACTGGATTCGCAATTTGTTTAAGAAAGGATAATAAAATGGAAACAATTAACGTACATGTTCGCCGTAGTAAGCTGCGTAGATTCTTCGAAACCGAAATGCGCAAAACCAATGCGCAGATCAAAGAAAAGTGCTTGAATGATGGTTACGGCGAGTATATTTTCATTCGCTTTAGTCCGCATATGATCGACCGTCTAACCGATCGTCATATCGATGAACATAAGACAATGGAACTATTCAATAAGATAGAAACTCGTTTGCCGGAGATCTTCGACTTCCTGAAAATGGAAAACCGACCTAATCGATTAGAAATTACTGATGGTAACATGTGGATCGGGATGACAGTAGATCTAATCGAAGAGGGTAAGCCATATCACGGTCTATGCTGCCGAATGATTATAGAGAATCCAAAACGACTGGCGGGTAAAATGTCGGCGGTTGTTTTGAAGGTAGACCAATAATGGAAATTGGTTAAAAATAATGCTTGACTTTCTGGTGATAGGGCTATATTATGAAATCAGAAAGTTAAGCCAAACAGGAGAAATTAATGTTAAAAGTTCTAAAAGCGATAGTATTGAGTCTGTCACTAGCCGTTGGTGCTACACACGCATCGACTAGCGCACCGATCAAAAAAGCGCCGATAGACAACTTTACAGCACACCAACTAGATAATTTACATTTCGCCTATCAATACGGCGAGCAATTTGAGAAAAGCGGTAAGTTGAAAAAGTACCATCCGAATATTCGCTATAACGGAAAGGGTTTAGGTCACATCCTGGCGGGTATCGCATGGCAAGAATCAAGCGCGGGTGCAAACTTAGCACCAAAGAAAAATCATCATGCTTATGGATTATTTCAAAATTACCTTAAAACGGTGAAAGCGAAAAATGCAAAGCGCGGTGTTAAAATGAGTGATCGCCAGACTATCAACTTTATCATGAATCGCGAGGTTTCTGCATTCTACGCGATGGATGAGTTAGCATACTGGCTGGATATTCGAAACGGTAATATCAGACTCGCGCTAGCTTCTTACAATGCTGGATGGAACTATAAAGCCGGATTAGGTTATGCTGATGACGTACTAAAAAAGGCTAACCATCTAAAGAGTAAAGGCATTCTTAAGACTAAACGCTATTGAGGAATATATGAAAAAGTTGACAATAATTGCTATGATTGCTATGATGTTCTCTGCTGGTGCGCTTGCTAGTAATGAGCGCCCTTATCCAAAGTTTGAATACAAAGGATTTGAGATCAACAAAAAGATCATTAAAACTTTCTGTGATGATGATAACATGTGTAGTGATTTTATCGCGCTCGAACTTGATGAAGCATACAAACAAGGTCGAGACGAAAAACGAAAAAATCGAGCATGGGATCTGAGTATTGCCAGCTTTGCTAAAACAAAACGCAACTTGTGTGATACTGCTCCTGATAAGCAATTATGCTTTGCTTATCGCGACACACTGTTAAGCCGTTTTATGGCTGGGTTGTCTTCCCGTGACTAATGAGAGGTTTATATTATGATTATTGATACTGTAAAGGGCGATCTCATCGCCCTGTTTAAACAAGGAAACGGTCATTTAATTCATGGTTGTAATTGTTTTCATACTATGGGCGCTGGTATTGCTGCGAAGATCGCGAAAGAGTTCCCGCAAGCGTTAGAGATTGACAAGCAAACTTCTCGCGGTAAGGTCGAAAAGCTGGGTGGGTTTAGTGTCTGGACGCATCAAGTTAATGGTTATAACTGGTGCGGGGTGAATCTCTATACCAAATTCCGACCGGGTCCAAATGCTGAATATGGTGCTATCCTGAAAGGATTTGAGTCTCTCAATGATGTTTTTGAGGGTGCTATACAGCCTTTCTATATTCCTAAAATCGGTTGCGGTATCGGTGGCCTTGAGTGGGAATGTGTAGAAGAGATCATTAATATTGCTACTCCAGACATTAACATTGTGGTGGTTGAATATGACAAATAAAAATGATCTATATTCCGGTGATTGGGTGAAACGTCAGTCTGTAGAAAACGTAACTTGTTTTCGTTGTTTCACTGAATACAATATAAAAACCGCTCCTGTTAGTGTTCCAAAGACAGACGGGTATTATATTAAAGAACCGCATTGCCCTAAATGTAAATGTCGATTATATTGGAGTCATCTATGAAGAAGCCTAATACCGCACACATGAAGGAAAACTGCCGTTGTGGTAGATGTGGTTGGCCTATCATCTTCACTTGCTGTAACGACGATATGCAGCGTTTACCGTGGGGAATGTGGGATTGGTGGATGTATTGCAGCAATAAAGGTTGCGACCATCATGAAGGTGAAGGAGTCTTTCAGGAAACACCTGATTGGGTGGAGGTGATAGAAAATGCTTGAGACTATCATTAATCTTGTTGTGTGGACTTTTATTTTCGTTATTGTTATTATGGCGGGTGTAGAGATTGTAAAACAATATCTATTGCAATCTCGAAATAAACATGTTGTAGTTGATATGGACTCGCAAGGCAATAAGTTGATCCGGTTAGAAGATGGTCGGGAATATTGGGTAGGTTATCCAAAGACACTACGCGGATTTATCTTTGCTATGGGTGTTTGCTTCTTTTTCCTTTGTATCTGGACTTATATCGGTTTAGGTCTTGCTGGATTTTTGGAGATTAATTAATGGCGCAACTATATTTCTACTATGCATCTATGAACGCTGGCAAATCAACTTCTCTGTTACAAAGTGCTTATAACTATACCGAACGTGATATGCGAGTATTAATTCTTAAGCCAGCGATTGATAATCGAGATTCAGAAAGTGAAGTTGTTTCCCGAATTGGTCTAAGTGCTCCAGCGATCACCTTCACTAAATCGGATGATCTTTTCGATTTGGTTTATCGTGAATCGTTAGGTAAGCGTAGACCGGATCGATGGCGTCCTGATGCTGTATTTGTAGATGAAGCCCAATTTATGACTAAAGAGCATGTTTTAGGCTTGTGTGCGCTTGTCGATGATGCAAATATCCCTGTACTGTGCTATGGCCTTCGCACCGACTTTCAGGGCAATCTATTTGAAGGATCTGCGGCATTAATGGCATTTGCTGATAAACTGGTCGAAATGAAGGGTATTTGTCATTGTGGCAAGAAAGCAACAATGGTCCTTCGTGTAGATAAAGAGGGTAATGTTATTCGCGATGGTGCTCAAATAGAAGTTGGTGCAGAGGATAAATATGTCTCTGTGTGCCGTAAACATTTTATTGACGGTACTACCAAATAAGAGTTAATCATAAATAAAGCCCCAGATTATAAATATAACTGAATATTTTTAATCTGGGGGAATGACTTATGTCATTTATTCGTAAAACTCTAACAGCGGCAATATGCTTGACTGCGGTCGGAAGTGTCAGTGCTGATCAATATGATCCAACTGGTGACTTTACTGATTATTTCGACGGTGCAATGATAGTATATGTAAACAAAATATCTCCTTCCATTGAAACCAGCCAGAAATTTCATGCCCATATTATGAAGATGTATGCTCGTAGTAAATGTATGGATTCTAAGCAGTGTTTTATTATGGGGGAATATGCCGCACAACAGTTTGTTATGTTGCATAATATGGAGAATCGAGAACATGAAATTCAGTGATTTTCGAAAGACGTCCGAAGAGGGGAAAGCTAATAAAGTTGACCGCTTTATCGGTGAATGTCTGATGAGTGTTACTTATATGCATTCTGCGCATTTTGGGGTAACTGGTCCTGGATCTTATGCAAAACATAAGGCTCTAGAAGAGTTCTATCTTGAAATGCAAGAATTGGTTGATGATTTCACTGAAACCAATATTGGGATCACTGGTCGTTATCAGCCAACGTTGGTCGTCCGCAAGGAGATGAGCGAAATTGCCTATTTGCAAGAGTTAACGCAAATGGCTAGTGAGATTTATAATGATGTTGATAGCTCGTTACAGAGCGTTTTAGACGATATCAAAGCTCTATGCTTTAAAACAATTTATAAACTCACTCGATTGGCTTAATGTTAGTCACATTGGGATACATACCAGAAGTAAAAGAATACTAGCATTAACACAACCATTTGGCTTCCTCATACTTTCGCGTGTTCAATTACTGCCGAATCGGAAGACCCATCTAAGACGAGGAAGGGTTATCATTGGAAAGGGATGGTAAATTGGTTACTATGTTTAACGAGTTTAGCAAAGGTCGATTCAAACACTACTATACAAATGGACGTGAATAAAATATAATCAAAAGCCATCCGAAAGGGTGGCTTTTTCGTTTTTAGGTGTTGACAACCGGAATAGGGTATAGCATAATGCACACATCGACAACAAAGGAGAACCAAAATGATTAATCCAGTAGCCGCAGCACTTGCCTCCGAAGAAACTTTGAAGTATATGGTAGAACATGCAGCAAAGAAGGGAGAAATTGTTACTGACGATGAGATCGTAGAAACCATGCTCCGCGATCCGAAGGGTAACACCGCAAAGTTTTTCGGTGATCATCTTAAACTGGCTTACAAAACAATTATGGAGACCGTGAAGAATGCAAAATGATGTGATTGAAATTATTATGAATCAATACCGAAACCGGATTTGGTCTGGACGTATCAAAGAAGAAAAGGCAAAACGGATCATCGAAAAATATGCTGAAAAGACTAAGCAAGCGCCAACGGCTAACAGAGTTATGATTCTTAAATGTCTGGTGCTTTCCGGTGACGATATGCCTATTGATGCAGAGACCGCTACCGATTTTCATAAGACTTATCGCCAGTGTGATGTAATTTTTACTTCTGGCTTCGGTAGTTATGATTCTATTATGTGGAATTTAATGCATCTTGACGCAACGATCTGGGATGTGCTTTCAGAGGAGGGTTACAAATGAACATTGACATTCAACGACTAATTGATCACCTTCATGCGGGAATACCTTATCATGGCGACGTTACCCGCGATATTCTTGATGTGTTGGAATATACCCAGCAAGTGATCAACGAAAAGCAAGCATTAGAATCACGGATCGACGAGGCAATAGGAAACATTGCAACCGAAGATGAATTAGATAATCACTTTGGACCTGTTCTCGATGCTCTTATGGCTGCGCGTGATACCAAACTGAAACAGGATAAACAAGAATTTATCCTTGATGGTTTAGCTCGTTATCACAATGCAATTGATATTATGAATAACCAGCATGATTATGCTATTAGTGTTTTGCGAGGTCTGGCATGAAAGACACAAACGAATTTAACGGTATTAAGGTAAGCCCGAATTTTATTGTTCCATCACTGGTGACTAAGCTGAATGGTCATATGGTCGCTTTGTCTTCCACACCGCCAGAATCAGGAAAGTTTATCACTATCGTAGTTTATGCGGGGCAAATTTTCTCTCATGATTGCTGCATGAAAAATGGTCAGTTGATGGTTGCAAATTATGACTACGGCGACCTTGAATGGGAAGTTTTAGACCTGGCTAAAAGTGCTGAAATTCTGGGCTATATTCGATTAATTTAAAATTTTTCTTAGAAAGTGTTGACAGCGATCCGGTGTTATTGCATAATGCACACATCGAAACGAGATACACTTTCTAGGAGAATCAAAAAATGGCAACTGTTAAAATTATCAAATCTTCCGCTGGTTTCGGTTTCATGCGTGGCGCTAATTACCCGATGATTATTGAAAACGTTGCCATCGAAGATGGTATGGCTAAAGTAACCAGTCGTCAATTGTTCGAATCTGGTGTTAAAACTGCTGAATCATGGGCGCTTCGCTATCCTAACAAAACATGGTCTTTCTTCCTGGATGGTGAAGCAGAGGTCATCTAAGTAATATTATCAATCAATGCCCCTTAATTGGGGCTTTTCTTGTGAGGAAATTTTATGGCAATATCTTCTGGATGGGTAGGATCATCTGCGGTGTCCGAGACTGGTCAACGGTGGATGAGCGCCGCAATGCAAGCTGTACGCTTAGGTCGTCCGGCGTATATGTCGGCAATGGTCGGACGCTCTAAAGAGATTCATTATAGCATTGGTGCTAGTAACTCTTACAATAAAGACACTCTTATTAACTGGATGAAAGCACAAGGATCTACTCCTGTAGTAATTACTATCACTGGTAATATTGTTTCCCAATCTACTGGCGTTCCTTGTCTTGACTTCCCTAGCTCGTTAACAAACGAATATGTAACATTGATCATTAACGCCGGTGTGACTGTCTACGGACGTGGGGGTAATGGTGGTAGTAACGCTGCTGGCGCTGCTGGTGGAAACGCAATCAATAACGCTATCGGTACACGTCTACGAATTACGAATAACGGTGCAATCGCTGGTGGCGGCGGTGGCGGTGGCGGTGGTAACAGGGGTAAACTATCCTTTGGCGGTGGCGGCGGTCGTCCATTTGGTGCTGGTGGGTCTTCCTCTAATATGAGTGCTGGTGCAACCGCCGGCACTATTTCCGCTCCGGGTAAAGGATCTGTTGGTGAGGGGTCTCTTAGTGCATATACAGGTGGTGCTGGTGGTGACGTCGGTGCTGCTGGAGGAAGATGTAATACTCAAGGTAACGGTACAGAATATAACGGTGGTGCTGCTGGTAAGGCTGTTACTGGTAATGCCCCTCGCTGGGATAAAGTAGGCACGATCTACGGCGCTCGCGTGTAATTTTATGGGCTATCCTTCGGGATAGCCTTTTTTGTTTTTGGGTGTTGACAAAGATAATCACAATGCTATAATGCACACATACCAACTAAGGAGAATCAAAGATGACCACTGAACAATTAATCAAACATATCCGCAACATTATTTGGGATCTGTCTGGTGATAAAGAGGAACAAGCTGAACGCATTTTAGCTAAACTCTATAAGCGCCGTGACCGTGGAGTATCAGCAAAGAAAGTAGAAACTTTCAAAGAGTTATCTTTCATCGAAGCTAAAAAGGATGGATTAATTTATCAGTTGACAGATGGTTATTGGTGCTATGATAATACTCGTTATGACACAGCAACTGATGCATTAAAAGCATGTAATGACCATCTTCGCAAAACCAGTATTTGAGGATTATATTATGAAGGTTAAAACATTGGCTGATATGGATGAGATCGAGACTCAAGTACACGCGGCGCTAGTAGGTTATGAGTTCGGGCGATTCCTTAATAAGTTCCATGATTATAAATGCTTAAATTGTGGTGCTCATAACGTAATTGGTGCTTGCTGTATTAATCCGGTTATAGTACCATATAAAAGAAATGAAACCGAAGAGTGAGGAATATAGAATGAAGACCAACGAATCAGTAATACCGCCTCCTTTCGGTTGCATTCCTATAGTTATCACAAAGTCAAATATGTCTTTCGTTGAAGTTGGCGAGCATACACACATAACAACGATGTACGGAAAACAGTATATTTGGTCATCTTTCTGTAAATCGTACGAGCTTTTAAGCTGGGCGATTGATGTATGGAAAATTGAATATGAAGTAATTACAGAAGAGTGAGGAATATAGAATGAAAAAGTTGATGGCGACCTTTCATGATATGCGAGATCTACCGGGTTTAGCACATGTCGATTTTCCTGTTACTATGGAAGTGTCAGAATATGACGGTTATCATGATATTCTGTTTATTAAAAACACTGAGTTTATCCGCTTAGGCGCTAAACCTGCTGTGCTATACCCAGAAGGAAACCGGACAGCGGTCAGAAAAACAAATTCTGTTAAATTGGCATTTAGTTCAGATGTTGGCTTGGAACCCGCTTTCGGGTATACTCCGGTCGAGATCACAAAATCGAATACTTCTTTCGTGAAAGTTGGAGAGAAAACGCATATTTCAACTATGCCGAACGGTGCACAATATCTATGGTCCGATTTCTGCCAGCGTTATGAGCGTTTATCATGGGCTACCCGCTTATGGTGTGTTGAGTATAAGGAGATCACAAAATGATCACCGGATATATTCCATATTCAACAACAAAACATATTGTCGGATTCGAAGACATAGAAAAGTCTTTCTTTCCTCTCAAGGTTGAAGTAGACTTTATTACAGCGAACGGATGGGCTTACGTTACCGTAGAAGAAATGAAGCGCGTAGGGTGGGAAAACTGCATACACCTACCGCATCTTATCCTAGATGTTCGCGCTGGTGAAATTGATATTGCTGGAAAGATCTATGGAGATAATGTAAATGAAAATTGAAATTATTGACCGTGCTGGGTATACTTTCATGGAAAAAGTTAAACTTCCTATTATTGTTGAAGGTCGCCCCTTATGTCAAGGATTCATGATAAAGACCAGAGAACTACGAAATGCGGGTGTTCCTGTTGAATCATGTTTCAGTGATGATTATGAATGGTGTTTCAGTGGTTTACGTGCACATAAAGTAAAAGAAGCACGAAAAGCATCATGGTTTACTCGCTTTAATAACTGGTTGAGGAAACTGTGATGGATGAAATGAAAATGTATATGATCCTAAGTGATTCAGGATACACCTTCTTACAGGGTATTGAACGTGACTCGCGTCCTATTGTATATGGAAAGGAACATCCGACCATTTCTGGGATCATTCTTGTTACGACAACATCACTTCGTAGAGTGTCAGAAAGTCCATACCTACAAAACGTAAAGCAAGACCGAGAATGGGCTTTCGAGTTAGGTAAAGATCTTGTTGAGTGGGTAAACTGTGAAGACAAGAACCAACGAAATCATGAAAAGAAGATTGCGCGACTTGAACATAGAAGAAAACTTGATGAAATCAAAAACAGGATTCTACAATCAATGTAACAGAGTATTCATTGTCCTTCTGGATTCAGAAAACTATCCAGAACTCTCTAAAACGCGTTTTCCGTGCGTTGTTGAAGCATACAAGGCATATGCACCAGATAAACAGTTTATCGTTATGGCGAGCGAAATAGAGAGGTTAGGGGAGATCCCGAAACACGATGAATATGTGTTTCGTAAGGTGTGCTCTGTCCATCATTTTGATGTAGTGGTTAATTCACTAAAATCATAAAAAAGTTGTTGACAGGGGATCACGTATCCCCTATACTACACACATCAAAACGAAACACACTTTCTTAAGGAGAATCAAAATGAGCAACCTGTCTTTCGCTAAAGTAGAAATTTCTAAAACTCGCGGTGGCTTTAAAATCAAAACTTCCAATATCACTTCCTGCCGTGGTTGCGTCCGGTTTGCGTTCGACTTGGCAGCGAAGCTGGGTATTAAAACCTTTACCGTTGAGAGCGGATCTAACTGGACCACTCTGATTGTTACTGCCGCTTGGATCAATGGCGAGTATGTAGAAAAAGCATACTTTGACATTTTCTATGACTACGAAGAAAAATGCTTTTATGCACTGCAAGACATGTAAGGAGGACAATTTGACAACACAAGATATTGTTAATGTACTTTATATCTGGGTTACTGGTGCAATGATCTCGTATCTAGTATTCTGCTTGTATGCCAGATTCGACAAGGACACCAAAGAGGTCGATACAGGAGCATTTTGTATTGCTGCAATCTTATGGCCTATAACGTGGACCGTGGTTGATATTGTTATGTGTTATAAGGGGATGAAATGTTTTGGTTTGATGATTGCTGGTAAACCGGAAGCGAAGCCGCGCACGCATAAAGGATTCAGTCCAAAACCAGTCGATGACGGTCGATATAAACCGGACGAAGATTTTTAAAAAAACTGTTGACATGAAAATGCGGTTATCATATAATGACCGCATCAAATGAACGATGTGAGGATTATATTATGTTTATCTCTTCTGCTACTCCAGTTAAAGTTTACGGCGAAACTGTGTATCTTCCGGCTGGTTATTGCTATGTTATCGTTGACCGTCACGGTGTAGTGTATGCTTTTAAAGGCCGTCCGGTTGAGATTGATTCTGAATATGGCACATGGGGATATAAAGCCGCCTACATGGATATTCCTGATCTTGGGGTACGTTTAGGAAGATTTGATAATGATGTTAAACCATGCTTGATTAAGTATGCATCCTATGGTAAAACTGTTAAACCAAATAGCGTCGGCTGGATTGATGACGGCGTTAATGTGAAATAATGTGAGGTGAATTTATGCTGTCTACTCGTAAAATGGTTGTTGGTGTCGCTGAAAATGCTTTAGAAATCGCTGATGAGGCTTTGACCGTCGCTTATGTTCGACGTGAAGAATTACTATTGAAACACGCGGACATGTTGGTTGAAATGAAAGAGACTGTGAAAGCGGGTAAAAGCACGCTCGCGAATGCCATTAAAATTTCTGATAGTGTGGATGAGATCGTGGATATCCACACTAAGATTAAGGAAGTAGAAAAATACTCTGAAATGCTGCGACATAATCTTGATGAATTGGGGGTAAATCATGGCTAAGTTACGATCTGGACGAGTTTTAACGCTGGCTGAACTGAAAGAAAAAGGTTTAGACCCTGATTCTGTCGGTATTAGACCGATTAATTACATTCTGTTTCTAGAGGGTAAACTCTTTACTAATGCTCATCCAGCATTAAATGCACCACATTTTTATAAGTGCAATGACTTTAACGGTTATATCGTTCCAGAATATTTCTTAGAATTTGATGATTAATATAAAACATTCACCGACCGGAAAGGGGTCGGTGATCTTCAATGATGATAAACCGTTAATCTTAATTCGAAATGGTGACTGGACATTACATGATACCCGTGTTACTATCCATTCACCGCCTAAAGAGATTCAACGGGAATTGGTTAGGATCGCCCTAACCGATAAGCATAAAGAGGCGGTAGGCTATTCTCTTTTGAAGTTGGGTGTTGACTTTCCTTTCGAGTATACGCTAACATTCAGAGAGCAGTCAGTGAAGCTAACAGAGATTCTATTCTCTGAGATATGAGGATTATATAATGGTTTATCCAACCCCTAGTAAGATTTACATTGACGATACTCATTTTCTTGTTGAAATTATGGGTATAAAGTTTAGTGGTAATGTTAAAATTGTAGAATGGGAATTACACGGTCAACCTATAACCGATTATGACCATTATATCCCTTTCGGTGGTGATGATAACTTTGTCTCGTTTGACCATGAAGGTTACATGAACTTTGAGCAAGACGATGTACCTTTGTATCTGGCAATGATGGATATTCCTACCAAAACAGAATATACAGAGGGTGATTGCGATTGTTGCGGATACTACAGCGTAACAGATATTAAGTTGCCATCCGGTCAAGAACTCTATAACGAAGACCATTTTGGAAACTGCAATTTTCCGTGTGATTGGCAAGAATTTTTCGAACTGGTAGAGCTTGAGAGAACTTATTTGAGGAAGGGATAATGAAGAAAGCATTAGGTTTAATTCCCTATACTGGCAATAAGGAAAAGCTATTGCCAGGTGTTAGTAAGTATTTCCCTAAGCACTATAACCGCTTTGTTGATGCCTTTTGTGGCGGCTTGAGCGTGTCTCTGTACGTCGAAGGGGATGTGCTGGCTAATGACTATGATCACCGCTTAATTGAAGCGTACAAAGCGATTGACGAGTGTCCTGATCCGGTTTCTACGATCAAGCGGATTATTGCCGAAAATGATTTGTCTCGTGATGATAAAGATGCTTACATGGCATTCCGTAAGAAGTATAATGAGAATCCAGATCCGCTATCTCTGTTTGTTCTGATTCAGCACAGTTTTAGCAACATTAACCGCCATAACCGGAAGGGCGAATTTAATGCTAATTTTGGTCGCCGGACTTTTAACGAAAACGCGGTAGAGCGTGTCCTGAATTTTAAGGAAGAAAACAAAGACGGTCGAATCAGTTTTACTTCTGGTCGTTATGACGAGATCGAGATCTTGCCAGGTGATTTCGTTTATTTGGACCCGCCGTACCTTATCACTTCTGCGGAATATAATAAGTTCTGGAGTGACGAGGAAGAGATTAAATTCTATCAGTGGGTAGAATCTATTATGGAGCGTGGTTTTCGGTTTGGTATCAGTAATGTCACACATCATAAGGGAAAGGTAAATGATCATCTCCTTGACTTTATCAAGCGGAATGATTTAAACTGCGTCCTGTTGAATAAGACCTATTGCCTAGATCGTTCAGGTGGTAAGTCTTCTGATACACAAGAAGTTTATGTAACTAACGTAGATTGAGGTACAACATGGTAGAAATTTTTGGTTTTGAAGGTTACAACTGTAAGTATTGCCAGAATGCAAAGCGCCTTTGTGAATCGCGTAAGATCCCTTACATCTATATTCCTGTCAATGATGGTGTGGACGAAAACGGTCGCCCTGTAAAGATTGATTCTATCATTGCCGACATTCAGGATCGCGCAGGGGTAGAAGTTATTGCCACCATGCCGCAGATTTTCTATGATGGTGATTATATCGGTGGCTTTGATGAGTTCCGATCCTTTGTAGTCAAAAACAAGATTAATGGTTAAATACCTTCTTTGGAGGGTGAATTTATGTTACTGACTGCTAAGAGTGCTAAAGAGTACAAACAAGAACTATTCGAAAAACAGGGGGGCATTTGCCCCCTTTGTCAATTGCCACTTTTTGAGGATATGAGCAAAAACCATCTTGACCACGACCACGATCTAGATGGTAAAGGGCAAGGCCGCGTAAGGGGATTGCTTCATTCGTGTTGCAACCGCCTAGAAGGATCGTTGACCGGAGACTTTAAACGGTTTGGTGTTGGTGCTTTAGGTGCTGATTTCGTTGTTTGGGCTACAAACTATGTTAATTACATCAAAGGAGACTACACCAACAATCATTTACATCCTCAATATGCTGTTGATAAAGTAAAACGATTTTCACGCTTGACACGCGCGGAGATGGTTGATATTATGGACGCAGAAGGTTTCGATTACTGCGACGCTGATACACGAGAAGAGATCACGAAGAAGTATAAGAAACAATTCATACAAAGATTAAGATAGTAGTTGACAATAAGAAATGGGAGTAGTAAAATGCTCCCATCTAATCAAGAAGGAGAATCAACAATGCGTAAGATGTTTAAAGCTGGTGTTGCCTATGTTTTTAAATCTGAGCAAGCACGTAAAGACTTCTTAGAGGACGACTACGAAGGTCTGAAAGATACCTACGAAGCAATCAAAAATGGATTTACTGTTCTTAAAGTGTCACCTATTGGTTATGTAAGTGAAATCTCTGTTGATGGGAAAACATACACCGCTAAAGATTTTGATCCGCGTTGGGAATTTATGCTGCTTCCGTGTGACCGCATTCTGTTTCGTGCTGTTCAATTAGTGACATGATAGAGGATTATATTATGGTACAGAAAACGTATAAATTGTATCCGGCTAAGTCTTCAAATGATGCTGTTTTTGAACGAGGTCGTTATTACACTTTCCGTAATGCTGAGTCCGTAGAGGAATTTGTTAAACGCTATCCACAACATAACAAGTTCCTGTATGGTGTGCTTCACAGGGGCTTTAAAGTTCTTACGGTTAATGTTATGGGTAAAGTGTATTTGGTAGAAACTCATGATTATGAGGGCGCGTCAATCATGATTGATGCAAGCGAGCGCAAATACTTTAAACGCATCACTAAAAAGCAGTTTGAAGAAATGAAACCAGTTAAGAAAGAAGAATCGCTGGAAGATCTGATTAACTTGTTTGCGAAGTCTTCTTTGGTATCATTGACGCTGGAAGATTTTAGCTTTGATAATCAGCTATACTTTAAAAATGCCGATGACTTGAAAGATTTTCTGATTGAGAATAAACCTAAGCTAGAAACCTATATCAAAGGTGAGATTAAGCGCATGGAACATCAAGCAAAATATAGCGCCGATAAAGTAGCTGAACTGAAAGAGATCCAAAAGTCATTTAACGCTTGACATGATGAAACGGGAGTAGTAAGATACTACAATCTAAACAACGAGAGGATTATATTATGGCTAAATTCTTTGAAGGTCATTACTATGCATTCCGTGAAGGCGGTAAAGATGAGTTTCTAGACTTTTCTCGCTATTCAATTATTCTGACCGATGCTTCGCGCCGTGGTCATATTCGGGTTGCTGAAATCGTCGAAAAGGGCTTTAAAGTATTAGAAAAAGATGACCACGGTCATGTTATTACTATTGAAGCTGGAGATGTAGTTTATTCCGCTAATGATATTGTTGATTATTGGGCTACTATGATTATGCACAATGAGCGTAAATACTTTAAACGCATCTCAAAAGAGGCATACGAAGCGATGAACAAGAAAGAGGATGCAATGCCGACTTACTTTGAAAAAGGTAAATGTTATTCGTTTACCCCAGAAGGTTTGCAAGAATTTAAGCGATTCTGGGGAGAGCATGACCCAGAGCATAAAGAAGCCATGAAACTTGTTGATTTTGCCGAATATGGCTTTTTAGTTGAAGAAGAATTGCACGGATCAGCTACCATGATCACCGCGAAAGGTGAAACTGTTAAGGCAGATCGTTTTTGTGATCAATGGGCTTGTGTGTTTGATGATGGCGAATTTGAATACTTCGCGGAAATCACGAAACAACAATTTCATTCTATGCAAGCGGCTGGTCAGAGATTTAAAGTAGGTGAACGCTACAAGCCAAATCAGCATAATTTGCCATATTGGTTTACCGCTGAAACTGTATCAAGTAATGTTGTTGAAATTGTTCAAAAGCTGGGACAAGGATTTAAGGTAACTAAAGTAGATGATTATGGAAGTGTTGACGCGGTTGAAATTGATGGTGTAGAATATACACCGAAATCTTTCGGGGTTTGGTGGTATCACTTGATCAGCAATGATGAACGTTATAACTTTGTTGAACTGCCATCTGAACCGGAAGAAGCACTAGAAGATCATGATCATCTGTCTGAACTGGTTAAGCTGTTTGGTGATCTGCCGGATGGTGTTGGTGTGGCGGTAATGGGTGAAGGTGCTGTTATCCGAAACCTGAAAGACCTTAAAAAGTTCTTGATTGACATGCTGCCTAAACTTGATGATAATCTCGATAAAGATATTCAGAATCGCAAAGAAATTGTTAAAGATACTGAAAAAGAGATCGAAGAGATTCGAGCAATTCGCCAGAAGGTGAAAGCAGTAAAGAAAAAAGTTAGTGCTTGACGTGCAAAGGGAGTATGCTATAATACTCCCACTTAACAACGAGAGGATTATATTATGTGGGTACAAGATGTTTGGTATACTGTAACTAAAGAAAACCTTGACGCATTCAGCGACCAATCTTGCGCTAATAGCTCAATTGCTGGTATCCTTACTGATGTGTTTGGTGGTGTAGATAAAATTCGTTTTAAAGTTGTTGTTAATTCTATGGGGTGTGTAAAAGACCTATACACCGAAGATAAAGACCTTGATCTTGAACTTCGTCTTCGTATTGATAATGCAAGTCTAGGTTATTGGTTTGAAGATAACGAATATGAATACTTCACCCCAGCAATTAAAGTTTTTCCAACTAAACTGGAAGCTGTACTGAATCTCCGACCAATTAATGTTGACGGTTACATTATCAAAAATATTCAGGATTGGGAGTTGTATCTAGATCAGGTTATCCGAAATAGTAAGCAGGAAGCCGCTAATAAGAAGCGACAAGAGATCAAACAACTGAAAGCTGAACTGGAAGCGGCGGAAAAAGAATTAGCAGAACTGGTAAAATAACTATCAACGAGCGGGAGAAATCCCGCTTTTTCATAGGTGATACAATGGAAAAACTAATCAAAGACATTACAGAGATCGCAACGGGTAAAGAAAACGAAGTAAGCAAAGAGAACGCGAACAAAGACGCGCGAACATTCCCGACACGTCGAGATCTGATTGCTGGTGCTGTGTCTAAACAGATTGCTAAAACCGTGTTACCTGAGCACATCTATAAAGCGCATGTAGACGGTGATATTCATTATCATGATATGGATTATGCACCCGCTATGCCGTTTACTAACTGCTGTCTTGTTAATCTCAAAGACATGTTAGAGAATGGTTTTAAATTGGGTAGCGCACAAATCGAAAGTCCGAAATCGATCGGCGTTGCTTGTGCTGTAACCGCTCAAATTATCGCACAGGTGGCAAGTCATCAATATGGCGGGACCACAATCGCAAACATCGATCAGGTGTTAGCACCGTATGTTGAGAAAACATATCATAAACACCTTGCTGATGCCGAAACCTACGGAATCAAAGCTGATACTCTCTATGCACAAGAGAAGACAGAAAAAGAAACTTTAGACGGGTATCAAGCGTTGGAATATGAAATCAACACTTTGTTCTCCACCAACGGTCAAACGCCTTTTGTGACTTTAACCTTTGGTATGGGTACTAGCTGGGAAGAAAAACTGATTCAGAAAGCGATCCTGAACGTTCGAACTAAAGGTTTAGGTAAAGATGGTATCACTCCGGTGTTTCCTAAGCTGGTGATGTTCTTAGAAGAAGGATTAAACCTTAAACCGGAAGATCCGAACTACGACATTAAGCAACTTGCATTGGAATGTTCTAGTAAGCGTCTTTACCCTGATTATATCTCTGCGAAGAATAACCGTAGTATCACTGGATCTAGTGTTCCGGTTAGCCCGATGGGTTGTCGTAGCTTCCTGGGTGTGTGGCATAATGAGAAAGGCGAGGAAGTATTAGACGGACGCAATAACTTGGGTGTTGTGACTCTGAATCTTCCGCGTATTGCTCTTATTGCCGCGCGTCGTGCTGGTAAAGCGTCTGTAATGCGCAGAATTGAGCTATTCGAACAAGAGCTAGCTAATCGTCTGCCTATTTGCTTTGATGCTCTCATGAGTCGCGTAGACGCTTTAAAAGGTGCTAAAGCCAATGTTGCTCCGGTGCTGTATACCGAAGGTGCATTTTTCCGTATTCATCAAAACGATGAAATTTTGGAAGTTCTGAAAGATGGTCGCGCTAGTATCTCTCTTGGATATATTGGTTTACATGAGGTATTGAGCGTCCTGTTTGGTGTTCATCCGTTTGATTCGGAAGATGCGCAGCGATACGGTAAACATATTCTTAAGATCTTGCGTCATTATACTGAAAAATGGAAGGATGAAACCGGACTTGGGTTTAGTCTTTACGGTACGCCAGCCGAGAGCCTTTGCTATCGATTTAATCGACTGGACAGAGAGCAATTTGGTATTGTTAAGGGTGCTACCGATAAAGACTGGTACACCAACTCATTCCACCTTGACGTAGACCGGAAAGTCACACCATTTGAGAAAATCGACTTTGAGAAAGATTATCACTGGCTGGCGTCCGGTGGCATGATCTCTTATGTTGAGTTCCCAGACATGAAAAACAACCTGAAAGGTCTTGAAACTGTAGTAGACTATGCAATGGATAAATTGCACTACTTCGGTGTTAATACTCCTTCTGATGTATGTCATGTATGCGGATCTAATAAGGAAATGAGAGCGACCGAGTCTGGTTTTGTTTGTCCTGATTGCGGCAATGACAATCTGGAAAAGATGAATGTTATCCGTCGCGTTAGTGGATATCTTGGATCTGTTGATCTGCGTCCATTTAATCACGGGAAACACTCCGAGATGGTAAACCGCGTTAAGCACATGTAAATTTCAGCCGATCCGAAAGGGTCGGCTTTTTCGTTTTGGGGTGTTGACAACATGATTAGCTAATGTATAATGCTCACATCGAAAACAACGAGAGGACAACATGATGATGTTTTGTGTACTGAGCAAAGAAGTTAAACTTCGTAAACTGGAAATTGGCGATGGTGTTGTTGTTAAAATGCACGCTAGCACATTGGCTAGTTTTAATTTAAAGGAAAGTTTTTTTATTAGAGGAACTGTGGTTAATATCTGCTGGAGTAAAGGCGAAGGAACACAAATCCGTAGCTTTTGCGTAATTGACGATGATAATAACCTGTATGTGATTCGCTATCAGAATAATTCTGTATTAGTCTATACCGACAATTCACGAGAATTGTATACTCTTGAATTTGTTAAGCGTACTGATTGCGATCGATTTGTTCGTGCTTATGAAGAAGATGGCTGTTTTGCGACTGAAACAGAAACACATGAATATGTTCCTATGGAAGTAGGAGCCGAAATTAAACACAAGATCACGGATCGTATTTTTAAGGTTGTGGCGGTTGCTCATACTCAATTTGTAGCGCAAGCGCCGGATGAAGAATTTATTATCTACAATATTGGTAATGCAAGTTCTCATTTTCATAATGTACTATATCGCGACCTTTGATAATGTGTGAGGTGAATATGAAATCATTAAACCGTAAGCGTAAAGCACAACGACACAAAGAACGAGCTAAAAAGATTGCTATTGAACTGGTTGAGCGTGAGGATAGCTATTTGTCTACTGGTCGTTTGTATACATTCCATGCATTGATTGATGGTAAGCCAGTGTTGCATAATCATGATTGCTTAGCACTGTTTCACGAGATCGAACCAATCCATCGTGAATGGGATGACAACAAAGCAAAAGGTCAATATTTCCTGACTTGTTTGTGTGGTCATGCTGGATGTGCTGGATATTGGGAACCTGTTACGATCCGCGAGAAAAATGATACTATTCAATGGGTCGCCCGTACCCGCGATGGTTATGATAAAGGGGTTGATGGTACTGGTGATAACGTAGTTTACTTTAATCGTGATTGGTATTATATGGCGCGATGTATGATCCTGTTTTATCTTGACTCGATGCCGTATGAATATTTCAGTTTCCAGAACGGGTCCGAAATGACAGGGAAGGAATGGTCTGAATACATTCGAAAAAATTTAAAATAAATGCTTGACGGGGATCGCGAGATCCCCTATACTATATTCATCAAGACGAGATACAACTTTACAGGAGAATCAAATATGTGGACTTTACTGATTTGGGAAACTGAAAACGCACAAGTAGAAATCCGTGAATACGAATACCTAAGCCCAGCTTATCTATTAGCATCTCGCGGTGGTTACTATAAAGCGCAGATTGTAAACGAGTTCGGGGTAATTGAATATGAGTTCTGATACATACGGCAAACTACGCTATGCCGATATTAAAGATTGTGATATGGTTAACGGTGAGGGAGTGAGAGTCTCCCTTTACGTTACCGGATGTTCACACGCATGTGATGGTTGCTTTAATGCTAGCCTACTCAATCCTAAGAACGGGGAACCATTCACCGATGATACAATGGGATTGATTCTGGATCTGCTTAGACCTGATTTTATTCAGGGGCTAACATTCTTAGGTGGCGATCCACTGTATAAACGCAATTTAAAGGGTGTACAGCGGATCATCGATGAAGTAAAATCATGGATGCCAAATAAAGATATTTGGCTATGGTCCGGTTATACCCTTGACCAATTGAATGATGAGCAAAGAAAAATTGTAGAATCAGTTGACATGTTCATCGATGGGCGTTATATTAAAGATATGCCAACGAAGAAGCCGTGGCGGGGGTCTGACAATCAAGTACAATACAAGATTGTTAATAGTATTCCAGTGAAAATTATTTGAGGTGATTATTATGGAATGGGAAGTTGGTAAAACTTACAAGATTGAATGCGAAGCGTCGAAAGCCGAACTGACTAAATTTTCGTCGTCTATTAACAGATGTATTGTTGACTTGTTGGCTGGTCGCCCGTTTAGGGTAGAAGACCTTGACGATGATGGTGATGTTAGAGAAATTACTATTATCGGCAGTGGTTACGACTCTATGACGTTAAAAGAATCCCCTATTGGTTGTTCCGGCGTGTGGTTTTGGTCGGGTGAGCGTCGTTTCTTTACCGAAGTTACTATTGAACCTAAGATTCCAGAATCGGAAGAAAAAGAAGAAGACCTAACTTTAGAACGTCTGGGTCTGCTTATGGAAGCCTACGACATTCAGTTGACCGATAAGATGGGGTTACATAATAGCATTGCTAAAATCACTACCCTAGAAGGATTAAGAGCGTACTGGATGGTATGCCTAGCCGAATCGGTGCTATCCGCGAATACAAGCAAACGCGCGACCGTATGATCCAATTAGAATCACGTATCAAAAATGAGAGATGATATTATGAAATGGGAAGAAGGGAAGACATATAAGTTGGTTGGTGAGGACGAAAAGCGCATTTTGCGTGATTGTTGGCGTTACAAACAAAAACCTAATATTGATGGTGTGTTTACATATCTAGATAAACCATTTACTGTCGCTACTGTAGACCGTTGGGGTAATGTACGTTCAATCTATAATCACGAAGGGGATTATATTAGTTCTATCGATGTTGGTGATAATATATGGTTTTCCGATGGCGACCGAGCGTGCTTCAAAGAAGTTTTATTGCCTGGTCATGAATATGATCTAATAGATCTTCTCAAGTTGGCGATGGATAATTATAAAATCCGCTTTGAATGTAAATCACATGCGGCTATCGGTGCTAACGCCTTGCGTCATATCTCCAGTTTTGAAGAGTTGAAAGATTTTCTTGACAAAATGCCGGAAAGGGTGCAAGCTATACAGGAAGCAGAGAAAGCATTAAACGAACTTGATAAAATCGGTTAAGGGGAATATATTATGAAATGGGAAATTGGTAAAACTTACACCTGGAAAGACGAAAACGCTAAAACTGAGTTTATTACTAACGGAGAAGGTGTTCTTTCTCCACTTAACAGCGATATCAGTGCAGCTATTGGTGACAAGCCATTTACCATCATCGAGATCGAGGGTAACGGTTGGATTGATGCAATAGAGCTAGACGGTGTTTATCATACGGCGAAAACTGCTACAGGAAAAGACATTTGGACGGCAACATATTTCTTTAGTCCATTCGATAGAAAATTCTTTCGTGAAGTTGAAGAAGTTCCCCAGAAATGGGAAGTTGGTAAAACTTATACTTGGAAAGATGCGAATGCTATGACCGACTTCTGCCATTATGCTGAAAACGTATCTAACCTTAATTATGTTATTGCACGAGCAATAAATTATAGACCTTTTACTGTTAAAAATGTTAGTCCATGTGGGCAAATTGATGTAATTGAAATTGATGGTAAAGACCATACTCTAATGAGCGCAACCGAAGATAGAGACCATAAAGGAACTAGCTGGTTTATTGATTCTGATAGAAAATTCTTTCGTGAAGTAGAAGAATTGGAAGTTATAACCACTGATTCTAAGATCGTTGGACAGTTGAAACGTCTGTTTAGTAGTCGTTACGGCCTGACAATGGTTAAATTTGGCGAAGCAAATGAAGGTAAAACCTTTGAACGTTTCGATGATTTCATTGCGGCACTTGACAAGATGGATGAAATCATGCAAGATCGACAGAAGATTAAAGACCTTCAAGAAGACATTAAACGTCGTGAAGTTGAATTTTTGATTGGTAAAGAGCGAGGATGGTAATATGTTTGTTGCTGGCGTGACCTATCAGTGGAAAGATAAGAAAACGAGAGAAGATTTTGCAAACTTTAGCGTTGCAAATGATGCAATAGCAGAGTTTATAGGCGACCGTCCATTTAAAGTTATCGCATTTGATCACCATGCATCGGATGTTGATTATGTTTCTGCGATTGAAATTGATGGCACGGTATACACCTGCCGCAATGTTGATGATGTACGGGAATACGCGCACAACTGGTTTTTGCAATCAGAAGAACGTCATTTTAAAGTGGTATCGGCAGAACTGACCACTGATGCAATGTTGGAACAATTTTTCAACAACTACGAAGTTTCTGTACGTCGATACGGTGAAGAGGAAGTATTTAAAATTGATGACTATAATCAGTTTAAACGAGTATTCGCCACTAAGATCCAACGTGATATTGAACGCGAGAAGCGCATTAAGGAACTGGAAGAAGAACTAGAAAGATTAAAGGCTGAGAAATGATCGAGATATACGGTATACCGAAAGAGGCTTATCATTGTTATGGTTGTATTAGTGCAATGAAGCTACTGGATGATCTGGGTATTCCGTATACACTTAAACCAGTATTCAAGCAGGTCGGGGTTGACATTATTCCCGACCGTGATATGATTGAAGAACTGGCGGGGAGGCTAAACTCAAAGAGCCTCCGGTTTGTATACCCCCAGATATTCATTGACAACGAGCACATTGGAGGCTATAAAGAACTGAGGGCGATTTATGATTATTGAGAATTTAGTTTCGGTGTTCATTATTGCTTTATTTGCTATAATGGCTTTACCGTTGAAGAAGTGTAAACACTGTAACGGAACAGGATTGCGTGGTGATGGGTGTTGCGCTCATTGTCATGGATCTGGTAAAGTAAGTATCATTAAGTAATTCTTGAGTGAGGAATATATTATGTTAGTACACAATGCAATCGCACACATGGTTTATTCTCGATTTGGGCGCATGGAAGAAATCAATATTACCGACGCAGATTTAGATCTGATGCAAGTCGAAGGCCAGACATATCTGAAAAATAACGGCGTGAATATCGGTAAAGCGCGTGTGCGTGAATTGTTGGTTGAATATATTCTCTCTGAATTTGGCATTAGTGCTTTCGGTGTGAAAGAGATTGCACCTAAGCGCGAAATTTCTGATAAAATGATCAAGAAATGCCAGAAAGCACGACGTAAGGGTTTCTAATGAAGATTGAAACATTAATCGCATTGCCAGCGGCGGGGAAAACTGATGCTATACTTTCCCACGTCCTAGAGACAAAAGAAAAAGCGGTTATTGCTTCGCCATCTCGTGTTTTAAGTGAACAATCTTACAATAAGTTTAAAAGAATGGGCGGTCGTGCTGTCTTGATTGATAGCACAAGACTAAGAAGCCTTAAGACAGTGCAAGCGTCGATAATGCAATCAGTTAAAGATGGTGCTGATGTGATATTCATTACACATACAGCGTTATCTAATATGGAACGTTCAAAAATGTTTGGTGATTATGCTCTTTACATTGATGAAGTTCCTCAACTGGTTGAATTTAATGAGTATCCGTTTAAGTCTAATCTTGAACTTATCACGAAGCATTGCGAACCAATCGCCGACGAATCGGAATGCCTACAGAACTTAGTTCTAAAAGACTCTGAGAAGGCCGCTATCAAAGAAAAGATAGAAAGTGCAAAGGATGGTACTGATATGATCGATTCTTCTCTTAGAGGGCTTTATGAGGCGTTATTAGAGAAGAAAATCAACGTTATGGTAAAACATAACGAAGGACACCGGAAGAATGGGTCGAAAATTGTTTTCTTGAACGATAACAAACACGGTACGTGGGGAGACTTTAAAAAGGTTACGATAGCATGTGCAAATCTCTTTGATACATATAGCGGGAAGTATCTACGATACTATGCAAATTGCGATTTTGTTCCGAGTGCGCTAGAATCCAGACTATATTTCAAAGAGTATAAAAATACAGATAGAGTTAACATCATCCTTATGACGGACTCCGAACGATGGTCGCGTCACCAGTCAGAAACAAACAATACCTTTGAACGTCTTGTTGATATGGTTAAAAATGAATGTGGTGATGACTTCATTTATACCGTGAATCGGGACCGTGAATCGTGCACAAATGGTATTGGTGAGCGGATACCTTACGGATCTTATGGTCTTAACTCTTACATTCATCATAAAAATGTTGCTGTGATGTTCAGCTTTAACCCTCAACGATGGGAGATTGATATTTTAAAAGGTCTTGCTAATAGTTGTGATCTCCCGACAAACGAGTTTTTGAAAGCGCGTCATGTGTCTGATTATCTGGAACCAGCATTTCAATTATGTTTGCGTTGTAACCTGAGAGACAACGAGAGCAAGGAGAATGTTAATCTATATGTTCCTGATTGGGCGTTGGTTGATTATCTAAAAACGTTTCTACCTAATGCCAATGTAATAACAGACCGAATGATTCCGCTAGAATGTGGTGAGCGTAAAGGGCGAAAATCATTTAAAAAGATGTTCGACTTTAACGAGCAAGAGAATGCAAGATTTAACGGATTTAAGTACCGCATGAAGAAAAAAGGAAAAACTCTTGATCCGTCTGACGGCGAATCTGTAGAGATGGTTAGAGTGTGGATAACTAAGCAAAGAAAGTATAATGGCAATGGGGAATAGCCCGAAAGGGTTATTTCCTAAATAATAGCGAGGGTGCGAAGTGTCTGATTATGTAAACAATAAAGAGCTTTACGAAGAAATTTGCCGTTGGAAACAACAAATTGCAGCAGAAGGTCGGCAAGTTCCAATGAGCGATCAAATCGGCCTAGCAATTATGCAAATCTCCAAAAATCTATCACGTCGTTTTAACTTTTCTGGTTATAGTCAAACATGGCGCGAAGAAATGATCGACGACGGAATCGAAGCGGCGGTCAAGGGTTTGATTAATTTTGACGAGACAAAGTATAAAAATCCTCATGCTTACATCACGCAAGCGTGCTTTAATGCTTTTGTACAGCGCATTAAAAAAGAGAGAACAGCGACAGCCGCAAAATACAAATATTTTGTGCATCATGTATATGACGAACGCGACGCTGATATGTGCCAGATTGCTGATGAGGCATTCATACAGGACATTTACGATAAAATCAACAACTACGAGGAATCGGTCAATAAACCGAAAGCGCCAAAGGTTGAAGATGTATTGACCGAGGAATTGCCTAGCCTGGACCAATTTTATGAGATTGAAAATTAACATTTCCCGTTTGCTGGAAGAAGCAGAGTTTGAAACTGACCTTGTGCCGTATTTCGCCAAATTATTTTTGAGAGATTGCGGCGTTCCGGTGATTATCGATCCGTGCAATATCAAATCACCGGATCTTGAGGTCTTTACGGGTACAATCTCACATAGCTATAATGTATCAGAAGATGAATTTTCTTTAATAATTGATTATATCCCAGAGGTAAAATAATATGACTTGCAATGAACAGCATGACCAGATTGCAGTGAATGAAGTAGACAAAGTACAAGCAGAACTAGAGGCTAAAGCCGCTAAGAAAGCGGAAAAGATCTTGCGTAAGAACTCGCGAGAGATTGCACGCCTTAAGCGGTGGGCTGAACAAGCTATCATCGATGATAATCGTGATGCGTATATCTACGCTATCGGAAAGTTACGTGATATCTACAAACAGCCACACACGCCAGAACTGCTTTCTGCTATGTGGATTAGTACACGGCAAACGGTATTAAGTATGCTGTAATGGCTTTATAAGGGAGACTCTGAAAGGGGGTTTCCCTTTTTATTTTTCTGTGATATAGTGAGAGCATCGAAAACGAAGAGAGGAAGAGACTATGAAAATTTTGCTTTTAGGTGATCTGCATACTGGTATCGGTGGCGATGATCCGTGGGTGCATGAGTATATTCTTGATACCATCAAGAAAGCGGTTGAATACTCCAAAGAGCATAATATTAAGACATGGATTCAAACAGGGGATTGGTTTGATTGCCGAAAAGCAATTACCCATGAAACCATGAAATTTAACCGTACTAAGGTCATCCCATTACTGGAAGAGGCTGGAATTACTTGTTATATCACGGTCGGGAATCATGATATGTTTAAACGAAACAAGATCCAGCCTAACGCACCGCGTGAAGTGTTAAGCCAGTATGATTGCATTAAGGTTATTGATAAACCGGAAACAGTCACCTTTGATGGTGTATCATTTGATCTGTTCCCGTGGTTTTGTGATGACAATAAATCAGAGATTTTAGAGTTTATTCAAAACTCATTCAGCGAATATTGTGTAGGCCATTGGGAACTGTCTGGTTACTATTTCTATAAAGGGCTAAAATCCGAAGGTTATAGCGCGGACTTCCTCAAGAAATACCGTGAAGTGTTTTCTGGTCACTTTCATACTATCAGCGATGGCGGTAATGTAACGTATATCGGTACACCATACACACTAACGGCGGGTGACGAAAACGATCCGCGTGGGTTTTGGGTATTCGATACCGATACACACAAAAAAGAGTTTATCCAGAATGACAAAACTTATCATGTGCGTATCACTTACCCGTCAGATGATAAAATCGATGTAGAACGCTTTAAAGGGCTTAGTGTGCGTCTTATCGCAACGGTCGCTGATAATGGGTTAACTAAGTTAGAAAGCGCGTTAGAGGCCGTTGTACACAAGCTAAAAGTGGTCCATAAGCTGGAGAGTAGCGCATCACAGGAAACAGGTGTTATTGAAGTTAAAAGCACTATTCAGATGGTCTATGAATATCTGGAAGAACAAAACCTAGAACCGGAAGAACTTGCGGCGGTCAAGCGTATTTCTGATGAACTTTTAGCCGAAGTAAATAGCGCAAAAAGTTAGTTGACGCGGGGAGAAATCCCCGTTATACTCTCTAAAAAAATTGATTGGAGGTTGTTATGATTACTAATGCACTGAAAGAAATCAACGAAGGTTTATCGAAATTCACTAAGATCCATGTATTTGAGGTTGTGCGAGATGGTCAGTATATGCTATCATTTCGGTCTAACTATGGTTTGTGGACTCATGACGAAATCCCATTTGATCGTGAAAATATCACCAAAGAGGGGCTAACAAACATCGTATCCCGTAAGGTTGCTGATATTACCCAGAATGTTATTGCGCGTGGATCTATGGAGTCTGTACGATGAAAACACTTGCACAAAAAGTAATGGAATTTAATGCAGCATTGCCTATGTTTGCTCGACGTAAGGGGATCTCCGTTGATGTATGGTATTCCAAAGAGCATGAAGAAGTTCGGATGATGGTCGAAAAGCGACTCACCGATACTACTGTTAAGTGTAAGATTCGCTCTATTCCTCGCGCGGAAATAGAATTTGATGAAAGCTATTACTTTACGCTGCGTCATGTACTGAAACAAGCAGTGGATGAACTTTTAGAAGACCTGAAACAATATGAGATTGAACGAGGAACATATTATGAATACGACTATGGTCGCGGCTGATTCTGATTTGTTGGTAATGGAACATTTTATTAAATTGGTGCACACATACACACTAAAACAATCACATTGCAAGAATCCGATCTATGGCTATCTGAAAGCGAGTATTGCTAAAATGTGGGGTCAGCCAGTGGTTAAGATGTGGTATGATGACGGTTATCGTCGTTACCTTAAAGTGATTCACCCACAGGATTTGATGGTAACTATGGACATTGGCGACTTTGTAAAAGACAAAGTAGAATCCATTATTAAGAGTGTGGTTGGTGAATATAATCCGATTGTATATGGTGCTTTCGTACAGTGGAAACAATCCAGCAAGTATTATTTTCCGAATACTCCATTGACGTTAACAGGTTGGATCTCTGTCATGCATAGTGGGGTATTCCTGGAAGCGTCAGAGACGATGTATAAAGGGTATATTCTCCCACATCGACTGGTGAAGTGTGATTACCGCTTGACTGTAGGTGAATTTCGTGATATTCTGGAACAACAAGCGGAAGACCTGCAAGGTGAAATTGAAGAATTTTTAGAGGAACATAAACTAAAATGATTCTATCGATGACCTACCTTAGACACAGGGTTATAGAAGGTCTTCGCGAATATCTGGCATTGAATAAAGGGGTTTATATTGACCCCTTTATGACATATGATCCGGCGACACTGGATTATGTGATCATGTTGCCAGATCGCAGAGACACACTAGTTAAAGTGAAGGCGGCAAGTGTTTACAACATTGATGAAGATGTGTTAGCATTTAATATTATGGAATGTGTGATTGCGGAGTGGATTAATGGCAAAGTTAAATTTTAAAACCTTGCGCTATCAAAATATAATGAGCGTGGGTGCTGAACCTGTTGAGATTCAGCTAGACGGATTCAAAAAGACACTAATCACTGGTGTTAACGGTGCTGGTAAATCGACCATGATTGAGGCGCTTTGCTTTGTGTTGTTCGGTAAACCGTTTCGTAGTATCAAGAAAGGCCAATTGATTAACAGCGTAAACAAAAAGAAACTGTTAGTCGAAGTCTGGTTTGAACTGGACGGGAAAGAGTTTTATATCAAACGTGGTCAAAAGCCGGAAGTATTCGAAGTGCATCGCGACGGTCAAAAGATCGACGAGAGCGCAAGCACCAAAGACTTTCAGGAATATTTTGAAGGTATCATAGGCATGAATCTAGCCAGCTTCAAACAGATCGTTGTTTTAGGCACGGCTGGTTATGTTCCGTTTATGAGTCTTCCGGCAGCGGGTCGCCGTAAACTGGTCGAGGATTTGCTTGATATTGCTACGCTAGGCGAAATGGATAAACTGAATAAAGCGTATGTGCGCGAGATTACCCAGAATATCCAAATGCAGGAAATGAAAGCTAATCACGTTCAGCAACAAATCAACACTCATAAAAAGTACATAGAAGACGCTAGCAAGGCGAGTGCCGAGAATCTACAGCGTTTGCAGAATATGTACGAGAAAGAAGTAGAATCAGCTAAAGCGTTTAAAGCCGAAGAAACGCGCTTGACCGATGAGCTATTGGCTGTTGTTATGCCGGAAGATCCTAGCGCAGCATTGGCTAAAATTAATACTGCTATCGCACAGATTGGTGCGCAGATCCAGAACTTTGACCGTGTTATCCATATGCACGAGAAAGGCGGGATCTGTCCTACGTGCACACAACCGATCATTCAGGGTAATGATCAGGCTGTACGCGAACAAAAAGCACAAGCAGAACATAAACTGTCTCTGATTGACGAGAAACGCGTAGAATACGCAGAGAAAGCCAATTCTTTCCAGGCAGCACAAACTAAGGTCTTGGAAATTAAACGCGCTATAGAGTCGCAGCGAGCGAATTTAACGGCATCTGTAGGTCGTGCTAAACAGATCCAGAAAGCAATTCAGGAATTACAAAAAGAAAGGGTTGACAATTCCGAAGAACTTGCTAAACTGGAACACGAACTGGTAGAGATTACTAATGAAAAATCAAAGCTAGTTCTTGAAAAATATCACCGTGGATTTGTAACAGAAATGTTGAAGGATTCCGGTGTTAAGGCGTCTATCGTCAAGAAATATATTCCATATTTCAATGATCGGATTGCATATTATCTTGATATCATGGAAGCGGATTATATCTTTACGCTAGATGAAGAGTTTAACGAAACAATCAAATCACGGGGGCGTGAATCGTTTTCGTATACATCATTCAGTCAAGGCGAAAAAGCACGTATTGACCTTGCGATGCTCTTTACATGGCGTGATGTTGCTGGTAAAGTATCTGATACTAACATTTCTTTGTTGGTACTCGACGAAATTTATGATGGGGCTACGGACGTTCAAGGCGTAAAAGCACTTGATTCCATCATTGACAAGTTAGATGATAACGTGTATATTATCAGCCATCGTGACCATAACCCTGATGATTTTAGCCGTCATCTCAAGATGGTTAAACGTGGGCGATTCACTGAAATGAATGTTAACATTTGACAGAGTAACGCAGCCGGAGTTAGAATTGTATACCTTAATCAATCTATATTCCGGTGAAGAATATGTAGTTAGTATGGGGGATATGAAAAACAGCATATACAGCGATGAAGACATAACAAAAATGTTGTCTTGTCGTCATCATGAGTTTATGCTGGTCCCAAACTTTGATAAACTTGATTACCCTGATGCTGGGGTTGCAACAAACTTTAGAACGTGATATACTGATTTTATTTTGGAGATTAATATTATGACTACTTCCGCAAACCTGGCTAAAATTACTGTAGCAGACATTCAGAACAAGAAAACCAGTCTCGAATTTGACCGAGCAATGAACAAGATCCGTAAAGCGTGGGTACTACAAATGCCAGAAAGCGAGAAAGCTAAAATGAAGGTTATCCCGCAGCAAGCACGCTTTGAACTGTACGCGCATATTGATGATATGGTGCAAAAAGAATGGATCGCTGCAATGCGCAAGTATTACGATGATTCAATTGCTAAAGGCGCTAAAACTATTCGAGGTAAAGATATTCTCGAAAAGGGTTATCAGATTGACACTGATGAACTGCTGATTGAAGCCGCTAGCGTAGTAGTAACTCGTCTGATCGCAATTGCTGATGGGAAGTGATAGAATGAAACGTATGAGCTTAAAAGAACAATTAATGTTTATCGAACTTGACTATAAACTATTCCCGATACCGTTTGATTATGTCAAACAAGGCTGTGTGATTAATTTTGATATTGGAACCGATAGCAACATTTGGCATTTTGTTGTTGATGAGTTTGTTGATAATGTGATTCGTCGTAAACTTGCGTTTGATGTTCGTGGTGATCTGATATATCTCGAAGGCAAGAAGACCGCAAAGAATCCTGTTACTGTCTATGCTCTGCAACAATACTTGACAGCATACATTGGATTTAAGTATACTCATGCTATTGATGAGCAAGCTGCGGAAAACTTCCAAAACAAAATGCTCAAGATTCGTAACGAACACGCAGTAAACCCGTAATTAATTGATTAACATGATAAAGGTGATTTGATGAAACTGACTAAAGAAACCATTGCTACCCTGAAAAACTTTTCCGCTATTAACCCAGGTATCATCCTGAAAAAAGGAAACGTCCTAATCACCAAAAACATGACAAACGTTGTATATGGTGAAGCGACTCTGAATCAAGAACTGGAACACGAAATCGGGATCTATGATCTTAACTCTTTCCTGGGTATTCTGAATCTGGTAGGCGATGAAGCAGATATTACGGTTGATGACCGCACTGGTAACATTCGTGTGTCTAATGATCGTCTGAAAATTAATTACCCTGGTGCTAGTGCTGCTGCTATCGTATCACCGAAAGGCCGAGTTACTCCACCTGCAAGCGATGTAGATTACGAACTGAGCAACGACGATCTGAAACAGCTTATGAAAATGAGCAATCAGCTTAAAGTGGATCGCCTTGAATTTCTTCCGATTGATGGTCGTCTGATGATCAAAGGTTGGGAAGAGATTGACAAAAATAATCCTAATGAGATGTTTTGTCTTGATATGGGCGAATATACCGGAACCGCAGACTTCCATTTCTTTATTCGTAAAGATAACATGAAACTGGTTGCTACTGACTTCGGCGATTACAAACTGAGCTTCACTCGCCGTAAGGCTGTATGGCTGGCAAGTGAAACCGTATCTTATATGATCGCGTGTGACCTTGACTCCAGCTACACCGACTAATATAATGTTTGTGGGGAGTATAAATACTCCCCGTTTTAATGATGTAATTTGTGAGAGGTGATTATATGCTGAGTGTTAATGAAAATGAGTTTCAGTGGGAACAGAAATACCGTCCGAAATCAATTTCTGAATGTATTCTGCCGGAAGCAGATAAAAAGATCTTCGCGCAGATTGTTAAGCAAGGCCGAATCCCTTCAATGATTCTGCATAGCCCATCGCCGGGTACTGGTAAAACAACCGTTGCTAAGGCGCTTTGCGAAGATGTGGGTGTTGATTATCTGTTTGTTAACGGTGCAGATTGTAAGATTGATTTTATCCGAGATGAGATTACACGCTTTGCGCAGAGTGTATCACTCGATGAAGAAAAACGAGAAAAAGGCAAAGTTGTTATTATCGATGAGTATGACCGAGCGGGGCTAGCTGATGCTCAAAGACACTTGCGTAGTTTCTCTGAGGCATACTCAAACAATGTAACATTCATTATCACAGCAAACGATCTAGAAGGTATTATCCCAGCGTTACGATCTCGTTTTGACCCCATCACGTTTGGATCTCCGACTAAAGATGATCAGCTTCGCATGATGAAAGAAATGATCGTCCGGTGTAAAGCAATTCTTGATAAAGAAGGTGTACCAGTAGAAGAAATGCGCGTATTAGCGGAATTGGTTAAGCAGAACTTCCCAGACTTCCGACGCGTAATGAAACTTTTGGACCGCTACGCTAAACATGGTAAAATTGATGCTGGCGTATTGAGCATGGTTATCGAAAGTAGCAATACCGAAGTAACCGATGTGGTGGAAGCACTTAAAACTAAACAGTTTGCTAATGTGCGTAAACTCGCGCCACGCTATACCAATACATACGCTCAATTTGTCAAGAAACTTTATAATGAGTTGTATACTCAAGTTAAGCCAGCTTCTATTATTCGTCTCACTGAGATTATCGGTGAAAATAATCAGATGTTTGCGCACGCGGCTGATAAAGAGATTCACATTGTCTTTTTGTTAATGCAATTAATGGTTGAATTGGAGTTCGTATAATGTTAGGTCAATTTTTCGGTGAAGATGATACACAATTAAACGAGCATGAAATTGCATGGCGCTCTCGTGATTGGGAAAAGGTGTCTGAATTAGCTGACACATTCACCGAGAAAACCGACAATGCATTATTTGCTCTGATGGATCATATCACCTTAGATAAACAGCGCGTTAATGTGGGAAACAATTCTGCATATAACCAGAGATGGATTAACACCGCTCTTTCCCAGCACGCAGATTGCCTATATAGCGCGTATGTGATGAATTTAATCGGTCATGGCCTCCCAGATCAAATGCATTTTGATTATCTCTTACAGAGTATTTCTAAGGGGAAACGATACGGTAAATGGGCTAAACTAACAGAAGAATTGGACCAAAAATTGGTTTTAATGGCAGTGGCGAAAGCATATTGTGTAAATATGGATGACGCCCGGTTTTATCTCGATTTGGCTAATGAAAAGGGATATATGGACAAGTTATTGAAGCACATTAAACCGTATGCGACCGATGAACTTTTGGCGGGTGTTACTAAGAATCAGACAGAAAGGAAACGACTTAAAAAGATTATAGAAAGGTGGTAAAATGATTGAAATTAATTTGATTAGTCCTGAAAACTTCCTTAAAATTAAGGAAACTTTAACCCGCTGCGGCATTGCCAACAATCGAGACAAGACACTGTATCAGTCTTGTCATATTCTCCAGAAGAAAGGGCGCTATTACATCGTTCATTTCAAGGAGTTGTTGAAATTAGATGGTCGTAGTGTTAAAATGACGTGGGAAGATGAATTACGCCGTAATAACATTGCAAAACTTCTGGCGCAGTGGAATCTGTGTACCCTGATTGATAATGATTTTGAAACTACCGAAGTTAATAATTTCCGTGTACTGTCTTTCAAACAGAAAGAAGAGTGGACGCTGATCGAGAAATATCAGATCGGACGCTAAGATACTGATGGGATAGGGGTATTGACAAACTAAGTCGATTCCCCTATAATGAGTGTCTTTCGTAAGTGAAGGAGTTTATATTATGTATTTTCTGTCATGTGAGCGAGTGGGTGATAAGATCTACGAGCGTTATATTGATGATGCTGGACAAGAACAAGAGCGTTACGTTGAATATACGCCAACTTTATTTCATCATGCCGCGCCTGGTATGGTTACGAATTATAAAGATATCTACGGCAAGCCTTGCATTGCTAAAAAATTCCCATCTATGAACGAGGCCAACAAATGGCGTAAAAAGATGGGGGAGATGGGGCAAGAGGCACTAGGGATGGATGATTTTATCATCTCCTATCTGTCCGATACGTATAAAGGAGAGATTCGATATGACCGAAATAAAATCCGTGTAGCATGGGTTGATATTGAGGTCACTGCCCCAGAATTTCCTAAACCAGAAGAAGCGAAATATCCTATAGATGCAATTACGCATTATGATTCCGTACATGATCGTTTCTTTGTATTTGATTTGAAAGGAAAAAACGGTGAAATCTGGGAAGCAAGCAAGTCTATTCTTCGACCTGATATTGTAGAGCGCGTTGTTTATAACGTCTATGACACAGAAGATGAATTGCTGTTAGAATACATCCGATTCTTTGAGGAAAACCGACCCGTTGGTTTCACTGGCTGGAACACAGAAACATTCGATATTCCATATATCATTAAACGTATCAGTAATAAGTTCGGAAGTAGAACCGCTAACCGTCTAAGCCCGTGCGGTAAGATTAAATCCAGAATCTCACAGGATGATTTTGGCAACGAGCGTGAAGCATTTACGATCATGGGGATCGAAAGCCTTGATTATATTGACCTGTACAAGAAATTTAGCTTTACGACTCAACCAACATATGCGTTAGATTATGTTGCTGAATATGAGACAGGAATCGGTAAGGTTGATTATGATGGTCCGTTAAAGAAATTGCGTGATGACAATCATCAACTTTACATCGATTATAACATCGGCGACGTTGATCGTGTGCTGGCGATTGATAAAAAGCGTGGATTTATCGATCTGGTGTATAGTCTATGTTTCTATGCAAAGATTAAATTTAACCATGTTTATAACCCGATGAAAGTATGGGATGCTATTATCTTCGGATCTCTGAAAGCTGAGGGTAAAGTAGTACCAGAGAACAAGATACAGCCTAAGCAGACTTATCCTGGCGCATTCGTAAAAGAGCCAGTACCTAATGCTTATCGTTGGATGATGAGCTTTGACCTTACTTCCCTAAACTGATATGGGGCTTTCACTGGTGACAGTGATCGAATAACCTGCTTAATTGCTGGGAAATCTCTAAGGAGACAATCAGCAGCAGTTGCATTTTGAGCTAACGTGTCTTATAATGTATATAAATATTGATATACATTGGAGGCGCGAGATGAAAGACATTTTAAGAAAGTACGAAATACATAACGAGGAAGCATTAAACGACTACATTAAACTGGTGTCTAATCCGTATCAGGGTGAAGAATATTCCGAGGTGCATCATATATGCCCGAAGTCAATGTTCCCTGAATATCGGTTAGATAAATGGAATCTTGTTAGGCTTAAGTTTGAAGACCACGTCGAGGCGCATCGGTTATTGTGCTTAATATTCAATAACGGTGAATGCAAGAGAGCATATGCTTTCATCTCTAGAGGATCTTATGACGATAAAGTGAAGGCGTTAACCAAAGATGCATTCGCTGGAGACAATAACCCAGCCAAGCGAGAGGAAGTTAGACTGAAAATATCCGAAAACAAGACCGGAAAAGCCAGAACCGATATGAGCGGAAAGAAATATTTCGGGGCTGATGAGGACACTATACGAAAAGGTCTTGATTCTATGGCAGAAAAGCTAAAGAATACTGTTATCGTTAAGGATAAGGAAGGAAATCGGTTTAGAGTTAGTTGTGATGATCCTAGATATGTTTCCGGTGAGTTAGTATCATTTAATGCTGGCGAGAAGCGCGAAAATTCAGCGTCTAAACGACCGGAAGTTATGAGTAAAATAATGTCAAAACGTAATGAAACTTATGCTAAATTTACAAGTTTCACATTTGATGAAATGGTGAATTTTCTTGTTGAAGCACATAATTCAGGAAAAGAGATCTTTGGTAAGAAGAAACCTTTTGCCAAGAATTATAGCGGGTACTGTAAGAGAACACCGTTTGATCAAAATGAGCTTAAAGATGCAGTTGTTCAACGACTATCGAAAGGGTAACGAACCGAGTAGAGTAGAATCAAGCGATTCGAAATGGCAGGATTCTCTATGAGAATGTGATATAGTCTGATCTACATGGTGACATGTAGCAGTTCGCAAGAGAACGGGCGCGGGAGTAGCGAACCGCGCTGAACATAATGGTATCCATCAATCATCCGTCAGGTTAATATTTCGCCTGAAACAATCGCTGGATCTTTTGATGCTGCACCGATGCACGAATATATCAATAAAACTGCACCACGTCCGAGTGATGAGTATTCTTGCTCGCCTAACGGGTGGATGTATCGAAAAGATATTCATGGTATCGTACCTATTGAGATTAAAAAGGTATTTGATCAGCGTAAGCAGTACAAAAATATGATGCTGGCATGTGATCGCAATGCTGAACTATGTAAAGCGATTCTACACGATGAAAATCATGTTTATGGGGGAACCATTAGCTATAGCGTTGAAGTGCGTCACGACTTTGACGAAGCGTTTAAATCGATGCTTTCTGAATTAAGTAAAGATGCCTTAGAGAAATTGCTGGAAGAATGTAAAGACGAGTCGATCTTGTGCAATACAAACCAGCTTTCTCGTAAAGTTTTGATCAACTCCCTTTATGGTGCGTTGGGGAATCCTAAATTCCGTTTTTATGATCTCCGTAACGCTAGTGCGATCACACTGTTTGGTCAGCTTGCAATTCAGTGGATTGAGCGTAAGATTAACGAATACTTAAACGAGCTTTGCGGAACAACTGATTTTGCATATGTTCGTTATTGTGATACTGACTCCGTTTATGTGCTGGTTAACAATGTTGTTGATAAGGTTGGCGGGGAAGACCGTTTCGACGATACCGAAAAACTTGTTGACTTCCTTGATAATTTCGGTAAACATCGAATGGAACCTATTATCGACAAGGGATATCGCGAGTTATGCGAGTACATGAATAACTATGAGCACTTGATGTTTATGGACCGTGAGGCAATTGCTGGTCCTCCGTTGAAATCTGCGGGTATCGGTGGATTCTGGACTGGTAAAAAGCGTTATGCTCTTAATGTTTGGGATATGGAAGGAACGCGCTTTGCTGAACCTAAGCTAAAAATCATGGGCTTGGAAACGCAACGTAGCTCCACCCCTAAAGCATGTCAGAAATCACTGAAAGAATGTATTCGCCGTATGTTGCAGGAAGGGGAAGAATCGCTACAGGAATACTACGGTATTTTTGAGCAAGAGTTTAGAAAACTTGATTATCTTGAGGTTGCTGCGGTATCATCTGCAAACAACCTACAGAAATACAGCGATTCAAACGGGTATCCGATTAAGGGTTGTCCGTATGCGGTTAAGAGTGTATTGTGTTATAATCGTAATGCTCGAAAATTCGGACTAGATCCGATTCGTGAAGGCGAGAAGGTTATGATTGTACCGCTTAAAGATCGAAATCCGTTTGGAGAAATCTGTTTTGGTTGGTTGTCTGGTACTCGTATTCCGCCAGAAATTGAATCAGAAGTGTTGAAGTGGTTAGACTGGCCTTTGTTGTTTAATAAGACTTTCGTCAAACCACTGGAGAACATTACCACGGCTGCAAAGCTGCAATATGAAAAGGTGGCATCGCTTACGGACCTGTTTGACATTTAAGATCGAGTGTGTATAATGGCGGGTGTTGGGTGACGATACCCGCCAACGTGAGAAATATACTATGAGAGACATTGAAAAGATTAAACGCGAACGTGAGGAAGGCATAGAGCATTTCAAGAAAGTTCACGGAAATCACAGCAACGAAGTATTTGTGACGATCGATGTTGATGCGATGAAAAAGTTAATTCAAGAGCACTACAAAGATCGAATAACAATGAAGCAATTAAAGTATTACGGATTAACTGAATAGAGGTATTAATAATGTCTGTACTGGAAAAACTGAAAAAGAACTCTACCCTGAAAACTACTGCGGTACTGTCTAAATCCAGCTTCTTTAACGAAAAAACAAATACTCGCACTAAGATCCCGATGCTGAATATTGCGTTTTCAGGTGATCTTAAAAAGGGCTTTCAATCTGGTCTGATTTTCTTTGCTGGTCCGTCTAAGCACTTTAAATCAAACATGGGATTAACTTGTGTTAGTGCATACATGAAACAGAATCCTGATGCGGCGTGTTTGTTCTTTGATTCTGAGTTCGGTATTACACCCGCTTATCTTGAATCTATGGGTGTAGATCCTGATCGCGTGGTGCATGTTCCAATCAAGAACATCGAAGAACTTAAATTTGAAATCATGAACCAGCTTGAGCAAATTACCCGTGAAGATAAAGTGATCATCTTTATTGACTCAATCGGTAACTTAGCAAGTAAAAAAGAAGTTGAAGACGCGATTAATGAGAAATCCGCACAGGATATGACGCGAGCTAAAGCACTTAAAGGCTTGTTCCGTATGGTTACACCGTATCTGACTATGAATGATATCCCGTGCATCGCTATTAACCACACTTACGAAACGCAAGAAATGTTTAGTAAGACCGTTATGTCCGGCGGTACGGGCGCGATGTATTCAGCCAATGAAGTTTTCATTATTGGTCGTCGTCAGCAGAAAGAAGGAACCGAAATTACTGGTTATGATTTTATCCTGAATGCGGAAAAATCACGAACCGTTAAAGAAAAATCTAAGTTCCCGATTAGCGTAACATTTAGCGGTGGCATCGATCCTTATTCCGGTTTGCTGGAGTTGGCTGTAGAGTTAGGTTGGGTAGTGAAACCGTCAAACGGCTGGTATTCTCGTTCAATCCTGAATACTGAGACCGGAGAGATGGAAACCGAAGAACGCAAGTTCCGTGCTAAAGAAACCAATAGCATTGAGTTCTGGAAACCACTTCTGACAAACGATAAGTTTAACGAAGCAATCAACGATCATTATAAGCTGGGGCAAGTGATCAGCGACGAAGCAGTTGACAAAGAAATCGAAGATATGTTAGCATAACAATGGTAGTAAAGGGGCTACGTGCCCCTTTTTCATATCTAGAGAGGATTATATTATGGATAAGAAACCAACAAGTTTAGAAGAAGCACACAGCTTGATTCAAGAAGCAATGAAGACAGTTATCCAGGAACTGATAATTGTTGATGAAGAGGGAGAACATCATATTGTCTATATTCATAATGTTGAATACGATCCAGACACTAAAGGTATTGTGGTCGACTACTCCACGCCGTCAGATCGTGATGTGGTATATCCACACGTCATTAAGGCGTTAACCGCGCAGATCAAAGAAGCAGAAGAAAAGTTGAAAAAAGAAACTTTCTGGTATAAACTCAAGACCTTTGTTATGCGTGTAGTTGGGGGCTATGTATGATTAAAACTATCTTTTCACAGTTGATTTACAATGGCGCATTCTTTACGAATGTATGGCCTCACCTTAAAGCGGACTACTTCACCGAAGACGAAGAAAAACTGATTTATAAGCTGATTAAAAAGCACGTAGACGAATATTCCAATATTCCTACGCCAACTGCATTACAGATTGCTTTGGACAAGGAGAGAGGCAATCAGACAACATATGAAGGGGCTAAAACTCTTCTCGATTCGCTGGAGAATACACCGGAAGACCTTGATTGGTTAATGAAGGAAACCGAAAAATTTATTCGTGACCGTGCCATGTATAATGCAATGTCACGGGCGCTAGAGATTCAGGCGAACGCACAACTACCAAAAGAGAAACAGAATAAGAAATTGCCGAGTGAGGGAGCTATTCCTGAGATCATGCAGGAAGCACTATCCATTACGTTTGATTCTGATGTAGGTCATGACTGGTTTAATGACTTTGAAAAACGATTCTTGCTATATCAGACTAAAGCGAATAAGATCCCGTTTAAGCTGCCGATGTTGAATAAAATCACGAAAGGAGGGGCGGAAAGAAAAACGCTAAATGTGTTGCTTGCTGGTGTAAATGTTGGTAAATCGCTTGGATTGTGTTCTCTTGCTGCGGATTATATGGAATGCGGTTATGATGTATTGTATATCTCAATGGAGATGGCAGAGCATGTCGTAGCCAAACGTATCGACGCAAACTTGCTTGACATTACATTAGATGAATTGGATAATGGTAATGTTTCTTTTGCGGAATATTCCGCACGTATGAAGCGTGTTAAGAATAAGAAGATCGGAGATCGTCCGGTTGGAAAATTGATGATCAAGCAGTATCCGACTGGTGGCGCGAACTCCAATCACTTTGAGGCGTTAATGAATGAATTGCGACTCAAGAAACAGTTTAAACCTGATGTTGTGATTGTTGACTATCTGGGGATTTGCGCATCGTCTCGCTTGCGTGTATACTCTGAAAATAGTTACACACTAGTTAAGGCGATTGCGGAAGAACTGCGAGGATTTTTTGTTAAGTGGGATGTTGTTGGTTGGACTGCGGCACAGACTACCCGCGCGGGTTGGGATGCTTCCGACCTTAACATGAGTGATACCGCTGAATCAGCAGGTCTTCCGGCTACAGCCGATTTTATGTTGGGTGTTATCGAAACCGAAGACCTGGCTAAAATGGGCGTTCAACTCATGAAGCAGATCAAGTCTCGTTACGGTGACAAGAACTATTATTCACGATTTAACGTTGGTGTAAAAAAAGGCAATCAGCGTTGGTATGAAGTACCAAACCAGATCGCAGATCAGGAGAATGCACAAGTTAAACCACAAAGCGCACAGCAAGCCGAGAAACGAGAAAAACTCGACGAGCTAGCAAATAACATGACTTTCTAATAAAATGCGCCCTGCGGGGCGCTGGTGAATGATTTGATAGGAGATATAACATGATCGCTAATACTTTACCGCCAAAATGGATCGTAAGTCGCTTTTATACTCTCAAGGAAGGTAACGCACCTGATGGTCGTCCGATCCGAGATCTGTTTCTGGAGATGACTACAGCCGAAGCACAGTTTTATAATGATCTGACAGACGATAAGCCATTTCTCGTAAATTCGGTGGACCTTGATGGCAATGTCACATCAATCATCACACATGGCGGGGGAGTGAAAAATATTACTTCTCTTCGTGATCACGGTTGGGAAATTGCTTGTGTATTTCCTGCGGATGTACGCGGATTCTTTGATGAGGTATCTGATATTAAAGTAAATGCACTGGAACCATATGACGAGATCCCACCACTGAAAGAAGAAAAAGAGTTGACACCGGAAGATGTAGATAGTACACTACACCCCGACCTATTTAAGAAGATTAGCGGTTTATGGACTGTTACCCTGCATCCAACCGCATTAGGTCTAGAATTGGGTATGCCAACTTATTCTGATATTGATAACTGGAATAAGAGCATTGATAAAGAGGTTACAAGAGAGAGAAATAATGCTAAAATGCAACTTAAAGAGAAACGCAAAAATCTTGAACGACAACTGAAAGAAACAAAACATTTGCTTTCTACATTCGATTAATCTATAATGAAACTCTAAGGAGACTATATTATGAAAAATATGATTACGCCGGAAGATGTAGCATTCAAAACCGCATTCAACGGAGATATTCTTATTTTTATCGACGGTAAACACGCCGGAATGATTGAACCGGAAGGTCGCTGGGGTGTTGCTGAACTATATAACGTGGCGGGTGTAGAAGGTCATAAAACAGCACTTGTTTTCTTGTCAGATAAAGATCAAATGCGTCGTAAAGTATCCGCTCTCTATAATGAAGCAGTATATTTCTACGAACCGTTTCATCGTATTAAAACGATCTCCCGCGTGACTCGAAAAGATGTTAACGCTTGTGTTATCAAGATTGTAGAGAATCAGGATAAACTGACAAAAGACCAGATTGTTGACTTACTGAAAGAGATTATTCTATGATTGGCTTTAAACAGTTTGTTGAAGAAAATAAACTCAAAGAAGATATGACCGCTGGCGATGCTGGCGGCAATCCTGAGAAGATTGCAGCAGGTGAAACGAGCGGATCTATTACCAATCGTGGACCTAGTGTAGCGGGTAAAGAAAAACGCAAAAAGGAGAAAGACGGTGCTTAGTATCATCATGTTTATCGTTGGCTTGCTGTCCGCTATTATCGGTGTTGTTGTTTTCGGATTATCTGGACACAAAACAAAAACAGAAAAGTTATCCGAGATCACAATGTATGTTGGTGTAGTTCTCATTCTGTTATCGGTGGCGCTTAAATGATTACGATGAAATGTCTTAAAAGCACATATGCACTTTTTGAAGCCGGAAAAGAATATGAATTTACAGAACTTGACCCGGTAGGCCGTTTTCGTGTATTCTCTTACACATCGCCAGATGGTAGTGTCTACAAATTTGGCTTAGATGAGAACGGAGAGAATGAAAATGAAAGTGTAGGAACTTTCATGAAATTTGAGCTATAAGAGGTTAATAACATCATGAAACGGTATTGTGATGAACATCCAGAAGAATGGAAAGACCTTGTTTATATGGGCGTCGAAATGCCAGGCTACGAGGTTAGCTCATATGGACGCATTAGAAACAAGAAAACAGGAAAGATTTATAGAGAATCTGTAGCCGGAAGAAGCGGTGGATACGCCGTAGCAAGAATCAGAGATCCTTACGGTAATAAAACTAGTTCAGGGTCTAGGGTTAAATCTCTATCGATATACATACACAGAGCAAAAGCAGAAGCGTTTATACCAAACGTAAACAATTTGCCGTTTGTTAATCATATCGATGGAAACAAAAGAAACCATGACCTATATAATCTTGAATGGGTTACACAATCAGAAAATCAGATTCATGCATTGACACACGGTCTGAGTTCGTGTTATGGTGATGCACACCATTGGGCTAAATTAACCAAAGATCAGATTGAAGAAATCAAAACTCTAAAAGGAACCGGATCTGCGGCAAAGATCGCAAAAATATATGATGTTAATGCGGAAACAGTTAGACGGATCTGGATAGGAAAGCAGAGAAGTAAAAATATACAGTGAGGATCTTATGATTTACTACGCAGATTATGAAATAGCCGAAAAAGCATTATACGGCGAACGAAATTTCAAGCGGTTACATACTAACTCATTTACGTTAGTAGCAAGTTGTCCGATCTGCGGAGATTCCAAAAAGAATAGCACAATGGCGCGATTCCGTATCTATACCTATAAAGATAGTTTGCGAGCCGGATGTTTCAACTGTAACTACAATCAGCCGTTAGGTGAATTTCTTAAACAATATAAGCCGGATCTATTCAGGGAATGGCTTATGGAACGACGGAAGGAACAAGGCGACCACAAGAACACCACGTTCAAGCCACTGAAAAAGGTAGAAAAGCCGGAGATTAAGAAAGTGCAAACATTGCCTTTCTGCGAGAGATTAGATACTCTTCCGGCTAATCATCCTATAATAAAGTATGTCAGTGATCGTTGCATTCCCCACGATAAATGGGATCTTCTTTATTTCACGAGAGAATGGCAAAAGGTAGCAAATCACATTAAGGCTGATACTTTCAAGAATCCACAACCTGAACCGCGTTTAGTTATTCCTATCTTTAACCGCGAGAACAAGATAGAATCCATTCAGGGGCGAGCATTGAGAAAGGATTACGGAAAGACCAAATATATGACGATTAAAACTCACGAGTTGGCGAGTAAGGTCTATGGTCTTGAACGCGCCGATCCGAGTAAGCCAGTGTATTTCTTAGAAGGTCCGATCGATTCATTGTTTATTGATAACGGGTGTGCAATTACTGGCGGTACTTTGGGATTAGATGAAATCCCTTTCCCAGACCAGCGAGTGTTTGTACTTGATGCGGAACCACGGTCAGCCGATACAATGCACCGACTGGAAAAGTTTATCAATGCAGGGGAAAAGATTGTATTGTGGGATCGTTGCCCGTGGCATTCTAAAGACGTTAACGCCATGATTCAGGACGAGGGCGCTACACGCGACCAGATCATGGAATATATCAAAGAGAACACCGTACAAGGTCTGATGGCTAAAATGCGGTTTATGAAATATTGTAAATTTTAATTAATGAGGTGAATATGTCAGAATTTAATTCTTGTGCTGGTCTGGTTAACGAAAAAGATATTAACGCGGCTATCGCCGCATATCATCACGCGATTGCAGAAGGTAAAGATCCGTTTCAGGTGATGCTCGAAATGCAAACTGGTTTGCAGGTTGCATTATCCGAAAAATTTGATTGGGTCCCAAACCCAACTAAGCTAGAGACTTGCGGTGAAATGCTGGATTGGATGCAACGGATGGATGACGCTATCGCAGACGAAACACGAGAGCTTTACACATCGCTGGGTGGAATGTCCAATGGTAAAGATGCAAGCGCAATCTGGAAAATGTGGAAAAAGAACCACGGGGAAGCGCGAGCGCGTAAATTCTCTGAACTGTCACCAGAAGATCAGCTTGAAGTGAAATTTGAATTTGTGGACGCGATCCACTTCATTCTGTCCAAGATGATCCCGCTGGGTATTGACGCTCAAGAACTCTTTATTCTGTACTATCTGAAAAATGCTGAAAACTTCGCCCGTCAAGAACGCGGCTACTAAAAATTAGTTGACACTACTCTATAATGGTTTTATTATGCCTCCCGTCGAAAGATTGGAGGCTTTTTTATTATGCAATTTACACCAGAAGAACTTAACATCATTGATGAAGTGATGAACTCTAAAGAAAATATCGATATGTCGATCCTTAATGGATTGATCGAAAAGACTGAACGGTTAGTGCATCATGAAGCCTTGTATCGCGGTGTGAGCAAAAGAGAAGGCCGTAAGCTGGATACCTTAATTGTAGGTGATTCTTTCGTTGTAGAGCGTCCTATGAGCTTTACGCCACTGCAATCAACAGCAGAGGACTTTGCAACCGATGTTTATGCAACAGGAAAGATTATTGCAATAAAACCTACCAAGCCTTGCATGAATTATTACGAACATGCTATTGACCGAGTGGTGTCTAAAGAGTATGACAATCCGACTACTCGACTGTCTTTGTATGCTATGTTGGCAGATGAGCGAGAGTGCATATACAAGACAGGGACGACCATGATCCTTGATGAGATCGAGGAAGTTTACGCGTGTAACGGCGATCTGATAGAGATTTACAAATTTTCTTTAATTTAAGTGTTGACAGCACAAACCAGATAGACAATAATACACACATACCAACTAAGGAGAATCAATTATGAAACTGTTTGCTTTTAAATCTAACGAAGAATTGGCGCTGGTTGTTTTCCGTCTGAACTCTATCATGGCTGGCGCTTCACGTCGCAACAAAGACTTCTCTATGAGCTTAGTCACTGTGCGTAACATTTACCGTCAGACTCATTGCGCCTATTCAGGTGAGGCTTTCGGTGAAGGTGATGACGGACTCTCATTAGAGCGCATTGATTGCAATCTGGGATATGTTGATGGCAATGTAATTCCGGTTAAACTGAAATATAATTCTTTCCGTGGCAATCACACTATCGAATCTCTTAAAGAGATCCAGGAACTAGGAACTAACGGTAAACTTTCTGATGATGAAATTGCCCTACGTGCGAAGTACATCGAGTGGATCGAACTTAACGAGAATCGCATCAAAAATCAGGAAATGGCAATCGAAGAAAAGAAATTAGCAATCGAGCGCCACAAAAAGCACAACGAACCGGAAAAAGCAGAGGCAGCCGAGCGAGCGATTAAAAATACTCTCTTCCGTATGGAAGAACGTTATCAGAAAATTGCAGACCTCAAGCAAGCACTTAGCGAAATCAACAAGAAAGAAGAAAAACTTAAGGCTATTGCAAACAATACCGAAATCGTGCTAAAATATACCAGCGTTTTGATTGAATCTCTTTCTAAGTATGAGAACTTAACGCCAGCACAAAAAGAACGCGTGAAATACGGGCTTCCGATTGATGCGTCGTGGATTGAATTGATGAAAGCTAAGGTAGGTTTATAATGCATGTATTTGCTGTATGTTATCGTGATAAAGACGGATTCTTTCAATACTCAGTGGACGCGAAGGGTCGCGTCCTAACTTGCGAAACCCATGATGCTGCGTTAGCGTCAATGTGTGATCAGATAGATTATTGTGAGAGTCTATTGGCAGGTGAACCGAAATACAAGGTTGTGCCTAAAAGAAAATTTGGTATAATCCGGTCTTCTGAAATTGTTCGGGATGGTATAGAATACAAAATTCCTGAATATGAGAAAGAACGGGTACGGCGAGAACTCAATACTATCTGTGTTCGCAAGGTGAGGATTTTAGGATAATGAGCAGAGTATTAACTTTCGATATGTTAACAGACGGGCAAAAACATGCTTTTGATGTTCTAATGAAACGCATTGAACAAAAGAAGCATACAACTGTCCGGGGTGCGGCGGGTACTGGTAAAACCGCAATGATGAAATTCATTGTTCAGGAAATGGTCCGCCGTGGTGTAACTGGTGTGGTTTTGGCAACGCCCACCCACCAGGCTAAAAAAGTTTTGAGTAAAGCGGTAGGTCGTCAAGCATTTACTTTACATGCACTACTGCGACTAAACCCGACCAACTATGAAGATACTCAAGTATTTGAGCAAAAAGATACTCCTAAGCTAGATGATGTTCAGATCATCATTGTTGATGAAGCGAGTATGGTCGATAAGAAACTATTTGATATTCTCATGAAGAGTATCAACGGTCGAATTGTTATTATTGCCGTTGGTGATCTGTACCAGTTACGACCAGTTGATCCGAGCGGTGCAACGTCGATCTCTCCTTTCTTCACCGATGAAAGATTCCAGAATGTAGAACTCACAGAGATTAAACGGTCCAATGCACCAATAATTGATGTGGCGACCGCTGTCCGTAACGGTAAATGGGTATTCGAAAAGCAGTGCGGTAACGAGGGTGTATTCCATAGCTCAACTCTGCCGGAGTTTATGAAGCATTATTTCGAAACCGTTAAAACGCCGGAAGACCTTCTAGAAAACCGTATTCTGGCCTACACTAACAAGAGCGTCGAAAAACTCAATGAAATTGTACGTAAGCGCGTTTATAACACCGATGAACCAGTGATTGTAGATGAAATTCTGGTTACTCAGGAACCATTGATCGAATATCTGCGAGATGAACGCGGGAAGAAGATTCCCAATGTTATTTTTAACAATGGTGAGATGATCCGAGTTAAAGAGGTCATCCCGCGTGAATTTACATTACGTTGCACGGGGGTAGATCCGCAACCAGTTTTAGGATATACTCTGAAAGTGGAAAGCGTCGATGATGACGAAGACAAAGAAATCCTAAATCAGAAAGTAGGTTTAGATGCAGTCGGAATCACTACAGATAAACCAGATTTAGTAGAAATCAACATTCTGACAGAACAACGTCAGAAGAACATTTTCTCTATCTATCTGAATACGGTCGCCGGACAATATCGCGAAATGAAGAAAGAGAATCCAAAATTTAAACCAGATTGGGATTCATTCTGGACGATGAAGCGTATGTTCTTGAATGTAAAAGCATTACCAGCTTGCACCATTCATAAGTCACAAGGGATCAGCGTAGACCGCGTGTTCCTGTATACTCCTTGCATGTGTACAGACAATGTTGACTTTGAATTGGCAATGCAGTTATTATATGTGGGTGTTACCCGTGCGCGGTATCGAGTAGACTATATTTGAGGAAATTATTATGATTATGCGAAGTATCCCAGAATTTGATGATGTGACGGTACGCCGTCACAATGGAACTGTTACCATGTGTTTTAGTTGGGGTCATTATGGATGGAACGTATCCGGCGACAGTGAAGCTGAATGTATCAATAAAATGATCGAATATTTCACTAAGCGAGGGTTTTGATATGGCTAATGAAGCCAGAAGAACGAAGAGTTTAGATACGCGGTGTAAGCCAAAAATGACAAACAAACAGTTACAGGATTTTTTGGCTGTAGCTCTTAATTCGTCAAAAAAAATCTCGTGACTACCAAGCTGTATGTATCAATAAAATGCCAGAACATTTCACTAAGCGAGGTTTTTGATATGGTTGTTATTAATGATATGGCTAATGTCATACATCTACAATCAATTGTCGCGTGGAACCGTCAAAAGATTCATTGTGACTATGCACAACACGTAATGAATTTTAACAACAAAGTACGCGCATACATGGCAACGGACCGACTGTTAACCGATAATTACGGTAACGGGATTATTGATTGTAGCGGTTTCATTCTGGATAAAAACGATCTGGAGTTGTTCCGTCATATCGCGGAGGATATTTAAAATGCTTCCAGTGGATTTAATGATTGACTTTGAAAGTTTAGGTTATCCGCCTGATGGGGCGGTGATCAATATGGCGGCAATCGGATTTAAAGAAGATCCGCACAACCCACCTACATTTAAAGAACTGGTTGACAATTCCTTTCTGGTAAAATTTGATATTCCTTCCCAGAAAGGTGTAAGGGTGTTTGATCATGGTGTGGTTGAATGGTGGAAGAATACCGCCTCAGAAGGCATGAGAAAGCAATTAATCACAAATGGTACGGAAGTATCAACTAAAGAAGGTTTAGCGCGTTTTAACGCATTCTGTGAATCCGTAGGGGTAGATCCGGTTAAATCCGTAATGTGGTCACGCGGTAATGCGTTTGATATTCCGTTACTAGTTGATATGATCCGCCGTGCATACAATACACGAGAGACGTTCAATCTTGAACCTGTGCGATTCTGGAACATCCGAGACGTTCGCACCGCCATTGAGCGTACATTGATGCATCGTGGTATGTGTGAATGCCCGTTACCAATGGGTACGCTAGACGGATTTATCGCGCATGATGCAATTCATGATTGCGCTCGCGATATTCTTATGCTAATCTATGCACAACGTTATGCTATGGGTCTGGAAGACTTGCCAGAAAATCCAGATCCAAATTCAGTTAAGAAACAAAGGGGATAATATGCCATTATATGATTATTCTTGTGAAGAACACGGTCAATTTCAGAAAATCCGCAAAATTTCCGAGCGTGAAAAGGCAGAATGCCCTGAATGTGGTAAAGAATGCAAACAGGGATTAACTGCCCCGCGCGGGATTAATGGCGGGTATTACGATAAAAATGTGCGCGTGTCATGAGTCATATACTTGACAATCACTCAATTTTTAATATGATTGTTGCAGCCGTCTTTGTGGCGGTTGCAGTAAGTTATGGTTATGTTATGAAGAGGTTTAATAATGAGTGAGTTTCGCATTTTATCTGATCGTGAACATGTCCTTAAGCGTGCAGGAATGTATATAGGATCAACAACTTACGAAGAACATCAACGTTTCCTGTTCGGTAAATGGACAAAAATTTCATATGTTCCTGGGCTGGTTAAAATCATTGATGAGATCATCGACAACTCTGTAGACGAGGCGATCCGCACTAATTTTGAATTTGCCAATGTGATTAGCGTAGATATCCAAAACAATATTGTTACGGTAACAGACAATGGTCGCGGTATTCCTCAACATATGGTTACTACTCCAGAGGGTACGCAGATTCCGCAACCTGTAGCCGCATGGACACGAACAAAGGCCGGATCTAACTTTGATGATACAAATCGATTAACGCAAGGGATGAACGGTGTGGGGTCGTCGTTGTCAAATTTCTTTAGCGATTGGTTTACTGGTGTAACTTGTGACGGTGAAACAGAAATGACCGTTCAATGCACAAATGGTGCTGAAAATATCACATGGTCATCAAAACCATCAAAATTGAAGGGAACGAAGGTTACATTTTGTCCAGACTTTGACCACTTCGAAGGTTATATGATGGACAACTCTGTTTTAGATATTGTTCATGACCGTCTGCAATCATTGAGCGTAATCTTTCCTAAGATCACGTTTAAGTTTAATGGTAAACGTATTGTTAGTAAGTTCAAGGATTATGCTAAACTATACAATGATGATCCGTTTGTCATTGAAGATAAAAACTTTTCACTTGCCCTAGTTCCTGCGGTCGAGGGAGAAGGTTTTAAATCAGTATCCTTTGCTAATGGTCTGTTTACCAAAAACGGGGGAACACACGTAGACTACGTGATAGATGATCTTTGTGAAGAGATTGTAAAACGAATCAAGAAAGAACATAAGGTTGATGTTACTAAAGCGGCGGTTAAGTCTGGATTGACCTGTATTCTTATTGTTCGTGAATTGCCAAACCTCCGTTTTGATTCACAGACAAAAGAACGATTGACTAATCCAACTGGTGATATCAAGCGTCATATTGATCTTGATTTTAAAAAGCTGGCTAAAGTCATTGCGAAGAAAGAAAACATTATCATGCCTATTATTGCTGTAGTCCTGGCACGCAAAGAGGCAGCAGATAAAGCGGCAGCGACTAAGGCAGCAAAAGCAGCGAAACGGGCTAAGGTAGCAAAACACGTTAAAGCTAACCTTATTGGAACTGACGCAGAAACTACCCTGTTTTTGACGGAAGGTGATTCCGCGATCAACTATCTGGTCTCTGTACGTGATCCAGATTTACATGGAGGTTTCCCGTTGCGAGGCAAAACTCTTACAACGTGGGAACAACCGGAGGCAAAGATCGTTAAGAACGCCGAAATTTTTAACATCATGGCGATCACTGGCTTGCAATTTGGTGTTGATGCATTGGAAGTTATGCAATACAAAAATATTGCGATTATGACCGACGCTGATACTGACGGGATCGGGTCTATTAAACCTAGTCTGATCTCTTTCTTTGCACGTTGGCCTGAATTGTTCGAAGATGGACGAATCCGGTTTATCAAAACACCTATTATCATTGCGGAACCAAAGAAAGGTGATGATGTTCGATGGTATTATGACCTAGAAGATTTCGAGAACGACCGAGATAATATCAAAGGTTATAGCATTCGATATATCAAAGGGTTAGCATCTCTTACAGAATCAGATTATCATCGCGTGATCAACGATCCTGTAATGGAAATCATCACGTTACCGGAAAACTATAAAGAGCTATTCGATTTGCTCTATAGCGAAGATTCAGACCGCCGAAAAATTTGGATGCAATCATAACACTTGACATACAAGGGAGATTCTCTATAATGGGAGTCTCCCTTTTCTTTTATGAGGATTTAATAATGAGCAAAAAGAATAACATGATGATGAGTATGACAAAGTTCATGGAAGTAGACCTGATCAAAAATACAGTACAGCATGAACGCCAGCGAGAAGCCGCAGTGATTGCAGAACAAGGTTTTCAGGTTATTCGCAATCCACCTAAAGACACGGTTAAGTCGAAATACAGAGACGATTTGAAAGACCATGAAGTACGGGAACTGGTTAATGATCTGCGTGACATTGCCATCAAATATCATGGCTATCAGTGCTTACGAGAACTGATCGCAGAGCGAGTAATGGATGCACTGAAAAAAGATTAAAAAGTTGTTGACACCAGATAGGGGATATATCATAATATCCCCATCGAAAACAAAAGGTTGACTTATATGAAACCATTTAAGAATGAAGAAACTCAAAAATTTTGTGAAAAAATTGCAGAAATCTACTTGACAGGGGAGAAGGAAAAAGCCAATATTATGTTCAAAGAGTCAGTTTCCATGATGAAAGTAGCACGCTGGGAACTGATCGCAATGCAAGACCAAATTCGTTATCTAGTAACAAAGGAGAATCAAAATGCGTAACCATTACATCGAACTGGCAAGCCGTAAAGTTTCAGACCTGAAAGGCGTAATTGCTTACTATGAAGAAGTCCTGAAAAACGAAATAGCTGATTGGGAACGTAAAGAATACAGCAAGTGCTTAGAGAAAAGCCGCGCTGAACTGGTTGACGCAGAAGCCCATCTGCAATGGGTGATTGAAAATGTATAAGGAGTAGAAAATGAGTCGAAGTTTTGATTTTATGATCGCCAAGTGTCATCGAGAAAAGAAATCGATGGACCTGTTTATGAAATGTCTGAGGTATGAATATGCGCACCTTCGTAAACACAAAATTGACCCGCAAGTTTCCTACGAAAACATCAAGAAATATGCGAAAGAAGTGATTGACAACGATTGCACCGTGACATATAATGCGTTTATTGATTTATGGGCGTGGGATGTAATCTACGCAGAGATGGACAAAGAAGATTTTAATTAAGTGAGGATTATATTATGAAAATGCATATCGATAATGAAGAAGTATTTGGCAGTGACCTGAGCGGTGCGGTTGATTTTTCACTGAAAGCAAGTAGCAAGGCTTTTATGGTGCTTTCTAAGAACACTTATCAATATTGTGAACGTGCTTGCGTCCGTGAGTATTCGTGCAATGCTACCGACACTCACAAAGAAGCAGGAACCTTAGATCGTCCGTTTGATATTCATTTACCAACTGCAATCGAACCGTATTTTTCTGTGCGTGATTATGGTACTGGTATTCCGTCTAAGAAAGAATTAGAACAATTGTTTACGGTTTACTTTGAATCAACAAAAGACCAAACTAATGATTATATCGGATCTTTTGGTTTGGGTGCGAAGTCTGCTTATAGTTACACCGACACCTTTACAATCGTAAACTACTACAATGGTCGCGCTTATGGCTTTACGGCATTTGTGCAAAACTCTATGCCGAAAATGGTGCAGATTTTCGACGATCCGACCTATGAAGACAATGGTCTGAAAATCACTATTCCGGTGAAAGAAAAAGACATTCAGACATGGCATCGAGAAGCACAGTTTGTACTGCGTCATTTTGGGGAACATAAGCCTAATATCAACGCAATCTAAATTAATTATTTCCCTAGCTTTGATAATTATTATGTTTGTAATGGTCGCGATAATGATGCGTATGTGGTATATGCAATCATGGGTAAGATCCAGTATCCGATCCCGTATGAATATGTTCGCGGAACATGGTTAGAAGCTGTAAACCGCCAGCACCAGACCATTTACATTAATTTTGAGTTGGGTGATCTGGACCTGATGCCATCGCGTGAAGAAGTTCACTTGTCAATTGAGACTAAAGCGAACATCGAAAAACGCATTGCAGAAATCAATGAAATGATGTTGGAAAAGGTTAAAGAAAAGATCGCCAACATTAAAACAGAGCGTAAACTTGCGCAATTTATGAGCGAGTATTCATCGACGCAACGCAATATTATTAGCAAGATGGGTAAGATCGGACAGTGGGATGATCCGGTAGCAATCTATAATAAGTTTGTGAATGCGGGTAAAGATTCGCCAAATGACGTAGAAGGTCAGGTGTATACTCTGTATCGTACTCGTCACACAATCAGTAAATTGCGCCCTGCTTTCGTTAGCAGTCAATATAACATTACGCATTTTGTATGGATGCATAAAGAAGATATTACGTGTCTTATTGATGACACCGATAAACCGAAACTGCGTGCACTGACTCTTAACGGCATGGTCCAGGAATACGGCATCAATAAAAAGGTACTGGTGTTCCGTCAGAAAAACGAAAAACATATGGAGACTTTCGAGTACATCAAACAGTATTATGATGATTCTGAAATGACCGTGATTAAGGTATCAGAGGCCGATGATCTGCGTGCTAAAGCAGTTAAGCCGGAGAAGACCGAGCGTACACAACGTGAAGCTACTCCCAAGCTGCCTAACGTGTATATCATGGAAAAGATTGGTGACAGTTGGCATAAAACCAGCCATCACATGAAAGCGGCAGAGATTCGCGAGTTATCAGGCTTGCACATGTTCCGCGTAGGTGATGCATTCGAAAGCCGTAGCCGTCAATCGATCTATAATGAAAATACATTACACACGGCGCGTGACTACTTCGGGGTAACAAAGTATATTATTACTCGAAACGAGACACAAAAATATCTCGTTGACGAACAATTGGAATGTGCGCTAGAATTTGTTCGCGGTAAGCTGGCTGGTCTGGCTAAGAAGGTTAAGACCAATCATCTGGGGTATGGCGAATATCTGGGTGTGATCACTATGTTGTTTCATGACGATGAACTAGAACGCTGTGTTCCAGAATTTATTGACAGACTGTACGGTCGTCATTATAATAAAGAGGTTTCCAAGTTACTCCTTCGTACTCGTTGGATTATGGACGAAGAAACTAAAAAGATCTGTGACGAAAAATTCACGGCAGCAAACGAACGAATTAAAGCAGTTTGTGCGAAGTTTAAAGAGAATAGCCCGTTACTGTATGATATTGTAGATAACTGGTATCGTATTCTGCATAACGACAAACGCGCACAAGACTTTATGAAACTGGTTAAGAATGTTAAATTTTAA